CCCTTTATGGGATTGAGGGTTCGATTCCCTTCTGCGTCACAAAATGTATCTAAGCTCTGGTGTCCAGAAATGGACGTGTGGGTTCGAATCCCACTCAAGCTACTAATAATTAAAGGAAGGAGGATTTATGAAAGAACTATTAGAAGAATTAAAGAAACAGTATGAGGGCAATAGCGTCATGGAAGCTGTTGCTGTATCTATAGAGAAGGCATATAAAATTGGATATTCTGAAGGTTTTGCTGCTGGTGAAGAAGCAATGAAGAATCTAATTGACAAGTTAACATCACCTACAATATCTAATTAATATGACTATAGAAGAGTTCCTGCGCAAAATAGTTGAGATTGATTTAACTCAAGCTCAACATGTATTCCATGATTGGGATGCTGCTCTAGAGAATTATGCTATCAGGTACAAGAAACACGGCTCACCCAATGTAGTTAGGTTATTAAAGATTGCCAACTCATTGGGTGAACTTGTTGATTTATATAGGGGAGTAGTGCTAAGAAGATATCCAATGACTATAGCTTCGTTGAATAGTAAAACTGCCAGATATAATGAGTTGATATCTTACTATAACTACAAAAATGGGCAAGAACTAACCTTGTTTGAAAGAATAAGTAATGGTTCTACCATGGAAGAGAGATTAAACTTTGTATATTTAATGTCTAAAGCCGATGCATTACAAGGAGAGACTATTGACCGAAGGAAAATCCTTCAGAACCTCAGAGAAGGGAAACTCTATGACTCCTCTAATCAAATCTGGCCAAGAGCATGTCTTGAGTCCTATAAATCTTAGCGATGTAGAGGTAGGTGATATAGTATTCTGCAAAGTTAAAGGTAGATACTATACTCACTTAGTCAAAGCTAAGGGAGACAGAGGAGTTCTTATAGGCAACAATCATGGTAAGATTAATGGGTGGACCAAATCCGTATTTGGTAAAGTAACTAAAATACTATAACATGAGTGAACGAAGACTTAAACTTGGTCATAGGAAAGAGTATAAACGTAAAAGTAAACATACTCGTAATCCAAGCTACTATCCTAGACACCTTACTAAAGTGACGCTAGCTGATTTTGATGCTGATTTCAATTTGAGAGTATCTAAAGAAGTGGCAGCGCAGAGAGGATATGGTAGAAAGGTATTAGACAAAAGTTGTCATATAGCTTGGGACCACGGTTATGGATACGTTAAAGAATCTAGGATTGTGAAATTTATAGCCAAGTATGTAGGTAAGCCTTATAAAGAGCTAGCCAAAGCCTGGAATGAGTGGATTCAGCCAATTAAAAATACTGATAAAACTGAATACCTAGACGACTACTTCACCGATTATAGGTGGAGACAGGCGTTCTTTAGAGTTGATGATAATGGATTAGTACAATCTGTCGAGCAGACTCCTAAAGGTCGTCGATACAACATTAGTACTAAGCAATGGAAGGAGAACAGGAATCATGCTTTGCCTAAGTTTGGTAAGATTGCTAAACCTCATAAAGCGGCAGATTATTATGATTACTGTTATGGATTTGCCAATTCTAATCCTGACTCCAATGGAACAGACTCTGACTTTTATAGACCGAGGTTGCTAGGTCATTATTGGTGTATGGTTAATGGTACTCCAGTTGAGTTGCCAGTATATCATGTACGTGATGCTCGTGACTATATAAGGTGGTGGTTAGACGACAAGCAAGGTAGAGTTCCTGGGACTAGAGAAGTAGTTAAAGTCGATACGTACCAGCAACTCTTTAGACCTGGAACTCATGCTTATGAACAAGCTGTTAAGTTTAATAACAACTGGGTTTATCTTCCGATTCCATGTAGCAAAGGAGGTTATATAGGTGAAACATCTAAGCACTTTATGCATTTAGAGACGGAGCAGATTCCTAATCCTAGATATGCAGAAATTCAAAGTAGCTTAGATGCTCTTACTAAGAGTGTAGAAGATATAGAAGCAGGCATAACTGTTACATTTAGTGACGGAGTAACTCCTGTACCTATGGAGTATCTTACTAACGAAATTAACAATGCTCACTATCGTCTGTCTATAACATCTAGGTGTATAACAGTTAATCACGGCTACGGACAGTTATATCCATTAGTAAAACGAATTGATTATGAAAGAACTATTCAAGAAATGGCTAGAGAAACTGGCATGTAGGCATGAATGGACTATAATAGCAAAAACTAGCTATACTGACTGTAACAGATACTTACTAGTATGTTCCAAGTGTGGTAAGCTTAAAAGGAAACGAGTATAGACCAGGCTGGAATCTGGGTTAAATAAAGTCCAGCGATGACAACTAAAGCAGAGTTGAGCGTATGTAATAAGACGTGCAGTTTAGCGCTGACTGTGGGGTGGTTGCAGAACACCTCTTTAGGAATGACTATTAGTGTTTGACTATTAGTATTCTAACCACTGCTCCATGCGGTTGTAGTGTAAAGGAGGGCACATCACTAATTTTAGTATGCGCACAAGTGATAGATTGGGTTCGATTCCCGACAGCCGCTCACCCTGAACCCTGTAATTCTAATCCTATAAGATGTTTGGAAAGAAACAATCAGCCGAACCGGCTAAAGTAACAAGTACCTCACTAGCCGAGGAATCAGCTAAGATTATTGATGTATTTGAGAAAGCTGTTACCAATCTTAAAGAGGTAGCATCTAGAGCTCAAGCAGAGAAAGAGGTTAGAGAACAAGAGATTATCGAATTACAAACTGAAGCTGCAAACCTTGAAGCAGTTTCTAACAAAGCAACAGCCATGGCCGAGAAGATTGGTGGGTTGCTATCATAACATTATGGACAAAATCAGAGACGTATCAGAAATTGATTTCAAAGTAGAAGAAGTAATGAAAGCTAAATCTTTCAATGACTTCGTAAACGGAGATGTAGAGAAGGCTTTCTATCTGGGCTTCTTTAGAAATGAATTGCAACAACCTCTATCTGTTGCTATGCAAATTAGAGGTGATGAAGGCATAGCCTTAGTAAAGAGTTTTGACGAAGCGATGCAGAAGGCTAGACCTTATGTAGAAGAAATGTCTGCTATAGCTGATGATGCTATGGCTAAAGAGGAGTTCACAATGTTAGATGTAGTTAATGAAGTCTCTGACAAGGTTAACTACAAACAGGAGGAAGACAAATTCTATGTCATCTTTATCTTAGGTATGTGGGTTAAGCACCTTATTGATGAAGATGTCATATCCGAAACTGAAGAAGATGAGGATAATGAGGATTTTGTTGAGAATCCTAATGCCGACGCATAATTTTATTCATGTCTAGTAAGTCTGAAGAGTGGAAGGATATTACTGGATATGAAGGACTCTATCAAGTTTCTACGTTAGGTAATGTGAGAAGCTACGATAAAATTGTTGGTTGTAGAGGAGGTAAAACACGCCTGGTCAAAGGTAAAATACTAGCTCCTACCAGAAGTGGTAATGGTTACGTGAAAGTTATGCTAACTAAGAACAAAACTCGTAGAAACAGGAATGTTCATAGATTAGTTGCCGAAGCATTTATACCAAACCCCGACGGATTTACAGATATAAATCATATAAACGAAATTAAGACCGACAATAGAGTTTCCAATCTGGAGTGGTGTTCCAGGTGCTATAACAATCATTACAGTCGTATCCCAGAGAAGATGAATGAAGCCAAGAAGATTAGAGTTAAACAGGTGTCTTTAGATGGTGAAATTATTAATGTCTGGAATGGAATCAGAGAAGCAGCTAGAGCTTTAGGTATTAAGTCTCATAGACACATATCTGATTGCTGTAAAGGAAAAGCTAAAACATGTTATGGCTTTAAATGGGAATACTGTTAAACACTCGTATAGGGTATATTGTGATGGTGCCTATTCCCCTGCGAGAAATCAAGGGGGAATAGGCTTTGTCATTTTAGAGGATGACAAAAAGATATTCCAATACAGTAAGATGTATAAGAACAGCACCAATCAGCGAATGGAGCAAATGGCTGTCATAGCTGCCCTGGAATCCATAAAGGAACCTTCTGAAATTACAATAGTAACAGATTCTATGTATATTGTAGGAACTCTTACTAAAGGGTGGAAGAGGAAAGCCAATACTGATTTGTGGGAACGTCTTGATAAGGCTGTGAACAGGCATAAAGTAGTGTCTGTTGAGTGGTGTAAAGGTCACGCAAGTGATGAACATAATAAGGAAGCCGACAAGCTTGCTTATAATGCTAGTAACGAAATAGGATAAACCTATGAAATACAAGAAGAAAGTACAACGTCTTAAAGACCGACAGGCTTGGTGGGATAAGCAATCTGATTCATTTAAGAGAGCTACTACCAGACCAGGTTCAGTTAAACAAAAGTAATTATGAACAATTTTAGTCCTTCTACAGATACGTCTGTAGGCACAAAGAGATTCACAGCCCAAGAAGTGCAATTAGCTTATACTCTAATGGCTGTAGAGTACATGAAGACTATTAAGGGTCTGAATCCGAATCATCAACTAGTTGATAAGGCTGTCAAACTGAAAGCTTTAGGATTTACTAATTCTAAAGAAGTAGGTGATGCTATCACTTCGGAAGAGGACCTTAAAGTCTTAAAATGTTATAGCTTTTTGCAAAGACATTTCCCTGGCTCATTGATACTTAAGGAGGAGGATTTCATTAATCTGAATGTTAAGTATGGATTAGTTGTTGGAAGACTATCAGCTTATAAAGGTTCTGTGCCTGATGAGAACATTGATGAAATCTCCAAGGTAATGGCTACTGCTCAAGCACTTGAGGCAAATGAGTATGTTAACTACAGCGGAAACGGTTCACCTTTACGGTATGTTACTGGTATGCAAGTTGCTACTCACCCTATGCCTATTGATAGCATGTCCTATCCGGTTGGAAGGTACTTCATTAGACAGGAACCTTCCCAGGTTGGGCTTATGTATTTGAGTAGAAATAAGGCTAGAATGAATGCATATCCATTCTTTCATATCCTTAATAAAGCCAAGGCACATGATGTGAACATTGCTGATTCAAAAGAATGTAGCAGTGCTGACTTATTCATTGCCGCTCCTATTGAAGAAATGAATGAAACGATGCGGTTTACAGTTCCGGAAAGGAAGCTTATTCCTATCAATAATGACCCATTTGTGTTTCAAGTAACTCCAATAGGGGTAATGATTCACTCTAAATGGGGAGTAGAAGCCGAAGACAATATATTCGACAATATTAAACCTTTATAAGATTATGGAATTTGTCAAGTTTAAAAGAGCAGTCCATGCGCAGTTTAATCAACTAGCCGCTGGTGCAGACATGCTCTTTCTGACTAATGTAGACAAGGACGCATTATGGGATTGTTACCTTAATTCCTTTCCGGAGGAAGAGAGACAGTCTCATAATTGCAACAATTGTAAACATTATATCAGACATTATGGCAGAGTTGTCGCCATTAAAGACAATAAAGTAGTAACCATGTGGGAGAACCTACAGTTGGATGAACCTTATGCTACTGTAGCTAGAAATCTCGATGCATTAGTGAAATCAAAACCAGTTGTAGATGTTTTTATCACTCGTGATTATGAACTAGGAATTGATAGAAACAATGCCTATATTGACAGTTTGCAAGGTCCTAAAGTAATTACCTGGAATCATCTTTACTATCATATGCCAAATCAATTGGTGTATACAGGAACTGAATCCGTATCTGCTGTAATGGGGACTTTACGCACAACTAAGGAAGTGTTCAAACGTGCACTGGAGGAATTAACTGTCGATTCTATAGAAACAGTTCTGGACTTAATAGGTCAGAATGCTTTATATAGAGGAGAACAGTTTAAAAATGACTTAAGTGTATTCCTGGGTCATAAAAGACACTATGATTCATTACCTGATGAAGAGAAAGACAACTGGTGTTGGGCAAACTTCAATCGTGTAGGATGTGCACGCATTCGTAATACGGCAATTGGTACATTGTTGGTAAATATATCATCAGGACTTGAACTGGACGATTGTGTGACTGCATACGAACGTATCATGGCTCCAGAGAACTATCAAAGACCTAAGTCAATTGTTACTAAAAGAATGATTGAGGAAGCACAGAAGAAAGTGCAGGAACTAGGTCTTATGGATTCTCTACCTCGTAGACATGCTGCCTTAGAGGATATAACAGTCAACAATGTTATATTTGCTAATCGTGATGCCAAGAAGGTAATGGCTGGAAATATATTCGAAGAACTGGCCGCAGACACTAAAGTTAATCCTAAGAAGTTTGACAAGTTAACTGAAATTAGCATTGATGATTTCATTGCTAATGTGGTACCCACTGTCACTAACATAGAAGTGTTAATGGAAAGTAGACTGTCCAATAACTTAGTAACTCTTACAGCTCCTGTTAACAAGGATGCTAAGAATCTGTTTAAATGGCCGAATAATTTTGCTTGGACATATAATGGAGGAGTAGCTGATTCTATTAAAGAGAAAGTAAGAGCTGCTGGTGGTCAGACTGAAGGCTTCTTAAGATGTTCATTAGCGTGGTCTAACTATGATGACTTGGATTTGCATGTCGTTGAACCTAATAATCTTGAAATTTATTACTCCAACAGAATCGGCAGAAGTGGTGGTAAGCTAGACGTGGATGAAAATGCCGGATATGGCAAAACTCGCAAACCCGTTGAGAACATTATATGGGTTAACGAACGCAAGATGCTTGAAGGTAAGTATGTTGTGTATGTTAATAACTTTCATTGTAGAGAATCTGTTGATACAGGATTTACATTGGAAATAGAACACAATGGAGAAGTCCGACAATTTGTCTATGACAAACCCGTTAAACATAAAGAGAATGTCATGGTTGCCGAGATTACTTACAGTAAATCTAAAGGCATCCAAATAAGAGAGCTAATACCCAGTACTAGCCATTCGTCAGTAAGCCTATGGAATATTGATACTAACAAGTTCCATAAGGTGAACGTGATGATGCTGTCTCCCAATTATTGGGATGAGCAGGGTATTGGTAATAAACATTACTTCTTTATGTTGGACGATTGCAAGAATCCGGAGCCTGTTCGTGGATTCTTTAACGAATATCTTAACAGTGAGCTAACTCCTCACCGTAAGGTATTTGAGGTTCTAGCTGATAAGATGAAGACTCCTTACCAAGAACATCAATTGAGTGGATTAGGATTCTCATCTACTATGCGTAATTCCGTTATTGTTAAAGTGGACGGAACATTTAGTAGAACTTTAAAAGTCAATTTCTGATGTTTAGATTTCTAAAACGCAATGATTCTGAAGTTATAACTCCAGAAGTGGTTGACGTGCCGGTGACGACTATTCAGTCCAACATAGCTATGGCTCTTGCTTTATGTATGGAGGAATATCTACGTTCTGTTTCCAAGACATCAGTTGATATTCCTAATAGAGATACATTAATAAGAGAATACAACACGTTGGTTGATGCTGGGCTAGGTAGCTCAAAGAATGCTAGGCTATTACAGGCTAAAATATCTGAATATAATCAGATAGCTACGGATGCCATGCGCGCTAAGAACTTATTTAATTTCGTAAAGCGTGCAAGAGAGGTGTTCGGAGAGAGTACTCTTCTGGTTGGCTCTAAACAGTTTGATGAAGTTTGTAAGAAGTATAAACTTGTCAAAGGTCTACTAAAACAGTACACTGGAGTGATTCCTGACCGTAATATTAGAGAAATCATAGAGGTTAAACGCAAACTTAGTGGTGAAGGACCCATGTTCTCTGATTTAGGATTGGAGTATGTTAATGGAGCATATTATTATGTTACAGGTATTAACTATGGGTACAGTGACGGTGAAACTATGCTAAACAATTTAAAGAAATACGTAGAATCACATAATCACATAGTTATTGGTCCTGATATAGAAGGTACACTTAGGCTGTCCAGTATAGTTAACAAGAATCCTGGTCTTCCTGCTGATGTAAAGGGTTTTAGCTATCCTAACATAGTTTCCTTTGATGCTGTTAAGATAGGTAGAAATGAGCTATTTGTAGCTTGCCCTCCTGGTCAATTAAACAATCCAGAGGTTACAATCACTAAGAAGGCAGTAGACCCTATTGTGTACCAGCCTTGTGCTTACGGTGTTCTCATTCACAGTATGTGGGGAGAAGAATCAGAGGACAAGGTGTTTGAAGAATATAAACGTATTAACAATTTAATGCTATAATTATGTTTGAGAAAGCATCTAGAATGAAATTGCGTTTTAACACGCAACGTGGAGTTCTTTCTGTTGAAGACTTGTGGGATTTACCCTTAATTCAACTTGACAATATTGCAATTGCTCTTAACAAGAAATTGCAAGAGTCTAAAACTGAAAGCTTCATCAAAACCCGGACTAAGGACACTACTGAACTTGAACTGAAATTCAATATTGCAAAACACATTATTGATGTTAAGTTGCAAGAACAGGAAGACCGTCTACTTGAAAGTGAGAAGAAAGCTAAGCGTCAGAAGATTCTTGACCTTATGGCTAAGAAACAAGACGCTGAACTCGAAGGCAAATCTCTGGAAGAATTGGCTAAAGAACTCGAAGCACTTAATTGATTATGGACTTTGAGAAAGAAATAAAGAAATGGCAGAAGGTGAACAGCTCTGAAACTAAAGCCCAGCTCTTTGAAGCAGTAGACTACATCTGCGCTGATGAGCCTAATGGATTAGTAGGAGTGACTGGTTTGCTATTTGATGCCGATAAACTCAAGAGGAGTATCAATGCTGTGCTTTCCAGGAGAGCGGAAGCCAACGTGGTTACACGTAGATATGGTTTGCGTCAGCAGGTGCTATACTTGATGTACTATGGCGAAGAGTGACTATAAGTGCTCTTGCGCTGGAAGAGGCTAAAATTAAAGGAAGCATGTAAGTAATACTGTGAGTTATGCTGACAGACCGTCCACGTGAAAAGCCCAGTACGTGATACTGGCAAGGGCGGCCGTTAAATCGGAATTGCTTCCTGTATGGTCCCATAGTTCAATGGATAGAACGCTGGTCTACGGAACCTGAAATGGCAGTTCGACTCTGCCTGGGACTACTAACTTAATAAGGAAAGAGATGACTAACTTAGAAATTATTAAAAGATTAAAGACTGCTAAAGACTTGTACGATAAAGATACAAAGCCAGGCAGTGATAAGAATGGTGGTATGTGCCACTATATGAAGCAAGCATTCAACGGAGTGTTTAAAGAAGGGATACCTCCCTCTCATAACGAATTAGTAACCTTAATTCCGGAGTTCAATCCACAATTCCTGAATGGTAATGTCAAACAAGAAGAAGTGGCTAGACTTGTCTTCTGGTGGCCAGTAGATGAGAAGAAACATAGACTTTTAGCCTTTGATAAGCTCATCCATTGGTACACAGAAAGAATCAATAAGCACGCTATCTTACTAAAAGCTAAGAAACTGTTTGAAGACCATTCAGAATACTGGGGAATGTGTTTCTGCATTGAACATGCTATGGCTGGAACCGAACGAGGAATCAACATCTACGATGAATGTGATGTAGTTGCCATGTTCCCCGAGTTTAATAGAGAGTTTTTAGGTGCGCCTAAAGACAGGTATGGTAAGGCATTTTGGTGGACTCCCGATGACGAGAAGGGTCACAATGCTAGGATTGAAGCATTTGATAAACTGATTAAGTATTACGAAGGAAGATGAACTGGATAAAGAGAATCATGAATAAGTTATTTATTGATAATGAGTCCTATGACATTGAAGAGGACAATATCACTATCTCACAAATCAAGCGTAAAATTTACGTAAATGGTAAATTAATATCTGAAACTAATAAGGATAGTGTACATATCAGTTTTACTGGTAACGTAAAAGAGCTTAACTGCAACACATGTGATATTGACGGAGACGCATTTGCTGTACATGGTAATAGTGTTAAAGTTAAAGGCAATGTGGGAGGTTCTATAGAAGCTAACAGTATTGAGGTTGGCGGTGATGTACAAGGAGACATCGATGCTAATTCTGTTAAAGTAAAAGGCAGACATACTGGGAGTATTAACGTATAGTTTTCAAGGCTCAGTAGCTCAATAGTATAGAGCGTCTCCGTCCTAAGGAGAGGGTTGTGGGTTAGAGCCCCACCTGAGTCACAAACCAATTATTAGTTATTATGAAGAATATCTTTAATTTTGGTAAATTGTTGGAAGGTGAATCTATGAATGCGGACGAGGCATATTCAGTTGCCACTTACAATGAAGTGGTGACACAAGAAACTCTAATTAAGAGGTTTCTAGATACTACTGACCAACTTATTAAGGCTAAGAGCGAGAACAATTACTTTAGTCTTGTCATGGATTTGAATGACGATGTAGCTAAAGCCAAGGATGAAATCCTTAAATATTACGAAGATAAACGATTCTTCGTTAAGGTTATTGATAAAGAAGAATATCCTGGCTTAGTTGGAGAATATCTATTCATATCCTGGAAGAAGTGAATTTCTTTATTCTAACATAACCACAGGCATAATTGAGAGTGAAAATGCCTGTTTAAGCAGTCCCCACTGCTGTAATGGTGATTTTATTGCCATACATTATCTTAAGCCCTTGAGGGTTGGTGTGAATAGACTATTCACATGTTCTTAACATTAATTGTTAACAACAATGACATTCGATGAACAAGACTCTCTTATAGAGTCATTGAACGCGGCTTATGATAAAGCCGGAACTATTACAGATGAAGACATCAAAGAACTGTTTGCTAAGAAGAATGTAATCGCTGATGAAGATGAGCGGACTTCTTACGAGTTCGATGAATTCTTTGCAGAAGTAGTAAGCAAATGGGCACAAGACGGGTTAACCGATGAGAAAGCTCAACTACTGCTCAACCTTATTGACAGTGCTGACAGCAGTGTAGACGATTCTGAAGACGCGATGTTGGAAGAATTATCTATGGTTGAACTGACCGGCGTGGACATATCTGAAATATTAAAAGATAAGTTCCCAGACCACTTTGAATAGTTCTTATGTATGGTGATAGGTTATGGAATAGACATTCCAGCCAGAATATCACTAGGGGGGGGGTGTAGGCTCTTCTTCGTTGCTTTTAGCAACACACCTAATGCCAGGCATTGGCATTATTGTTATCAGTTTATGGTAACGGACTTTAGGCTACGTTATATTTAATGTAGTGCTAATCGCGCAGAACGATATTCGTACTGCCGTTTAGGGTCAAATTCAGATTAGTTATTAGATTATTCTTTACTTCTAATGAGGTAAGGTCTACTCTAGTGATTGTCTGGGTTTGGCCCTTCTTTTTTAACTTTAGATATGCAGAGGTTTAAATATGAAGACAATGAATTACTACCCATTTTACAGGCAGGAGACCTTATCACTGTAAACGGTAATCCGGTGGAAATCGTTGACAGTGGTTGCGCGTGCTTTGGCTGTTACTTTAAAGCCAGTGACTGTACTATGGAGTGTAGATGTCCACTTGACGGAGACTTGATATTTCGAAAGGTGGAAAAGAAGATTAAACAAGATGAGAGGGTTGAGCAAACTAAAAGCGTGGCTAAAGAGGAAGGGGTTTACTTCTACTAATTATAAGGGAGATTCGGAGTACTATACATTAAATGGATTCTCTGCTACTGTGAGATTAGCAGACCATGTAGGAAGAGAAGGAACTGAGACTGATAAATATATAAATATCATTCCAGACGGGGTTGATAGATATGTATTTATTTATGATAGAATATCTACTTCTATGAGTCATAAAGAGCTTATTAAGGCGCTAGATGCTTTAATATATCTACATGGTAAGATTCCTAAGTATTTCGAGAACAGAGACCTTATTAAGAAGAGATATGAAGATGCTGTTTCCAGCGTCCAATCCCATTTAGCCAGAAGGACGGTAGACCAACGAGCAGTGTTGGTTAAGGGTGTTAGTACCTTAGAACCCGTCATACTCGAGTTGCAGAAACTATGTTGTCAATTTAGAGTAGAGAAAGAGAAATTGTGATTGTAATATTAATAGTACTTGCACTATATGGTGTATCTTACTTATTAAACATTGTACTAAACTACATGCTTGCATATTATGACCTAGATGAAGAATACTTCTGGGAAGTCGTAGAGGAGGATGTAGGTTGGTGGATGACATGTCCAGTCATATCGCCATTTTTGTATCTGTGGTTAATAGGTAAGGTGCTAGAAGAACAATCAGATTAAACTAATACTAACTTTACGGATAATCAAGTATGATTATTGAAGAAGCTGACTTTAGAATGGAATCTATAGGTGACAATTTACACTTCTGGGACCTATCTGTACTAAAAACTATTAAATCCAAGGACGGAGAACGTCAGGAGTTTAAAGTTATTGGTTATGGACTTCCCATATCTGCATGTCTTCAAAGAATAGCAGATTACAGAATAGAATGTAAACACCCAGATGCCATGTCTCTGAAAGAATATATTCAAGATTACAAACAAGAAGTAACTAGATTAGAAGAGTTAACTAAAGGAATTTAAGCTATGGCTTCACGTAAGAAAGGTACGGCACCTCATAAGCCGAAGAAGGTGTATGAATCTGTTAAGTTAATGAATTGTGCAAGGTGTGGTAGGGATACTACTCACACGCTGTTCGATTATGACAACAGGCTTTACAAATGTAATGTCTGTGGGACAGTTTATACCAAACGTGGTAAATAACTAATATTTAACTCATTAAACTTATCAGTAATGAAGAAGGAAACTATCAAAGAGACTCCAGAGGAGAGATTCAAAAGACTAAGAATCAAGGATTTGACCGATGATGCTTTCATGGTGGCAGAACATTTAAGACAGCCGTCTGTAACACCACGTGACCCAAGTGTGTGGAGTAAAACTCCTAAAGAACGTAAGTTGTGGAAACGCTATAGACGATTTCCTGCTCCGAGCTATCAATGGCCGGCTCCTGCTAAATCTATTCCTATTCCTGGAACTCTGGTCGTGTATGTAAAGGGTGGTAACTTTACTACTGGTAAAATGAATCCAAAGACCAACAAACCTATACCAAAGAACACATTTAGCCATAAATGTATTCAATCTGACATCCCTTTCTTATTAAGTAAATATAAGACAGAGAAGTCCCAGGTTACTAAATATTCTTGGAATGGCAAAACCTACGCCCCCGACTGTCTACCATTCTGGGGACGTTAAACTAACAGCGTACCCTTCCTTTCTATATGAAGTACAACTATACCTCATTAGGAAGGATAGGGTAGAATGTGTAGGTTCTAAGTTCTATACTACTGATAAGCCTATTAAGGTAAGGGAATCGCAGTTTATTAAAGTCGACGATGAGATTACATGTGCTAAGTATATTACTTGGCTAGCAGCTCCCCTAGATTATTTAATGAACAACAATTTTAAAGTGTTAGAACGTGAGAATGCTAGACAAAGACGGAAATCCAATACAGGAGAAGACAAGCGAAGGAGTTCAAACCGTAGGCGCTGAACCTACTATGAAGTATACAGAGCAGGTGATTGATAAGTCTAGACGTGTTTGCCCACTATCAACTGTAATGGTTGAGATGTTGGTAAAACAGATGTCAGCCGAACTTGCCAACCATGCTCTGTATATGACCTTTGCCAATTACTTTGAAGTAGAGGGTTTACCAAAGCTAGGTATTTACTGGAGAGGTCGTGCTAAGGAAGAATATTTGCATCATTCTTGGATATTTGAATATCTAACCACTAACGATGCTCTATTCCAATATCCGCCCGTTCCAGCCATTAATGTTGAAATCACTGATAGAGTCATGCCCTTTGCTGCTACAGTAGATAGGGAGATTGAGACTACTCGTGGTATTAATAAGATTGTAGACCAGGCTCAGAAAGAAGGTGATTGGGCTACATTCCAATGGTTGAATGGAGAGGATGAGGATGAAGGTATGTTAGTTAAAGAGCAAGTAGAGGAAGAATCTATTAGTCGTACTATTCTTGATATGGCTAGAGAGCAGGCTACTTGGCTTCGTAAAGAGAATGCAATACTTGATTTCTATAATGGTCTAGGTCGCAAGTAATTGCCTAAAATCAGATTAACTTATCTAAAGAGATTACATTTGGAAACATTTAATCTACAAGTTTATGAAAGAAAGAGTTGAGTATAGAGTTGACAGTTTTGTTGATTTTACTGGCATGGAACGTAAGTTCGTAATGGTTGCATTGTCACAAGAAGTATGTGCTGAAATTGACCCAGATACAGAGAACTGGGATGAAGATGCACTCTTAAGTGATAAATGTCTGTCTATTGGCGTATCTGTATGTCAACCAGAAGATGAGTTTGATGAGAATATGGGAGTTCAAATAGCTCTTGGTAAGGCTCGTAAACTGCATAACCATGCTCTGTACAGTACTGACCCCGGATTGATTAACCGTGGTGTAGTTAATGCTCTTCTTGACCAAGAAGTAGCATTCTTCAAACAATGTCCTGGCAAGTATCTGAAAGGATACGATGCAGCTAAGGCTATCTATGAAGAAGGACGTAAAATGGTTGAACTAGAAGCATCACTATCTGATGAAGAACGTACATGCTTGGATACCTTATTAACTTCTAAGAATGATAGAGTGGATGTTATCTATGATATCTATAACTACTATCAGTCTCAGAAATGAAATTTAAGGATGCTTTCGTTGGAGGTGTGATTGCTGCTGCTATATGCCTTGGTATAGCATGGGCTTGCAAGGATAGAAACACAGTAGTTATTCCTGACAACACTAAATATGAGCAAGCTATAGACTCGCTCAATAAGGAAGTAAGGAAGTTAGAAATTACTAACGACAGTCTAATTAGTGTCATTACCAATTCTAAAGGTAAGATAGACACTATTAATAATTGGTATGAAAAGGAGCTTATTGATATTACTAATCAGTCTATTGCCGCTGATGCATCTTTCTTCGCAGAATATGTATCCCAAGCTGGTAGATGACTCTTTAGTTGTGATTACTCCACAGCAATTAAAGGCTAGTAACCTTATATTTCTGGAGCATAAGAAGCTTAAGCTGGAGAGGTTTGAACTTAATAAACAGCTTACATCTTATGAATTACTAACTGCTAACTATGCTAAAACTGATAGTATAAGACTTCAACAACTAGCACGAGCAGAATTGCAAATGCAGATGTATGATGAAGCTATTAGTAAGCAACGGGAGCAGATAGCTAAGATGAACAAAAAGAACAAGAGATTAACTACATTGTCAATAGGAGGATTTGCTATCAGTGTAGGCTTATTATTAGCCTTACTGATTAAATAGCAAATTCTTGGCAAACTACTATTCGGAACATGGCGAACAAACTATCTGACAGTTTTGATAAGGACAGAGATGGAGTAAAGTACAAATACCCCGAGAGAACTTGCAAAGACTGTTCTAGATATCCCTGTTTCAGAGGTATTGAGCGCAGTGTTTGTGATTTCGCCAAGTATGGTTGTGTGCATTATAAAGACGGTGGGGTTAATAAACGACAAAATGAGCTGGTGGGCTCGGAATGATGATTCAATATACCATACGCGTTGAATTACTAGCTAGTAAGGAAGATGCTGGTGGTTATATAGTCTATGCATTCAAAGATTTGTCAAACGGCACATATAAAATGTGTACCCGATGTCCTAACTGGGAAGGTCCATTCTTAAGGGTTGGTGACATCGGGTATTTGAAATGTAAGGAAGTATATGCAGGGGAAGACACATGGTATAATCCCATCACTGACTCCTTTGAGAAGTATAAATATACCGATATATATTTCGAAGACTTTGTTTATGAGAAACCACCAGAAGGTGAGATTATACTGTAAAAGATTATCTAAATTAACGAGATTAGACCATTATCTAAAATTAATATGATATATCTATGTTCAGAGAGAAATTGGCATCAGCTATCGATAGAAAGAATAATGACATCAACTCTTTCATTTGGAAGGGTCGTAAGCAAGAAGTAAATGGAGTTCTAGTACAAGAGGAGAAACGCTTGGTTGATTGTACTGAAGAAGAACTTCGTGGTTTCTATGCTCATTGTGATTCTATGCTCTATAATACTAACAAGGACTATCCTGGTCGTTATGTTCTATTGGACATTATTAAAGACCAGCGTCAGCGTTGTAACGCAGAATTGTTCTTGCGCTGGTTAGAACAGGAGCAGCATATGCCAAGGTTTAAGTTCCTAGAGGCGTTAGTCTCTTTCTTGGATATTAATAAGGACGGTATAGACCCGAAAGAGTATCCAATCGAAGGAACTATGTGCGGCTGTCCTAAAGAGTTTGGAGATATTCCAACAGAGACAGTACGCGAAGGTTGTTTGGACAGACTGGGAAAGTTTAACAAACAACACATTACTCTTACATTTATTCTCAAGCAAGGTCTATGGTTCACTGCTCAAGAGAGCAAGGACTTAGTGGAGAAAGACCCTAAGACAGGTCAGATAAGAGATAAGATTGAAGTGGCGAAGGAAAGACTAGGTCTGAAGCCCACAATGCCTCTTTATGTTACTCCTAAAGGACTTAGCTATTCACAGCTTCGTTCTATGGTTAATTTGAAGAGTAAGAAGTATACAGAACTAACTACTGACCAATTAAAGGTTCTTAGAAATAGAATCTTGTATTCTTTGGAAGATGAAGTGAAGTTCCATATATCTCAGTGGGAAACTCGCAAGAACCAAATTAAATTAGTATGTGATGCTAAAGGCTATACTTTATAATGTGCTCTGGATGCTGACCACAGTTAATCCAGATTACTATGTAGTAGGTATAAGCTACTTAACGTAACTTGTGAGAATTTACTAATATTAAATAACAGGGTTCAAGGTAATAGATTCAAATGAGTTATTAATTAAGGGCTTAGCCTATAACAAGTGGCAGACTTATTCGGAAACGTAAGCAGAGATGAACGCCAAGCAATTGGTGTTCAACGTTGGGTAGATAATAAGTTGCGTGGTTCTTTAGTCTATTGTACCGGTTTCGGTAAGACTAGAACTGCCATTATGTGTATGAAAAGATTCTTGGCTAAGAATCCTGGTAGAAGAATTATAATAGTAGTACCTACTGATGCACTACAGAGACAATGGCTTAGTGATTTAACAGAGCAGCAAGTCCCAATGGTGTACGAGGTACTAATAATAAACTCTGTTGTGAAACATGAGTGGACATGTGATTTGCTAGTACTTGACGAATGTCATAAGTATGCTTCTGATTTATTTGGAAAGGTATTTGAAGTAGTCAAGTATAAAATAATTTTAGGCTTAACTGCAACTATGGAACGACTAGACGGTAAGGATAGCTATATCAAGAAGTATTGTCCAGTAGTTGATAGAGTAGATGTTAGTGAAGCTACTGCTAGAGGCTGGCTATCTCCCTATAGGGAATATAAGGTTATGGTAGAAGTAGACAATCTAGACAAATACTATGAGTTAAACAGAGAGTTCTATGAGCATTTCGCATTCTTTGGTCATGACTTTACACTTGCTATGGCTTGTGCTACTAAATGGCAGAAGAGAATTGAGCTAGCTAAAACTATGCTTCCCGACTTTGACAAGAAACCAGATGAATGGAAAGCTCTTAATAAGACCATTCTAATTCATGCTATGGGTTTCAATAGGACTTTACAGGCGAGAAAGAAGTTCATTTATGAACATCCTAAAAAGATAGAACTTACAAATATGATACTTGAGCATAGGCAGGACAAGAAATGTATTACTTTCAGTAAGACAATCAAGATTGCTGAACAAATCAAGTATGGTAAGGTACTATCTAGTAAAGAAACTAAGAAGAAGGGAAGGATGACTTTAGAGGAGTTTAAATCAGCATCTGTGGGAGTACTTAATACTTCTAAGATGTTAGATGAGGGAGCTGACATACCAGGACTGTCAGTAGCCGTTATTCTTGGATATGATTCCAGTCCTACGTCTAAAACGCAAAGAATAGGTAGAGTTATTAGAAAGGCAGAGAATAAAGTAGCGGAAGTCTTTACTTTAGTAATCAAGGGAACTGTTGAAGAAGAATGGTTTCGCAAGAGTACTGGTAGTAAGGATTATATTACTATAGCCGATTCTGATTTATTAAATCTACTAGAAGGGCGAGAATTTACTCCTAAGAAGAACAAAGAAACTAAAATGATATTTAGGTTCTAATGTTTAGAGTGTTATATTGCAACATAGGTGCTGAAGGGCAGCCTGATAGAACTTCGACAGTATCTACTGATGTTGATGCTGTCAAGCTATTAGAGCTGTTAGAGAAGCATTCAGAGCGTCGTATTTGCATAATGTCTGTGCATTTGGAGCGTAGCCCTCTAGATGTGCAGAGTCTTATCACGAGCCTGAAATTTAAGTAGATTCGTTTTGAAATGTAACAAGATTATCGTATCTTTGTAATCCTTAACGGTTAAAATTACATGACAACTGAAAGATTGCTTGAACTTGTAATGCTTACTAACACGTTTGATAGTATCATTCATGCTAGTGGTGTCAACGAAAACGGTGAAATTGAATTTGAAGGTGGAATCTATGACGTCAAAGCTATGGTAACAAGGCAGACAGAACTCTTTAAAGAGTTTATAGCTCCTTACGAAGTAGCAGGCGAAGCTTATGTGATTGAGGACACTGAGAAATCAGAATAACAAAGTATCACAGCTGATAGATTAGTAAGTTATTTACTTATTAATCAATACGCTTGGAGAAATTAAGTTTAACAATAGAGAATCAGTTGTTAATAATGGAGCAGTATAGGCTTACTGCTGAGGAGTTGTTAATGATTGAGTTGCTATTCTTGGCACAACCAGAAGAGGGACATAAAGACTCCCTCATCCGATATCTGGGAATGCCAATAACTAAAACCCGCCTTAGAGACGTATTATTAAGTCTACAGGCGAAGGGAATCATTACTAAGAAGTATGAAATTCCCGCGGAGGGTCAGACGTTTGACCCCGAATCTGTAATCTTTAATGAGAACTTCATTAAGAATTATAGAAAGTATTCCGGAGACCTAGGAGGAGAGTTCTGGGAAGCATACCCAGATATTGTCATTATTAATGGCAGGGAGTATAGCTTAAAGAACTGGTCTAAGAAGTTTAACACTTTGGAAGATATGTTCTTTAGATATGGCAAGAATATAGGGTGGAAACTTGAGAATCATAAAAGAGTGATAGAGTTAGTCAATTGGGCTAAGCAGAATAAATGTAATCTGATAAATGTCAACATTGCTGACTTTATAATGTCTAAGGCTTGGGAAGGTATCGAGAAGTTTAAAGATGGAACATATGAAGAATTAGTATTTGATACTATGACGGAACTATGACATATACTAGTAGACTAATCGAACTTATCAAAAGAGGTAGAGAAGGTGACAATCAAGGATTATCACTGGGAATGCCTAAGCTGGAGCATATAATTGACGGATTAACTCAAGAGACCTATTACCTAATTGCAGCAGGAACTGGTAATGGTAAGACTAGTTTCGTGCTTCACTCCTTTATATATAAGGCTCTACTGGACTCTGATTCTGATAAGGATGTTCAGTTTATTATATTCTCTTTGGAGATGAGTGCCGAGCAGTTACTTGCTAAATTGCTATCTCTTCATATATATGAGACTTATGGTAAACAAATATCTTTTAAAGAATTATTGTCTAGAGGCAAGGACTCTATACTCTCTGATGAGGATTATGAGTTAGTACAGGAATGTATTCCATGGCTAGAATCTATAGAGGACAGATTAATAATACATGATGGTACTCTTAATTCAGAGAAGTATAAGTCTCTAATCATAGAGGATTTAAAGAAATTTGGAACCTTTGTTGATGAAGATACTTATGAACTTAATAATCCGAAACAAATTATCGCAGTAATTACTGACCACTTAGGTCTAGTAAGACCGCAGTCAGGTCGGAGCAAGAAGGAGGAGATTGATACCATATCAGCATATGGTGTCTCATTTAGAAGTAAATGTAAGATATCTCCAATCAATATTATGCAGTTTAACAGAAATGCTAATAATGCAGAACGACTAAAACAAGGCTTGCAAGAACCTGATTTGTCAGATTTAAAAGAGAGTGGTTCTCCGAGTGAAGATGCCAATGTAGTATTGGTATTATTTAATCCATTTAGAAGCAAATTGTCTACATATAGAGGATATTGCATTAAAGAGCTAAAGGATGGTTTCAGGTCATTATTGGTTCTTAAGAATAGATTTGGTGCGTCTGACGTAGCCATTGGTGTAGGATTTTATGGTCGGTGTGGTATCTTTAAAGAGCTCCCGTCTGCATCTGAAATCAATGATTATGACAAGTATAAGAATCCAGATTGGACTATTATTGATTTCCCAGACAGTGAAGTCGAGATAGAACGAACTAAGAAAGATGATTTACGCGTAACCATAACATTATGATTTAATGAGCCAAATTATAGGACTTGGAGGATTTTCGGGAAGTGGTAAGTCTAGTTCCCTACAGTATTTAAACCCAAAGGAGACATTTATTATTAGCTGTACTCCTAAACAATTATCAATTCCAGGATTTAGGAAGAATTACAAGAAGCTAACTCAGGACAAAGACAAGAACTATGTTGGAAATTGGTATTTCAGTAATGAATTTGCCAAAGTGATGAACATCATGAATGTAGTTAATGTTAAAATGCCGGAGATTAAGGTCTTAGTAATTGATGATAGTAATTATCTTCTTTCACAAGAGGTGATGTCTAGAAGTGCAGAGAAAGGATATGACAAGCATATTGACTTTGCGAAGCACTATTATGATTTAATAATGAAGGCTATGACCCTTAGAGAGGATTTAATTGTAGTGTTCATATCTCATATTGTAAATGACGGTAACGACTATGACCCTAAATATAAGTTATTTACTACTGGAAAGATGTTGGATAGGTCTGTTAATATAGATGGACTGTTTAATTATTTGCTGTATGCAGAGAAGATTGTAAATGATGAAGAGGTTGACTATAAATTCAGAACAAGGTCACTTGGTCCAGATACTTGTAGAAGTACCGCAGGATGTTTCCCTGATTTATATGTTGAATCTAATATGAAGATGGTGATTGACACAATCAATAAATTTGAATACGGAGAATGATAGTTAAAATGCTGTTAACTTTGGACTTTGACCCAGCTACTGGAGAGTATAAATCTCTAAAGCAGGAGATTGTCAAAGAGGAAGTAAAGACTAGAGCAGTCAAGGAAGAGGTTCCGGAAACATCTGAACCGCAAATTACCCTAGACCCTAACAAGTACATACTTAATAAAGCAGCTGCCCAATTAATGGGAGTTGCTTGGGAAGATAGACTTAGTATTAAATATCAGAAAATTGACGGAATCACTTTCCCCGTTATAGGAACTGATGAAGCCTTTGGAACCAAAGGTGGAAACAAACTTACTAAGAGTCTGTCTGTCAGCTGTAGAGGTAAAGCTAATGACATGCTACGTCAGTATGGAGATACATTTACAGTAACTACGATGAAAGGTCAAGACGACCTCTTCGTATTAGTTGGTAATGCTGAAAGGCCGGAAGAGCCTGAAGTAGATAACATAGAAGTATTGGAAGATGAAAGCGACAACATTGATTTGCCGTTAGACACAGAGATTGGAGATGAGTCAGCTAAAGAGATTGACCCATTAACTTTTGAACTTTAATACTTATAAACTATGTCAATGAATTTCAACTTAACAAACACGAACGGTACATCATCTATTAAACCAAGACTGAAACCATGGGAAATCCACGATGTTATCTTCAAGGGAATAACATTTAATGAGTTTAAGGGTAAGAAAGACCCTGACGCAGTGTACAAAACCATGAGAATTTCATTCGAGAATGAGAATGGTGTTTATGAAGAAACAGTATTCTGTCCTAAAGAGGGAGATGATGTAAGACAAGTAAGCTCTAACAATGGAGTTGAACGTGAAAGTCCGTCCAACTTTGAGAAGTTTAAATTTATGTTAGCTCATATTGGAGAGCAACTTGCTCCTAAGAAATATGAAGCATTTAAGACTAAAACTTTTGCCCTTCCAGAAGAGTTTGAGAAATTGGTAAAGACATTTGCCGACATCACTAAGGATGCAGTCAATAAGCATACTAATCTGAAGCTGATTGCCAATAAGAAAGGCGAACCTTGTCTGCCTTATTTCGTCAATATCAGTAAAGCAGGTGATGCATATATCTCTAACAACTGGTTAGGAGACAAAGTATTCTTCTCTGACTATGAAATCAGTCAGATGAATAAACAGAAGAGTAACGGCCCTACTGATATGCCTGGTACAAGTTCTGACGATTTTGCAGCATCTAATGATGCAGCCACAGATAACGCAGACCTTGACTTTGAAGTGTAATAATTAATTAGTAAATTTGAGGTTCAAACATTAAACATTGAAATAATATGGTATTGGAATATGAACCTAAAATTACTAAGAAGTATTTACTTGAAAGGCAGACTCAGGAAACTTATCTTGAGTATTATCTAGGAATCCCAGTTAAGAAAGGGTTGTTTAAATCTCCGTTGAGAAATGATAATTCTCCTACGTGTTCCTTTTATAGGAATGCGTCTGGAGACATCATATTCAATGACTTCAGCGGACAGTTCTATGGTAATTTCATTAGTGTGGTTATGTATAAGTATAGTTGTACTTATTATAAAGCATTGCAGATAATTGCTAATGACTTTGGTTATATAACCCATAAAACATTACCTAAGAACAATAAGCCTGTAATTGCAAGTAAGTCTGAATTTAAGGACGACGGACCTGCGATTATAAGAGCTGATGTACAAGAGTTCACTGAATCTGAACTACAGTGGTGGGCACAATATGGCATTACTAAGGAGATTCTGAAGAGATTCAGAGTCTATTCTTGCAAGGCTATCTATTTAAATGGTAGTTATTATGCCACTACTGGTCCACAGAATCCCATGTTTGGCTATTATCGTGGTAAGAACGATAAAGGGGTTGAGTTATGGAGAATCTACTTTCCATTTAGAGAAAGAGGAACTACACGGTTTCTATCTAACTGGAAGTCTATCATGTTACAGGGAGCACATCAGCTTCCGGCAGAAGGCGATTTGTTAGTAGTTACTAAGAGTATGAAAGACGTTATGTGTTTATACTCCTTAGGAATTACTGCAATAGCTCCTAATTCAGAGAATTTATTCTTAACTGAATCTCAATTCGAGAAGTTGAGTAAAAGATTTAAGAAGATAGTTGTATTCTATGATAACGACTTGCCTGGCATTCATAACATGAACCAGATAAGAAAGAAGTTTAACATAGACTGCATCTTCATTCCTAGGTCTTATGGAGCTAAAGATATATCTGACTTTCATGCTAAATATGGTAGAGAGAAGACACTTAATTTAATCGAAGAGGCATGGAGAACACTGAAGAAGTAAAACCGAAGAAGAAACGTAACGGTGCATATGCTAAGCGTAAAGGTAATAATTATGAACTTAAGATTATTAAGGAATTGATAGGACTTGGTTATAAAGGCCTAAAGTCATCTCGTAGTGAGTCCAAGAATCTGGACGATGCTAAAATTGACATAGCTGAAACCGAGGACAAATTGCCATGTTACGTACAATGTAAATGTACTAAGAACACACCGTCTATTGCTGAAATTATCAAAACATGTGGTCGTAAAGACAGACCCTTAGTAATAATCTGGAACAAGCAGATTGACAAGGGAGTAAACATGGGCTCTGACGGAGAATACGTTATGATGAGTAAAGATTTCTTTTACGAACTTATTAAGAAGGCTGCGGAGTAATCTGTGGCTTTCTTTGTTTAGTAATGCTTGATTAGAATATCCTATGGCAAATTTGATATATTCACATCTTGACTTACTAAATCTTGAATCATTTAATTATTATATCTGCTGATGAACACTTATATTCTGCCTTGTTATAGTCTGGACGACGGTGATTTATGGCTAGAGAAGGTAAGAGCTAGAAGCTTTACAGAAGCTGAGGATAAGTTTATTGACTTATTCATTACAGATTATGACATAGACCCTCCAGGTGATTATGATGAACTAGCAGGTACTATGGCTAAAGACAAAGAGATAATTATTGGTGACATATACGATATAGAGGAGTTCTAGTCGTACAAGATAACAATGAATGTTTAGAATAGGTTTAGATATTGACGATTGTCTAGCTGACTTTTGGGGTGCTTACTGTGAGTACTTTGATACAGCTAGTAATCCACGTATGCTTGAAGATAGCATGATTACTAGGAATGTACAACGTATTCTTAGTAAAGACAGAGACTTCTGGTTAAATCTCAAAGTAATTAACAGACCTGATTTTGTTCCTGAATTGTATTGCACTAAACGTGTAAACAATAAAACTTGGACTAAAGAATGGCTAAGACGAAATGGATTCCCAGATAGACCAGTCTATCAAATGTATTACCAACACGGTAATAAGGCTGATATGATTAAAGGTAAAGTGGATGTCTTTATTGACGATTCTTTAAGTAACGTACTAAAATGTCAACGTTCTGGACTGCCTGCATTATTAATGCATACAGAAAGGACTATTGACTTTCCTATGTTTAAAGTATTCTCCTTATGTAAAGATGAGATTATAGATGCTTATCAATTCATGAGGAGTTATGCTTAAAGACATTAAAATTACACCACTAATTGAAACTATCAAGTTCCTTGAGATAAGTGATGAGGAGTATTTCAGTGAAGCTTATTCTGATTACATTAGTAATTCTAGATTGAAGCTTATAAACCCAGAACAAGGAGGTAGCCCAGAAGCTTATTTAGCGGGACTGGGTGCTGATGGAAGATACTCCGATTCGCTGTACTTTGGTTCAGCAGTACATGAACTAGTACTGCAACCAGAGTCTTTTATTCTTATAGAGTCTGTAGATAGACCAACAGCTAAAGCTGGATTCATGGCTGATGAGCTGTATCCTTTATTTATAGCTAATGGTGTTGTTACTAAGGATGAGATAGTAGCAGCATCTGACAAGATTAACTATTATAAAGGTAAAATGGATGAAGATAAAATGGATGCCCTACGCATCAAATGCGAGAACTATTATGCTCAACGTACAGCATATGAGTGGGGCAGCAAATATGTTGCAGACAAGGTTCCAATTTATCTTGATGCTAAATCTAGAGACAAACTACGAGAATGTATTGTATCAGTTGAATGTAATCCACAAATACAATCCTTATTGAATCCAGACTATTTATTAGAGAAGCCAATCTCCAAGAATGAGTCTGTACTATTAATAGATGTGCTTGTTGAGCATAATGGTCTTAGTAAGGTTCTCAAACTGAAAGCTAAGTTGGATAATTTCACATATAGTCCAGAGTCGAATGAATTAGTTCTCAATGACTTAAAGACTAGTGGACATTATCTCACTAAGTTTCATGAAAGCTTTGATAAGTATCACTATGCGAGACAAATGGCTATGTATATGTGGATGCTGAAATTGTACATAGAGAATGAATATAAGGCAAAACCCACACTTAAGGCTAATATGTTAGTGGTATCAACAGTTCCGGATTTTAGGTCTGGAGTGTTTCCTGTTAATAATGGTCATATGTTGTCGGGTTTTACTGAATTTACTACGTTGTTGAGGCGTGTAGCATATTACGAGCTTTATGGATACGATGCTGATGGAATACTATGAGCCTACTATGAATGATTTGAAGGAATATTACAAGCAGTACTTCAGTTTAGGATGTCTGGCCTGTGATATAGGGACTAAGTTTGCTTTAATATCACTAATATGCTTTCTTACTAAGCAAGCTAGGAACAAAACTCCTAACGCAACTACTTGGCAAGTAATCCAGAAGATTAGACAGGGCAAAGAAAGTCATAATTCGGAGGGTCTTCTTAAAGGTCTCGCAGTTATATGTGATGATTTTATGAGAAACACTACCGAGTTCTTGACATTTGATTTAAAATCGGCTAAAGATATGGTTGCTAAGATTAATGAAATTCTTGATAAGGAGCTTCCTTGGGAACCTACTACGCCAGAAATACCATTTTAATTATGGTGCATGACAGATATTTAAATAACATGGCTATAATTCATAGTTTGGAAGTATTAGCCAGGAAACATCCCGATATGCGTTTCCACCAGCTGTTATGGGCAGCAGGATTAATAGAGAAACGCTCTGATGAAATCGTGGACAAGTTCTACGAGGAAAGCCGAGATACATGGAAGCAAATGACTAAAAATGAATTTTGCTTTCCGCCAAACGATAATAGTTAAATCTTATTAACTCACTAATTGTTGGCAATTTACTTGTGTAGTTACAATAAATGTAGTATCTTTGTAACGCTTTCCTCTCGAAGGAGAGTCAGATTAATAGAATTAAATTTAGATTATTTTGCATTAGAACTGTTTGGTAGTTTACTATTAAAGCAGTACCTTTGTAATACAATAACAAAGAGATATGACAATGAACTAATGTTTAAATTCCAATTAATTATGACAAACCAAGTAAATTTTAAGAACGTAGAAGTAAAAGGTTATACTAAACAAGAAGCAATCGCACAAGCACCTTTCCAAGTAATTCGTGATGCAACTCAGGCATGGAAGACAGCTGGTAAACCTATTTCAGAGAAAGCTTTGAAAGAATTTGAAGCAGAGTATCTGGCTAAGCATACTAAGTTTGCTGCTGGCATCGGATGTTCTATCACATTTGAAGCAGGTTCTGCTGATACTCGTGAACGTCCTTACACTATGCGTGACATCAAGAACGAGAAAGGTAAACGTAAATACAAAACTGGCTATCAGGGAATCAATCCTGCAACTGGTGAAGTATTGTTCTTGAACTTTGAAACTAAAACTAAAGCCAAAGAAATCGCTAAAGAACTTTACACTAAGAAAGGTTATACTGGCGATATCTATTGCAAGTACATCAAGGCTGTAGTTGAAGGCGAAGACGGTGCTTTTGAAGTGAAACACACTCCGTCAAAATCAGCTAAGATGGGTACATACATCTGCTTTGGGGTCGAAGGATAAACTTAACTTCTATTGACTTTAAATATCAAAGGGATTATCTTATGTGAATAAGGTAGTCCCTTTTCTTTTTATTCAGATGCGCATAACTAAAAGAGATTAGATTTTATATAAGTGCCGAAAGGCTATCTAATTTTAACTCAGAAATGAGAGAAACAACAATTACCAAGCTAATCAATCACTTACAAGAAGTTTTAAAACAGAACATTAGTTTAAATGCGTATGCAGAACAAGTAGGTCTTCCACAGAATTACTTCTGGGTAAAGAAGCAAGTAGTAAACAAAGATATAGCTGATGGCAGTATCGACAAGGAATCCTACGACAAGATAATGAGTCTGTATGACAAGGTTAGCAAGAGAGGTATTATACGTCGTTCTAAATCGGAAGAAGTGACATCTTCTGAAGAGGAGGAAACTAGTACGGGCAAGATTACATTGGTCAGAAATGATGAAGGTAAGATTGTTAAGTATCAATTCATTATCCCGCTAAGAGACAAAGCACCATTTACTGGCAGTCTTACTAGGGATGAAATGAATATGATTCATAGACTTTACTCTTATTATGGTTCATCCATAACACAAAGAGAAGTAAGTCGTAGCTTCCCTGAATATTCTTTAGAGGAGTTTAAGAAGATTCTTAAGGTCTTCAACATTACTAAAGCCGCAGCGCCATTTGCCCCTCATGTTATTGAGGAGAATACTATTGATGAGCTTAAAGATATGCAACTAAGGGAGAAGGAGAATGACTTCCTAAGAGGCATAGAAGCAGAACGCATCAAGAATAACGAGCGACTACTTAAGAAGTATGCCATGGAGAATGCCGAACTGAAAGCTAAAATAGCTGACGGCAAAGCTCTTATAGAAGGGCTAGACTTTAATAATCTGTATGACTGGGGACGTATGCCGACAATCTCTAACGGTAAAGACCTAATCATATGGTTGTCTGATATTCATACTGGAGCCGCAGTGTCTCCTTTATCTATTTATCAGAATCCTTATAACGAAGAAGAAATGAAGAAGAGATTTGACATGATTATAAAGAGAGTATATACTGAAGCTTATTACATTGGTGGTGGGTTTGAGAATATAGTCATTTGTAATCTTGGAGATTCCCTTGACGGATATAATGGACAAACTACAAGAGGTGGTCATGAACTAGCTCAAAACATGAGTAATAAGGAGCAATTGCAAACTTATATTAAGTTAATGACTAGCTTTGTTAAATCTCTGATAGAGAATGTAAAGCATACTAATATGTACTATTATTGTGTTGGCGAGTCCAATCATGACGGTGATTTTGGTTATGCTGCTAACTTGGCATTAGCTGCTGTATTAGAACAGTTTGATGTTAAATGTCAAGTATTTGACAAATTTATAGGAGAGTTTACTCTTAACGAGACTACCTATGTAATGTGTCATGGTAAAGATAATAAAGACATGTTTAAGAATCTACCATTAACTCTTGACGTGAAGACAGAGAATTTCATCAATGAATATTTGGACAATAAGGGCATCACTGGTAATGTAATCTTTGTAAAAGGAGATTTGCATCAATCAGCTACCACTTACGGTAGAAGATTTACCTATAAGTCAGTTGGTTCATTGTTTGGAAGTTCTGAATGGATTCACAAGAACTTTGGAAATACGCTTGCATGTTGTGATTATAGTATTGTAGATGGAAAGAACGTTACAGATGGTCGTATCGTGTTACAATAAACTATAATTTATGGATTTAACACCGGAATTTGCCCAACATGTAATAGATTCTGCTTCCAAGTATAAGGAATGTACTCTAGAAGTAGACAGACTGACCAGTCTGTTACAGGAAGCAAGACTTAAGCAGAAGGCAGCCGAATCGGAATTTAGGAAATGTTTAACCATAGAAATTGATTGCTCTAAAGCTATAGATACTTCTATCGGAAAGATTCCAATTATTGGTAAAGGAGAAGCCAAGTCTATAAATCAACGTGTTGATTCTCTTCTAGATGAGGTATTCTCTAAGGATGAAACATCCTCTAAGGAAGAGTTCCTTTGTAAAGATGGTGGTATTATAGTAGTGTCTGAAGATGAGGTATATTACCTTAAAGGTAAAGTTAAAACTCCATTAGAGAAATTCAGACCAGCTGACCACTTGGATTTGTCCGTTAGTTTGTTTTCAAGTGCCTTTACCAATAGAAAGGTTAGGATAATAAAGTTTGATGGGAAAGTGTTTTATGGAGAAGATTATAAACCAATAGGCTATTCCATATTACACCCGTACCTTGAGCTCTTAAAGAAGAACAAGGACAGAATATATAATGCTGATGCCTTACATAATGCATTGGCGTTATATGATGCATCTAATGGAAAGTTAACAATGAAGGAATTAGCTGCTGCTGATATATTGGCAGGAGGTAATGGAGCAGCTGTTAGAATTATAGCTAAGTTCGCGGAAGCAGTCAAGTTGTTAGAAACAATGACTATATATTACTTGTAATTAAATGCAAATAAGTATTGACCAACTCATGAATGGTAAGGCTACTAGAATAGGTAAGAGAGCATATTTACCAACTGCTGCTTATGTAGAGCCTTTTATTGAAAGAATGTCCAAGTTTACTAAAGACTTTATAGTTGAAGTAGAGTTGCCTAAACAGGTCACTAGGACAGTCGATGGAGATGTTAATGCAGATGATATTACATATAATCGTGTATTGATTCAAGCTGTAATGCCAGAGAATTGCAGCTTTGACAATCATGATGAAGTTATTGGCATGGTTTATGGATTAGATGTTCGTAAGCCAGTAGCCAAGATTTATAGAGGAGCACTTAACAGAGCATGTACAAATCTCTGTGTATTTGACCCAGAATTTCTCCAAATGCAGCCGGTTAATCCTGAAGAAGCCTTGAATTATAAAGCTGTAGAGCATTTATTAAGTCAAACTTCTGATATAAAGCTGATGTTGGAGAATCTTCATAATACTACATGGAAGGCAGAAGATGACTTAGTAAGTCTAAACTTAGGCAAGTGGCAAAGAAATGCTATGCATATGGTTTATAATGTAGGTTATGGAGATGTCAAGATAGGAACAGACCTTGTTACTAAGGCGTATAGTTCTATGTTTGAGGACCCAGATTCTTCATATTATATTGGAGTGGGTAATGAGGTGGATATGTTTACTGTGTACAATGCATTTACGCAGCTAATTAGTAATGACAAGGGTAAAGATTTGATGAATAGAGCAGAGAAGACTCTATTACTAAGAAACATATTAAACTTCTAATTAATGTTAGTAATTAAGAGAGACAAAAAAGTAGAACCTTTCGACGTTAATAAGATTGATGCTGCAATTACTAAGGCATTTAACGCTGTTAACGAACCAATTGATTCTGATATTCTTCAGGATATTAAAGATGAGTTGTATATTAACAACATAGTTTCAGTTGAGGAGCTTCAAGACCAGTTAGAGAAAGCTCTTATGGCATGTGATTATTATGATGTTGCCAAGGCATTCATCTTGTATAGGCGTAAAAGGGCAGAGAGCAGGGCTTTAAATGAAAAGAAACAATTCATTAAAGACTATGCTAAAGCCAAGAATGCTGCAACTGGTAGTAAATATGATGCTAATGCTAATGTTACCGAAAAGAACATTGTAACCTTAAATGGAGAATTGTTCAAAGGTGATGTTATTAAGGTAAATCGTGCAATTCTTACTGATAAAATCAGAGAGTTATATGGAGAGGAGCTAGCTAAGGAATATATCCGTATGCTGGAACAACATTTACTTTATAAGCATGATGAAACATCGATTATGCCCTACTGCGTGGCTATCACTATGTATCCCTTTCTATTGGAGGGGTTACAGCCAATTGGAGGTTTGTCTGCCAGACCCAAGAACCTGGATTCTTTCTGTGGCATGTTCGTTAATCTGGTATTTGCGATTAGTTCTCAATTTGCAGGTGCAGTAGCAACTGGAGAGTTTCTAATGTACTTTGATTACTTTGCTCGTAAAGAGTGGGGTGATGATTACTGGAAACGTCCAGAGGAAATGGTTGACAAACACAGAAATATTGACAAGACGTTAGAGCAGAAGTTCCAGCAGATTGTATATTCAATCAATCAGCCAGCAGCTGCTCGTAACTTCCAATCAGTATTCTGGAATATCAGTTACTTTGATAAGAACTACTTTGAAGGTATCTTTGGAGAGTTCTATTTCCCAGACGGTACACAACCTCAATGGGAATCTCTTAGTTGGTTGCAGAAGAAATTTGCTAAATGGTTTAATGAGGAACGTACTAAGTGTATTCTTACATTCCCTGTTGAGACCATGGCGCTTCTAACTAACGGAGAGGATGTTGTTGATGAAGAGTATGCAGACTTTACAGCAGAGATGTATAGCAAAGGGCATTCATTCTTTACCTATATGTCCGATAGTCCTGATTCCTTATCTTCTTGTTGCAGACTCCGTAATGAGGTTACTGATAATCAATTCAGTTACTCTCTTGGAGCTGGCGGTATTGCTACTGGTAGTAAGTCAGTAATGACCTTAAATATCAATAGGTTAGTTCAGGATGCAGTTAATAATGGATATGATATGATTGAGTATTTGCGTGAGAATGTGAAGAAAGTTCATAAGTTCCAAACAGCATATAATGAATTGCTTAAAGACTATTTAAAAGACGGATTGCTTACTGTATATACAGCTGGATTCATTGATATGAAGAAGCAGTATTTGACTATAGGTGTTAATGGAGTTATTGAGGCTGCGGAGTTCTTAGGAATCCCAGTTAATGACAATCCAACTTATAGGGAGTTTATGCAATCTATCCTTAAAACTATCAGTGATGAGAATCGTAAAGCAAGAACCAAAGAGCTGATGTTCAACACGGAATTTGTGCCTGCTGAGAACCTAGGAGTCAAACATGCTAATTGGGATAGGAAAGCAGGTTATGTAGTTCCTAGAGATTGCTATAATAGCTATTTCTATGCTGTTGAAGACACATCTCTTACCGTACTTGACAAGTTTAAATTACATGGCAAGGAATATGTACAATACTTAGACGGAGGTAGTGCATTGCATATGAATCTCGATGAACATCTTAGTAAGGAACAGTATCGTAACTTGTTGAGAGTGGCAGCAGTCAATGGTACTAATTATTTCACATTTAATATTCCAAATACTATTTGTAATGATTGTGGACATATTGATAAAAGGTATCTTAAGGAATGTCCAAAATGTGGGAGTAAGAACGTTGATTATGCTACTAGAGTTATTGGTTATTTGAAACGTATTAGTAACTTTAGCCAAGCAAGGCAAGAGGAAGCTAGTAGAAGATTTTATACTCATGCTTAAATATGTAGGTTTCGATATAGTCTTCAGGGAAATCCCTGATGAGACCACACTAGCCATAAACATATCCAATTGTCCATGTCACTGCAACGGCTGTCATAGCTCTTACTTGGCAGGAGACGTTGGGGAAGTCCTGACTATTACTAGAATAGAGAAACTTATTAATGAGAATAAGGGAATTACTGCCATTTGCTTTATGGGTGGCGATAACGACCCTAAGCTCATTAATCACTATGCTGGATTAGTAAGGACGTTAACTACCACTAAAACGGCTGATAAGTTTACTATTCATAAGGAAATTAGGTTTCCCAAAGTAACCATTCCTGCCGAAACAGAAATGGAATGGCAGCAAACAGTACCACTTGATATAAAGATTGGGTGGTATAGTGGTAGAGCTACATTGGCAGATGAAATTGATTTGTACAATTTTGATTACATCAAGTTAGGACCTTACATAGAGGAATGTGGACCACTTGATAATCCAAATACCAATCAGAGATTATATAAAACGATAATGACTGATGACGGTCCTAAATTAAAGGATATTACCTTTAGATTTTGGAATAGAGAACTATGAGTACAATAGCTTGGTCAGACGAACAGCTATATGCTATAGATAGAATGATTAGGTTTTTAGATAGTCCAGATAGGATATTAGTTCTTACTGGCTATGCAGGAGTAGGTAAGACAGCTGTTATGAATGAATTTGTGCAATATCTAGATAGTACTAGAGGTTGTGGATTCTTTAAGTTGTGTGCTCCTACTCATAAAGCTAAAGCAGTACTTGAAATGGCTACCGGCTACAGAGCTACTACATTACATAAACTGCTAGCACTTTCCCCTAAACTGGATATATTTAATTTAGACTATAAAGACTTGAAGTTCTATTCCGATGGTATGGGAGACATTCCAAACAAAGGACTAATAATCATTGATGAAGCATCTATGGTTAGTGATGAGCTTTATGATTTACTTGTAGACTATTGTGAAACACATCAGTGCAAAATCTTATTTATAGGGGATGTTGCACAGATTGCTCCAGTTAAGAACGGAGGTCTTAGTAAAGTGTTTAGTCATGAAAATGTTGTCCGTCTAACCAAGATATTTAGGCAAGACGAGAATACAGCATTAGCACCAATATTATTAACATTAAGAGAGAATCCTATATCTAAATTCGAAACTCGAATGGGAGAGAAGGGTTCTCTCATTTGTTATAATGACACTAAGCAGTTTATGGTTGATGCAGCTAATAAGATTAATCATGGAATAAAACATAATGATGTAAATTATACTAAGCTGATAGCTTATACTAATAAGCGAGTTAAAGGATTCAATGGTTGTATACGCAGAATACTATACAATGACAACGAACCTTATCATAAATTCGAGTTTTTAACCGGCTGTGAGAACTTTGAATATAATGGAGAAATGTTCTTTAACTCTTCAGACTATATAATTACAAGCATTAGAAGAACCACTAGGAATATACCTCATTTTACTAGACTTCCAGGGTTCGAATTGGGATTATATGATAGCGTTGATAGACGACTATTAGACGTATTCATAATAGACCACACAGACATAAATCCAGACTACCTGCAAACTTTGGCACAACAGATTGAGTCTATAAGGCTAGATGCTATACAGGCGAAAAGGTGGGGTAATAGAACTAAATCTGGATATTTATGGGGTAAGTATTTTGACATGACTAAGTCCTTTGCAACCCCAGTACCACTGTTATTTGATAATAGAGTAATTAAGCCACAAACTTTTGATTATGGATACGCTATAACAGCACATAGGAGTCAAGGCAGCTCTTACAATAATGTGTTTGTAGATACCGGTAATCTTAAGTTGGATAGAGACTTATTAGAACTACGACAGCTTCAATATGTATCTTTATCAAGAACTAAAACAGATGCTTATGTATTGACTTAATACCTATGAATTACTCAGATTTTGTAAACGAAGCTCTATGTAGAGGATTTGAACATCCAGAACGATTATACATGGTAGCTTATAAACTAGACATGCCAGAAGTATACACTCTTTGTACAGAGGAAGAGAGCATATGGCCAGGAATATATGAATATCATATAAATGGTAAGATATTCTACATATTAACTGAACACGAGGCATGTAGAATCGTTGATAACTATCGTAGAATGTTAGCTAACAAATTAGCTGACCAGTCGATAGATAATGCCATTACTAGAATCACTGATGAGGAAATGGCAGCAGCTTACTATAATGACATATTTGATGTATTTGATGTTGTTCAAGAAGTAGAGCTGGAACTAGATGGAATATTATTTCCTAAATACTATATTGTTGAATGCTAACATTTAAGTATGTTTACGATAGCACTAAACCTGACAGTACCCAAGGTTTCTTAAAGGAGGTTGATGGTTATTGTATTAATCTTGAATCTTATGATGTCAATCATTATAGACAACGTAAGAAGGCATTTAAGATTAAAGGTAGTTGCAGTGCTAGAGAGAATCCTTTCTTAGCAGTGTATGATGGCGACAAACTAATAAAAGCCTTCTATACGGAAGCTGATGAGTGTAATGTCCCATATATCCGTAAGTGGTTATTTGGTTATCTTATGGAACATGCTAAGAAGGGATTTATAACTATTACTAAGATAAGTGGTACTAATAATACTAAGTATGATTCAGGTCATACAGAGTATGGTATTACTAGCCAATTTGGAGAGGGATTGCCGCTCCACATTAGTTCGGAAGACAGGTGGTTTAGCACCTCGAACGTAGTTGAGATTGATTGGGAGAACAACAGATTCAAAACTAAGAACTCAATTTATTCATTCAAATTCAATGAAGGTCCAAGTAATTAATCTATCGGATAACAAACTTCCCCAGTATGAAACTCCTATGTCAGCAGGTATGGATATACGTGCAGACTTCAGTAGAGTAACAGTTGACAATCCTATTAAAGCTTATGGTGATTGCGAAGTTGTGTTTGCATCACCTAAAATGGACGGCAATAAAGTAACTATGCTACGTCTTGACCCAGGAGCTAGAGCACTTATCCCGACTGGATTAAAAATTGCTCTTCCTACTACTGATTCAGACTGCGAGTTTATTTATGAGTGCCAAGTAAGACCTAGGAGTGGATTAGCTTTAAAGAAGGGAATTACTATACTTAACACTCCAGGTACAATCGACGCTGAATTTAATAGTTAATAATTGTACCTGGAGATTTGGTCTGTTCCAGGAAATTCATTACCTTTGTATATTAACAATAATAAGTATTAATTATGTGTAAATGTATAGTTTGTGGTAAAGAGAATTATCCAGTAGATACTAAGAAATTTCCCAAAACCTTCTGTTCCTATAAATGTTACGAAGAGTGGCAGAAGTTCAACAAAACCCCAAATTGTAAATGTGTAATTTGTGGCAGGGAGATGTATCTCAAGCCAAGTAGATTAAAGAGAGTTAAGAATGGAATAACGTGTAGTTTAGAATGTTCATATAAGCTAAAGTCAGAATATATGAAGGAAGATGGTAACCACCAATATGGGTTAGTTGGTGATAAAAATGCTTCCTTTAAAAATTCTGAGTTAGTGACTAGTTACGGCTATTTATTAGAATATTGTCCAGGACATCCATATCCTCATGACAGAAGTAATCAAACTACTAGAGTTCTGCAACACAGACTTGTCGTTGAAAGAAATTCTGATAGATTTGACGAAGCTTATTTCGAGTTCATCGATGGGTGGAAGGTACTTAAGCCTGAATATGATGTACATCATATAAACGAGGATAAGAAGGATAATAGAATAGAGAACCTTGAGATTCTTACTAGGTCAGAACATACTATACACCACAATCATTCTAAATGTGTCGGCGTCGTTAAATCGGGCAATATCGGGGAAGGCTGTGATGCTAATCCCGAGATAAGTTCAGAGATTACGAAAGGCTCTGAACCATCGTACAGCGTAGAAGGTGAATAAATATAATCCTTCCAAGAGTGCCCGACCTGTGATAGTGAATAGGTACGCGGAACTTATATTAAATTAGAAGTATAAGAAGTTAGGATAAAAAGCCTAACGATAACAAATTTGGACTACAGAAACGAAATTGGTATAATAGTCATTAACCAAGGACATGAAGCAGTATGGATTGAGGATAAAGAACGTATAGCTCAATTGGTATTCACAACTGTAGCTAAGGCTGAATGGGAAGAAGTTGCTAGATTAGATGAAACAGAGCGTAAAGGTGGATTTGGGCATACCGGTGAGAAATGATAAGTACAGTAGAAGTAATCGAGAAGAGTAAAGCCATATCCGACATAGGATTGGAAATCCAGACACTTAATAATGCCTATGCTAATCATGCGAAGGCGATGAGTGAGACTATGGAGAAGATTAAGGAATTGAAAGCTAAACAGGATGAATTGGCTAGAAACCTTATTCAAGAGTGTAATAAGCCTTTAACTGTAGATGATTTAGACACTGACGTATAAAACAACAAATTATGAATTACGAAGAATTCGTAGAAACCATTGAGAAAGACGCTGAACAGTATGCTAAATCTTGCGTGTGTGATGCAGATGAACATGACGATGCAGTGGAAGCAATTGCCGCAGATTATATCGAAGGTGCAATGAGGGCTTTTGAAATCTTAAATGGATAAATTAGTAACTAAAGACAACAAGGGTAAAACTAGAGTAGTCGAGATTAGTTGCGAATGGGATGATGCTCAACATGGCTTTGTTATAAGAAGAAAGACTTATCAGTATGGTGGCAAAGTAACTGTGCAGCCAGAGATATGGATATTCCAAGGCAAAGCCAAAAGGACTGTTGCAGAACAGGCCAAGTTAGAGTACAATTCTCATCTAAAGAAGTATACAGATAAAGGCTATAAACTACTTCCATCCTCTGTTAACATAGAGGATGCGAAGGCAGTTGCAGCATTTGTTGAAGAACACCTAGGTGAGGGTGTTACTGATTCAAATGGGTTTAAGAAGCATATGAAAGCCAAGAAATACGAGGAGGTAGCTACTAAGGTATTTGATAAAATCAAGTACTGGCTAGGTTCTCGTAAGATAGACGGTGTTAGATGTTCTTTCTATCTAAAGGACGGAGAGATAGTATCTGCCAGTCGAGGAGGTGGTGATTATGATGCCTCTACAGTGCATTTAAGAACACATCCCAAGATGATAGAGTTATTTAATAAGATGCCAGATTTGGTTCTCGATGGTGAACTTTACATTCATGGTCGGAGCTTGCAGTATATAAGTGGTACAGCAAGATTAGAATCTGGAGAATCACGCTGTAATGAGTTGGAATATTATATCTATGATACTATGGATGCTAATATGACAGCACAGGAAAGGTGGAATTATATATCTGACGAAATAGCTCCTATACTTGGAATTGTGGATTTTGACCCTAATGCTAATTGGAATGATGATGACTTGAAAGTCAGAATAGTTCCAGAAGAGGAAGTAGTAGGGTGGACTAACATTCAGAAGCTTCATGATAAATATGTCAGCGAAGGGTTTGAAGGTATAGTTATTAGAGACCCAGACAAACCATATAACTATGGAGGACGTACTAATGCCATGATTAAAGTCAAAATGTATCAAGACGACGAGTTCGAGATTGTTGGCTATAGTGACGGATTACGTCCTGAAGATATGGTGTTCATATGTAAGACTCAGGCTGGTAAGGAATTTGAAGCCAAGCCTATGGGACCTAGAGAACTTAAGTATGAATATCTAGACAGAATGGATGAACTTATCGGTAAAATGGCTACTGTCAAGTATTTCTACTACTCTGACGATGGCAGACCATTACAACCAGTACTTAAGTGCATCCGAGACTATGAATAAGTATGAATTACATTGTAGTATATAGGCAGCAAGGTGAACCTAAAATGGAGTTCTTTAAATATCGCGACGAATCAGACGTTGCATATAAAAGAAGTACATTAATTAGGAATGAAGATGATGTGATTGATATTATGCAAAAGCATTATCAACCAGATGATGATATCTTTGTTATTAGAGAAACACTATTAAATGTAGATGATTTCTCTGATGCAGAGTTAATTAAAATACTATCTAATGCATTGATGTATCTGTGATTAACAAAACTTCAATATCTATAAGCGCCAAGGTGGCAGACTTATTAACTTCTCTGGTAGGGAATACTCTATCAGAGGAGGATAAAAGTCAGCTATATGAAACTGTATTTGATTTCTATAGAGACCTTCTTAGAGGTTATGACAGTGAGACTATCAATGAAATTCAAGAACAATTAAAAGGTGTAATATGGTAAAAGGGAACTTTATAGAATTAGTAAATTCATTGGAAGCTATCAACTCCAGATGTTTCAAATTGTCTGAAATGGGAATTGATATTGCCGACAGTGATATAGTCAGTAATGCTGAATGTATAGCTATGGCTATATTTAAGGAGAACTATACTGACGAAGGCATAGACTGGATTATGTGGTGGGTTTACGAGAAAGCCGGAGACCCAGATATAAAAGCCTATGACGAAGAAGGTAAAGAAATTATAAGCACATTGGATGAGCTTTACGAATATGTTGAATCATCCTACAAGATTGTTTAATTTTAATTTATAAGATTATGAACGAGACATTTGACTTTGGAGAAGCTCTATCTATGATGAGAGCAGGTATGACAGTTATCAACTCAAGTAAGAGACGTTACAGAATGAAGGAAGGCAATATCATCTGTCTTCCTATATCTGGTTCTAACCAGTACTACGTTGTTACTAAGTGGTTTCCTGATGCCATTTTAAGTCAAGATTGGAGTCTAGCTGAAGATTAGCTGTAAGCAATTATTGACTAGCTTTGAATGCAATTAAATCAATCACCTAAAATCAATATTAACTATTGTGCTAAGATTGTGGAAATCCACGATTTTACACCACACCCAAACCCCAAGTGCGAGCGTCTTAAATGTGCTCATATAGACGGATATACTATTTCGGTTAGTAAAGATACAGAACCTGGAATGTATGTGTATTTCCCTATAGGATGTGCTATTGACTATTCTTTCTTGTCAGCTAATAACCAGTTCAGACACATTGAGCTGAATGCTGACAAGGAAGCAGCACCTGGGTATTTCGAAGATAACGGAAGAGTGAAGATTATTAAGTTGCAGGGCCATGTTTCAGAAGGATTTATTATGTCTATAGAGTCCATTACTAAATGGATAAGTTCTCTTGGACATACCGAATCTATAACTGGAATAGATGCCGGCACTGAATTTGATAGGGTAGGAAACCTGTTTATTTGTAAGAAGTACGTAGTAAAGAATAGAACTTCTGGCTCCAGCAATAAAACTAGAACTGGTAAGCAGCCTAAAGGGTTGAGCAAGTTAGTTGACAATCAGTTTAGATTCCACTACGATACTATTCTTATTAAGAAGTGTCCATGGATAATTAAGCCAAATGATATTATTAGTATTACTAGTAAGGTCCATGGCACGTCTGGGATATCAGCAGATGTGTTGTGCAAAAAGCAATTGAAGTGGAAAGACAAGGTGGCTGGTTGGCTTACCTATGTGCCTGACACTGCATATGACTATCTGTGGTCCTCTAGAAAGGTTGTAAAGAACCAATATTATAATAAGGAAGTTAGTGAAGGTTACTACGGCTGTGATGTGTGGGGAGAAGCTCATAAAGTATTACAGCCATTTTTAACTAAAGGATTAACTCTTTATTATGAAATTATAGGCTGGCTTCCTACTGGAGGAGCAATTCAGTCAATGGGAGGTAAAGCTTATGATTATGGTTACGATATGCCAATATACGACCCTACTACTCAAACTACTCCATATAAGTATAATGTGCATTTTGGTATCAGAGTGTACCGTATTACTTATACTAATCCTGACGGAATAGTGTATGAATTTAGTGCTAGACAGGTGCAACAATGGTGTAAAGATAAGGGCCTCACTCCGGTAACAGAACTGTATTATGGATATGCGAGGGATTTATATCCGGATATATCTGTATCTGAACACTGGAATGAGAATTTCATACAAAGATTAGCCGAGGATAAGAATTTCTTCATGGAAGAACTATCTCCGGAGTGTCACAATGATGTGCCACATGAAGGTATAGTAATTCGTATAGAAGACGGTCTGTCTGGGGCATATAAGTTAAAATGTAATAGATTCTTATTTGCAGAATCTAAAGCATTAGATAAAGGTGAAGTTGATATAGAATCTGACCAATGAACAGGTATATTATAACTTGCATTAATGATTTCGAGACACAGAGTGGATATGCTGCATACGCAGAGAGCTTGTTTGATGAAGACATGAACAATGCAGCTGATGCATATGCTTTCGAAATCGCAGTTGGTATAGTTCCAGATTCGTTTATAGTTACTACAGAAGGTTATGAATATCATAACATGACTGAAGAAGCTATAAGACAGGTAGTTGATAGTATCGAGTGGGAAGATTACTACAACTATAAAATTACTCCTTATGAAGGAACAGATGAAGAATTTGATAAACTCATATTAATATATGATGGAAGACTTAGACAAAGAAATTCGGACTCTAGAGTCGATGAAGGAGAAATTGAACCAGTTCAAGGCTGAGTTCGCTAAAGAAATATTTAAGAAGGCAGACGAAGGAGCTATCTCTAAGGAGGTAGCTCTTGACCTGCTGACTGTCTATGACTTATTACCAATAGCTCCTTGGATAGAACTTCCTACTTTCATGGATAGCTATGATTACTTTGATAGGTATTCAACTGTTAAATATATGAACTATATGGACAAGTCTTATTTTAAAGACGGAGAACATGGAGATTATTCTTATGTGCCATATTCAGATATAACATGGGAAGAAGGTATTAATGAGTTGTATGAGTTCGTTAAAGAGAAGCAAGTAATCGGTTGTGTGTATGACTGGTAAATTGTTATAATATTAGAGAATGGATAATCTGTCACTATTAGCAAACCTTCCAAATCATGTTAATGGTAAACATCTAAATGTATATAGGTGGCTAGATGGATGTGGTTGGTCTATTGATGTGGATGGGCATCACTTTGAGAATCACAGCTTTAATCTTTTAGTACACGAAGTTTTAGAATACTTTAGTTGTTACGAACGTAGCAATGAACGTAGTGGCTATGGTCTAAAAGGAAGTAGGAAGAAGATTATTCAGAAAGTTGAACCAGATTATTTTTATTAATGGAAGATTTTAAATTTTATGAAGTAGGTGGTAAGATTAGAGATGAATTTCTAGGTCTTACTAACAAGGATGTAGACTATGTAGCTGTACCCAGTGAGGAGTTACTGCGCAACATAGAGGAAGCACAATGTTTGGTGGACGGAATCTATCCAAATACTGCTAACGCAGTCTTCACTATGTTAGAAAGTCATTTGAGGAAAGAAGGCTTTGAAATCTTCTTAGTAACTCCAGATTGCTATACTATACGTGCTAAGTTTCCAGAAGGATACAAGTACCAGGGTGTAGCAGATTTTGTAATGGCTAGAAAGGAAGTAGGATATGTTCCAGGTACTAGGACTCCTATAGTAGAACCAGGAAATCTGTATGATGATTTATCACGCAGAGATTTCACTATCAATGCTATGGCTAAAGACCCCGATACTGGAGAAATCATTGATTACTTTTATGGTAAGCATGATATAAAGAATGCTTTGATAAGAACTCCCCTTGACCCTGTAACAACATTCGATGATGACCCTCTTAGGATACTTAGAGCCATTAGGTTTGCGGTTACTAAGAGATTCACAATAGAGCAAACAACTTGGCAAGCTATGGTGTTATATGATTATGATTCTAAAATGCCAGTAGTGTCGGAGGAGAGAATTAGAGAAGAACTGATTAAGTGTTTTAGATGCAATACCATTAGAACCTTAACATATCTTGATTACCTTCCAAGACTTAGAGATTATATCTTTAGTAAGACCAATTTATGGCTTAAGCCAACTAACGAGAAATGAGTAGTTATTTATCATTTTACTTAGTGCCTAGGGCACATCCGGAAGAGAAGTTGCTACTTCAATCTTTCAGCAGGTCTAACGAGGTATATCAGAGATTCTCTGACAATCTCAACATAGCATATGCTGGTAATGAGGAGAAGTATACTAAACTCACTATTAGTGATGTTGAATCAGTAATTCAAGACATTGATGCTGACATTACTAAAGCAGAAACGAGACGTACAGAATACGAGAAGTTCTGTTACGGTAATCCTGAATCTATAGAGGAGATAATATCCACTAAAGAATATATACGAGATTTACAAAGCACAAGAGATTACATATCGTTTATACGAGACATTTTAGCCGACTTAGATTATAGCGGATTTAGTGATGTTTTATGTAATATTGATTAATGGAAACTAGAGTATTAGTAATCTGTAGAGGTATTCAGGGAAGTGGCAAAACTAGTTTTGCTAAGCAGTGGTGTCATGAAGACCCGGAGCATAGAGTTAGATTCAACAACGATGATGTTCGTAACATGTTAGGAGACTATTGGGTTCCTAGTAGAGAGAATGTTGTCACTGCAACTTATAACACTGTACTAGCTTATAGTATGGAGAAAGGTTACAATATCGTAGTTGATAATATGAACCTTAATCCTAAGACTTGTGCTGAGTTAGAGAAGATGGTTAAGGACTTTAACGAGAATTATACCTACGATTGGAAGTATGAAGTCGAATATAAAGATTTCTGGACTCCCGTAGATGAATGTATTCGCCGTGATGCTAAAAGAGAACATCCTATAGGTGAGAAGGTTATTAGGCAAACTTGGAAGCGTTATAAGGACTTCATAATCCATGAGGAAATTATGGCAGCCAAAGCTAAGTCGTTAGTTCAAGATACTAACCTACCAGCAGCAATCATAGTAGATATGGATGCAACTGTATGTTTAAATACTAGTGGTCGTCCTTTCTACGGAGAAGGTGCAGCTGAAGGTATGCTTACTGATGAGCCTATTACTCCTATTCTTGAACTTATTAGAAACTTCTGTGATAATTATCCTGCCAAGTTAATAATACTAACTGGTAGGGAAGATACTCCAGAAGTTCGTAAAGCTACAGAACAGTGGTTGGAGAATAACTTCCTACATCCAGATATGATTCTTATGCGTCCCGCTAATAGCTTCGTAGCTGGTCCTATATGTAAGAAGAAGCTCTATGAAGACAATATCAAAGGTAAATACTATATTCCATTTGTACTTGAAGACAATTGCAAATGTGTGGAAATGTGGCGTAATGAAGGTCTGATTTGTTTACAACCAAATGAAGGTAAATTCTAATGGCATTACTAGTAGGTCAATTGATTGAAATTCTCCAAAGGTATGACCGAGACAGAGAAGTAATTATACATACTCTTAAAGGAGAAACTGTCGAAGTTAACGGATACTTCGTACAAAGAGATTTAAACGACAACGCATTTTATTTAACAGATTTAGATGTAATTCCGAATAACTGATTTAGAGAAACGATTTCTAAAGAACACTGATGACACTGGTAGATTTATATATCAATCATTAGTGACTGGTAGGAAATACTATGTTGAACCAATCGGAGGACATTCAGATTGGGGAGATATCAATCCTGCTACTAAGGAGGTAGAGGGAGATTATGGTGAGAAGTATAAGGGTAGTGTAAGTGAGAAGGAATCAATGATTACACCAGAGAATGGATTTGTACTTATTGAAACCTTAGAACCCGGAGTATCACCATTGTCAGTAATTGAAGAAAGGGATAAGCGATATGAACAAATGGCTAAGAAGTAATTTCGATGATTCTACTATAGGTAATTTGCTTGCTATGGCAGCACCTTGGATGTTAATAGGAATGATAATTGGGCTTGTAGCCCTGTTTACATGTCCCGTTTTAATGGCAGAATGTTTCTGTGTAGCTCTAGTCTTCATTACCATAGACAGGTATTACGAAATTAAAGACGAGAAGAATGGTAATAGATAATTTTGACCAAATATTAGACATTCTGGAATTTAATAATTCAGATGAGTTCTACTTCTTGCAAATTATACAACGCAAGAAAGATGGCTGTGTTACTGATACTGGCAATAACGGATACAGAACCGTTAAAACTTATTATATATTCAGTAGGGAGCAGTTAGAACGTAAAAGAGCTAAAGTTATTGAATTGTGCCAAAGTAATCATGCAAGAGCGTACATTACCTTGAATAGACGTAATGCTGAAGAAGTGGCATGTACTGCTATACAGGAGTATGCCAAACTAATCCAAGAAGGCAATTGCTATCAAGGATATCGCATTTGGGATTCGTCTTGTGGACATACTAGAGCTAGGGGATATAAGCCACTATGGGTTGTGGATGTTGATAGTAAGGACGAGAACTATCTTAACACAATCATAGAAATTGTTAATGGCTGTAGAGGTGCACAGGACATCAAAGTTAAACATGTAATTCCAACTGCACATGGTTATCATCTTATAACGATAGGGTTTGATACTAATCAGTTTGCCCAACAGCTAGCTATTAGGAATCTGGATTCTATAGATATACAGAAAGATAACCCAACATTGCTGTATTTCGATACAGCTGATTAAGACTCGGTGACGAGGTCTGTGGACAGATTACTTATTATTAATTCTAACAGCTATTAATTAATGAGTAATTTACCAGCTGGAGCAGAACGTGACCCATTTGCTCCTTATAATGTGGAAGAGAAAGTCTTCAAAGTTGACATAAATGCTAAGGGATTAGCATGGTATGAATATTACGGACATTTGGATATAGATGAAGCCATAGAAGCTATTAAGAGCAGAATACAAGCCGCACTTAGTAGCTTAGGAGATGTTGATATTAGTACTGTTGATATTGAGGTTTCATGATATATCTAGTCAGTAATCAAAGGTCACTATTTGAAACTGACGCTTATAAGGAATTATCTCTATCTGATGCTATAGACATGATTATGCCACATAGTTGGGTAGAATATGATTCAGAAACTGCTGGTTTAGACCCCTATACAAAACCATTACTGTGTACTCAGTATGGTTTAGGGGAAGACCAAATAGTCGTTGACAATGTAACTATTCCAATTGAGAAGCTTAAATGTGTCCTTGAAGACCCTACTAAGACTTTCTTAGGTTGGAATATTGCATTTGATTTAAGGTTTCTATATCACCATAAAATAGTTCCTTATAATGTATGGGACGGAATGATTGCCGAGAAGTTACTCTATCTTGGCTATCCTCCCCAGTTTCATAGTCTTTCTTTAAAAGCAGCAGCTGATAACTATCTTGGTATAGATATTGATAAGACTGTTCGAGGGCAGATTATCACTCAAGGATTAACTATACCAGTGGTACAATATGCCGCTGGTGATGTTATGTATCTTACTAAGATTAAGGAGAAGCAAGATGCAGAACTAGAGAAGAAGGAATTAACTAAAGCTGCTGAATTTGAAATGAAGTTTACTCCAGTAATTGCCTATATGGAATATTGTGGGGCTAAACTTGACCCAGTAAAATGGAAGCAGAAGATGATTCGAGATAAAGAGGAAGTTAATAAAGCAGAAGCTAAGCTTAACGAATGGGTTGAAAATTATTATAATGAACATAAATCTTCCGAAGGTTATGTTAAAGCCTGCACAGAGGAAGTGGACATTATGCATGAGAATCAACTGTTTGACAAGGTAGGTCCTCATATGGGGCAAATAAAGAGGGTTTGTAATCCACAAACTGGGCTAATTCATTATGAATATGACAAACCCTTCCCATATGTTACCAAGAATCTACAAGGTGATTTGTTCAGTGGATTTGATGCTTCAGCTAAGTGTAACATTAACTGGTCTAGTAGCCAGCAAGTAGTGCCTTTGTTTGAACATTTAGGTATTAATTGTACTACCATTGATGCTAAAACTAAACAGAAGAAGAAATCTGCTGATATTAAGTTGATAAAGCCACAAGCACATAAGTGTAGTATAGTTCCTCTTTATGTAGAATATAAGAAGGCTAAAATTCTAGTTGATACCTTTGGACAGAAGTTCATAGATAAAATTAATCCAGTAAGTGGTAGGATTCATCCAGACTATTTTCAATTAGGAGCTGATACTGGGCGACTGTCTGCTACTAACCCGTCTTTAATGAATTTGCCACATGACCCATTTACTAGGTCATGTTTCATTTCTGATACTGGATATAAATGGATTAGTTGTGATTATAAAGGGCAGGAATCCTTCTTAATGGCATCTATTGCCAATGATAAGGCGATGTTGGAAGAGCTTATCTATGGTAGTGGTGACTTACACAGTCTAACTGCCAGAATAGTATTTACAGACATCCCCGATGACACTCCACTATCTGAAGTTAAAGCTAAATATAAACCTCTTAGAGATGCTGCTAAAGGGTATGAATTTTGTTTTAATTATGGTGGAGATTGGAACACTTTAATGAAGAATTATGGTCTTACTAAGGCAAGAGCTCAAGAAGTATATAATAACTATATGTCTGGTTTCTCTGGACTAAAGAGATATCAGGAGTTTAGGAGAGAAGATGTCCTTGATAAGGGATATATCCTTCTTAATCCTATTACCAAGCATAAGGCGTTTATATATGACTGGGACAACCTGTGTAAAATCGACAGTGAACTTGGGTCTCCAGAAGCTAAGTATATGCTAGGGCGTAATGGGGACAATTATTATAAGACAAGCTCACAGCATTTGAGAAGAAGGTTATCTGATTCCATGAAGCAATCTATTAACTATCCGATACAACATGCTGGTTCTATGTGTTTCAAATTGTCTGCAATTAAGTTCTTCAATTGGCTAAGGAAGAACAATCTGCTGTTTATAGTTAAATATTGTGTTCCCGTACATGATGAACATAATGTTGAAGCACCGGATGATATTGCTGAAGAAGTAGGTAATGTACTAGTTAAATGTATGGAAAGTGGAGGCGAACCATTTTGTGTACGTGCTCATTTAGGTGCTGATATATCAATTGAAGACCATTGGGTACATTAATATGATTGAAGTTGAAAGAAAGTATTTAGTGAAAAACAATAGCTATAAGATGCAGGCTCAAAGAGCAGGATTGATAGTCCAGGGTTATCTTGGAGACAATCCTCTCTCTGAAACTAGGATAGCTATTAGGGACAATCATGGTTGGCTATTTATTAAAGCTAAGGGAACCCTTAGTCGTTTTGAATGGCAACAAGAAATCCCATTGTATGAAGCACAGGAGCTTCTAAAGTTCTGTCCTAATGTTATCCGTAAGGTACGCTACATAGTATATCATATGGGTAACAAATGGGAAATTGATGAGTTCTTAGGAGAGAATGAAGGATTAGTAATTGCCGAGTGCGAGTTGTCACAGGCAACTCTAAATCCTACTCTTCCTGACTTTGTAGGAGAAGAGGTTACAGAAGATACTAAGTATTATAACTGTAACCTCGCGTCTAACCCTTATATGAACTGGGACGATGACTCTGAATGATTTAGAGAATACAATGGTTGTTCAGATGAGAAATCAACAACTGTATCTGGTAATCACTGATTGCCTACCTCCTAATGCCTCTAAGAATAAAGACATTGTATTCTTAAGCCACGGTGGTTATATGCAAGGTGCATCATATACTTTTAATATGCTCATGAATACTGATGATGAACGTTATCGGGAATGGGACATAATGAAAGTATTTAAGAGAGTATATGATAACTTTGACCAAAATCACAGAGCACCCCACAGTTTAAAACATCTTGACAGTATGCTCGACCTGGTATGTATATGGGATAGAGAGAAAGATACTTGTCAGGAGGAGATAGTCAATGATAATGACTTTGTCTCCGAACAAGATGAATATAGTTCTAAAGAAGTAAAATTCTATTAATGGCTTATTTCGTTGAAGCTGATGACGGGTTTGCAATTAATTTAGACGCAGTTGCTTACTTCAATGATGAATTTGTAAGGTTTGTTAACGATTGGAAGATGGAGATAAGTACCAAAACTTATCATCTACTAAGAGATTATGTTCATTGCAAATCTAAAGAAGTAGAATTAAAGCTTAATGCGCCTAGTCAAACCGAAAGTAGAACTTATTAACCAGGAGCCAGGTGTTGAAGGTTTATTCAAACACATGGAACTGTGTGCAAGGACTTGTTATAAGTCTGAAGACAAGATAACAGAAGACAGTGCTAAGAAGTTTATTAATAATGTCATTATAGCTAGAGGACATACTGCTATGCTAGAGCATGGTACTGTGTATCTCAGATATGACTTTAAGGCTAATGATGATTCTAATCCCATTGCTTACAGACTTTGGAGTAAGTATAATGAGAATCAGTACTCGGAAGCTGTACAAGCACAACCAGTCCCGGGTATACCTGATGGCTTTGTAGCTATAACTACTAACTATAGAGTATTACTCCAAAATGGTTGGCTTGAGGACTTGCAATACTTGTGTGAACCTACAGAATATCACGTTAAACGTGTCACTGTAAGGTTTATATGTGATATGGGAGTTGCTAGAGAGTTCTGTAGACACAGACTATTTAGCTTCGCTCAAGAAAGTACTAGGTATTGCAATTACTCTAAGGCTAAGTTTGGTAAGGAATTAAATTGTATAATACCGTGCTGGTATAAGAATATGTTCGAGGGTAATTCATATAATATAGAACTATGTCATACTTATGATTTAACTATATCTGAAGGATTGTCTCGAACTGAAGCTGCATGGATACAAGCTATGTGTGAAGCAGAAAGTGCATATTTCGGATTGTTGACAGAGGGTGAGCCCGCTCAACAGGCTAGAAATGTACTACCTTTAGCACTAAAGACAGAATTAATAATGACTGGCACTGTTGAACAATGGATAGAGTTCTTGAAATTGAGATGTGCAAATGATGCTCATCCGCAGGCAAGAGAACTTGCAATTGAATTACGAGATAGACTACTATTGGATAATTATATAGATATTGATGCAGAAGGGAATCTACAAATATCGAACAGATACTAGGAGATATAAGCGAGAACTTCATAAGGAAGAGGCAAAACTCCTAGACTACAAGATGCACTTAGTTATCAGATTTGTATTATTCTTAAAGTATCTAATCACATTCAGAATGCAGGACGCCAAAGACGCACTAGACATGGACAAGGAATTGTCGAAAGAGGAAGAAGCATTACTAAGGAAACAGCTTGCTAACTTCCTAAGAAGAGAACCATATGTTAGGCCTTATCCTAAAATAGGTCGCAACGCTCCTTGCCCATGCGGCAGTGGCAAGAAATATAAACATTGTTGTGGTCGTTAAAAACTTTAGCGACGGAACAGTAATAGAAATAGATAGAGGTCGATTTGATGATTGGTGCATTTATATCACCGGAACATGTAACAGACATGCTCCTAAAGATGTTGCATATTTTACCGTAGTACGAGGTTTCGGTAAAAGATATGGAGTTGATAAAGTATATACTGATTTTATTAGTATTTACGACAAAACTTCCAAATCATTAGACCGGTCAGTTCTAGACCATATAGAAACTCTGTCGAAAGACTATGGTGAACATTCAAACAAATTTGCTATAGTCTTTACTATAATATATTTAGGTATGGTTGCCGAAGAGAACAAAGTGGGTACAAAATTAGGAAAGAGGATTAAACGATTAGGTATTCATCAAGTATTGTATGATAGATATTCTCCTACGGCAGCTGCTAATTTTAGTAGAGGTTTACCTTGGACTAGGATTGACAACGAATGTAAATTAAGAGGATTTTAATATGACAGATAAGTTTAAATTTGACCCAGAGCATACGTTCTTTACGTCAGATACACATTTTGGTCATGCTAACATTATCAATCTGTGCAAACGTCCATTCAAGGACGTTAATCATATGAACGAAGTATTGGTAGAGAACTGGAATAATGTGGTTTCTGACGATGATACAGTCTTCCATTTGGGAGATTTTGCTCTAGGTGGTAGTGCAGTATGGAGTAATGTCTTGTCTCGTCTAAAAGGCAAGATTTACCTCATACTGGGAAACCATGACAGGAAGAACATAAGACAAGGTTACATGGGTAAGTTTGAGGTAGTGGTTCCTCAGATGCAGATTTCGATAGAGAATCGTAGTATATACTTAAATCACTATCCGTTTCTGTGTTATGGTGGAATATATCGTAAACCAGAGGATGCCGTATGGCAGCTATTTGGACATGTACATTCAGGCCCAAATAGTGCTGGAGCTGATGCAGCTAGACTGCCTTATTTACTTCCAACCCAGTATGATGTAGGAGTTGATAATAATAAGTACACTCCTGTATCTTATGCTCAAGTTAAATGTATAATTAATAAGCAAGTGAATGAAGCGCAGGAATCTTAGTGGGATATTCATCTTCGATAAGTTAGAAGGAGAGGAGAAGCCTACTCCTACTTGTCTCGAAGATTGCACTCCGGAGACTAGGCTTAAATGGCTAGAAGGATTGGAGAAAGAAGCTCTCATAAATTGCATAGAGCATTTGTGTGAGACTATTAACGAATTTAGTGAATTGTTGGACATTTATAAAGAATAAGTATTATGGCTAAAATTATTAGTAGCAGAAAGAAGTATGTTCCAGTTAAGGATTTAAAGGTGTATCCTAGTAATAAGGAAACTATTGAAGTAATTCCCGATGATGGATTCAATGGAGCTCATCGTTACCGTGCCCAAATGTGTGCTGGCTTTGTTAATGGCAAAACCAAGTATGTGGATGCTACTGACACAATTCAGTTTGTTCACAAGCACGAAGACGGTACAGTAACTCCAGGGTGGCAATCAGAACAACTTGCCCTTATCCTACTTGATAGAGTGAAGAAGTTGAATGAGAAGTTCCCTTGTGAGCAAAATGCCAAACAAGTTACTGCACTTGAAGCTTATCTTGATGCTTGTAAGGAAAGAATTGATGACAGGCTTAACCGTAACGTAATGGGAGACTTGAAGGAATGAAAGTTGAAGTGAATAGAAATGACGAAATGCCAAAAGCAGGAGACCTAGTAATAGACGAGCTTGGAAATATTGGCATCCTAATGCACAATGGTTATATTTGGCTTCTTAAGCATTCAGGAAAGCCTGTAGATGTTCCAACCCTAGTAAGTTACACTGATTCCGACAAATTGTACAAGTTTGAGGGAACTGTGACTCTTAGTAATGATTAAGACTTATTACTATGCAATAGATAAAGATGGGCAGGGTTGGTATTATGACAACCCGCCTATCTTTGACGGTGAAAGCTGGAATGTGGACCCTACGTATGACTGCTTAGAATGTATGGGAGCTGTTAATGATTTACATCCTGCAAATCTATTTAGATTTCCAATTCCGGAAGATATGACGTATGAGGATGAACCTATAAAATTTGAAATATGTCTAAAGTAATTACAATTCACGGGCATACTCTAGAATTAGATATGGGGCCTTCTTGTCCAAATCCTGGGATAAGAAGACAGCTGGATGCTAAAGGTGAGCCTTACATGTGTACATCTGACCTAACTACCTGGATAGGGGTTGACGGTGATTGGTACCGTGTATATGTGCCCAGTGCAGTCTTAGGGTGGCCTGATATTTTAGAACTGGCTGAAACTGAAGAGGAGTTGTTAGATTATTTAAAAGACGTATCTGAATTTACTAGAGATGAGAAAGGAAATAACTAATCCTGTAGGTAAGTGGTGGGTCGTTGCCAATAGAAGTGGAGACCTTCATGTGACTGATGGTGACATGCCGGAGAGGGCTGGCAGCGGTTGGCAAGGAATGAATAACGACTATCTGTGGACTTCTGCTACAGATGATGTATTTAAAGACTGTGTTATTCCAGCTACTACGTTTGATAAAGGCCCACTACAATTTGAAATTGATGAACAGTTAAACACAACTTGGTATAAAGAATGAAACGATTTTGGTGTTGTAGAGACTTAGAAGGAGCTGCTAACGAGGAAGTATTTCTGTTTGTTGGAGAAGAACCACCAATTATGGACGATGATGGTGAGTGGGTAGACCCAAGAAAAGAAGGTCTGTTTTGGTCGGAAGAAGACTTCAATTTTGACTTCGATAAACTTCTGGGAACCGTTAAGTTCCCTGAGTTAAATAAAGGTGAACGGATTGAGATGAATCTTCAGTTTGAATTTGGAATTAAGTAACTATGCGTTATTGGTATTGTATAGACAACAACGGCAATAAGTGGCTTTACGAAGGGTCAGTAGCTCCAGTTAAATACGATGACGAATGGAATATTTCCGATGAAGAGACAGATGACTTTACTTGGATAGGAGAGTTCGATTTAAGAGCTACCTATGGTGTAGGTTTTGTTGAATCACTTCCAGATATTGCTAATGGTGAGATGACTGAAATACGGATTAAATATACAGCCGAGAAATGCGAATAGGAGCTACGTCTGATTTACATGGAGTACTTCCCGCAGTTGAAGAATGTGATATATTTCTCATCTGTGGAGATATCATGCCGTTAAATATACAACTAAACATGCCTAAATCTAGGCTATGGCTTCAAAATACGTTTATTCCATGGGCTAATGGATTACCATGTAAACATGTAGTATTCATAGCTGGTAATCATGACTTCTGGTTTGAAAGAAATGGAGGTTTGGAACCAGATATGTACAACATGTTTCATAAGCCTACTGACGGCAAATTGGTGTATCTACATAATAAGTCTTGGGAATACGAGCATGAAATTGAGTCAGGAGTGTTCAAGAAGTTTAAAATCTTCGGAACTCCTTACTGTAAGCAATTTGGTAATTGGGCGTTCATGAGAGAGCCTGAACGCCTGGAAGCTAAGTATGCTCATATGCCTAGTGATTGTGATATTCTTATATCTCACGATGCTCCTAGACTACTTGGGCTAGGTGAGATACATGAAGGAGCGTGGGCAGGAGAAGATGCAGGTAATCCTTGGTTGGCAGATGAAATCATGCGTAAACAACCTAAACATTGTTTCTGCGGACACATTCACAGTGGATGTCATGGAATACAGGAATTTAATGGCATGAAGTTCTCTAACGTATCGTTAGTAAATGAAGATTATGTAGTTTCTTACAAACCTCTATATTTGAATGTTTAAAAGGATGCCAACTGAAAAAGTAGTTTATACATCTGGCGGCTCTAGCCTATTAACGGCTATAGCTATAGTATTTGTAATTCTTAAATTAACAGGAACAACTGCTGTTGCAACATGGTCATGGTGGTGGGTACTTGCTCCATTATGGCTGCCAGTAGTCTTCGCTATAGGTATTGTATTAGTGTTACTTCTAATACTGCTGATAGTTGCCGCAATAGCAGCATGTTCTAAATAAAGTATGGATAAGATTTTATTAATTGTAGACCCACAGGTAGATTTTATCAGTGGGTCCTTAGCTGTAGAAGGAGCTAAAGAGAAGATGGATGCTCTTGCTAGTGCATTACAGAACGGTGAAATTGACTGTGACTATGTAATGGTTACTAAGGACTTTCACCCATCTAATCACTGCTCCTTTAAAGAGAACGGAGGCCAATGGCCTCCACATTGTGTTAAAGGTACTGCTGGTAGTTGTATATATGCCCCACTATGGAGTGTAATATGCAACTACGCCTATCGTAAAGATACAGACATCTTTATTAAAGGAGATAGTCCTGACAAAGAAGAGTATAGTATCTTTGATAATCTAGAGAGTCTTTCTGTTATATCAGACATATTACTTGATTTTGAGTCTGACCCAGATAACGAAATTCGAGTAGTTGGTATAGCTGGTGATTATTGTGTGCATGAAACTATATGTGACTTGATAGCTATGGGTTACAAGGATAACATTGTAGTAGACACTAAGTATATTGCATCCATAGATGGTGGAGATAAACTCGCTAATTTAATTAAAAACTGTGGTTTAAAATGGGATTAATTTATTCAGTATCGGTTTTGTTCTTCGCATTCATGATATTTAGAATGTATCTAAAGAAGGACATTAGACCCTATATGACAAGTAGAGTGGTTACTTTACTCACAATTCTAGGGTTGTTGCCTTATGTAAATACGGTAATTATAATTGCAACTCTCGGTGATGCTGTTGTTAAATTCAATGAATACAGGAATCTTACTAAGCAAGAGAGGACAGACAGAATAATAGAATCATTGCAGCTCATTGACTTAGCAATGGAGAGATTAATTGATAAATTTAAAGAGAAATGATAGTAAAATCCATTCTTGATACGGATTTGTATAAATTTACAACTTCGTATGCTTACATGAAACTATTTCCTCAAGCTAGAGGAACATTTGAGTTCTTTGACCGTGACTTGACAGAGTATCCAGAAGACTTTGTTCAGAAGGTGTACTTGGAGTTAAGTAATCTTGGAATGTTGCGTCTTACCAATAGTGAACTTGATTATATGACTTCTAACTGTAGATTTGTTCCACAAGTCTACTGGGAATGGCTATATTCTTTCAGGTTTAACTCTGGTAAAGTGCAAGTATGGCTTGATGGCAAGAAACATCTTCACATAACTGTGAATGATTATTTGTACAAAGTGACATTATACGAAGTTCCCATTCTGGCTATTATATCTGAACTGCGTAATCGTGTATTAGGTAACAACTGTGACATGTCGGAAGTCATTAAGAAGCTTGAACCTAAGTTAAGGTTGTCGAATGTTGCGGGAATAAAATTCTCTGAATTTGGTACCAGAAGACGGTTCAGTTATAACGTACAGGATGAGGTAGTATCTGCCATTAAGGAAGGTTCTATCTATTGTACAGGCACTTCTAATTGCTATCTGGCTATGAAATATGAAATGCCTATGATGGGAACTCATCCACATGAGTGGTTCATGTTTCACGGTGCCATGTATGGCTATAAACAAGCTAATTACATGGCTCTTGAGAATTGGGTAAATGTGTATGACGGTGATTTGGGAATAGCATTGTCTGACACATATACTTCCGAAGTGTTCATGAAGAACCTGTCTCGCAAGCAAGCTAAATTGTTTGACGGAGTAAGGTGTGACTCCGGTGACGAGTTTAAGTTCATAAACAGTATGATTGCTCGTTATAAAGAACTTGGAGTAGACCCTACTACTAAGACTATAGTATTCAGTAATGCTTTGGACTTTGACAAATGCCAGGACATTATGGAGTATTGTGGAAGTAGAATCAGGTGTTCGTTTGGAATAGGCACTAATCTCACTAATGATACTGGATTTAAGCCGGCTAACATAGTGATGAAGCTTATTAACTGTCAAATGAATGCTAACCAACCTGTTTATGGATGCGTGAAGCTGTCTGATGATGCTGGTAAACACACTGGCGAAATGAGAGAAGTAAAATCTTGTTTAGTTGAATTGGGATTATGAGTGAACTAAATTATGAACATGTATTTAACGTATTAGTCGACAAAACAGCTGAATACGTTACTTCTAACAACCTTAAGGCAATGGTATTGGGCATCAGTGGAGGAATTGACTCCACTGTTGTCGCTGCCATATGTCATGAGGTTAGTAAGAAGACTGGTATTCCTCTTATAGGTAGAAGTCTTCCTATTAAGAATAAAAGTGATGAGTTCGCTACTTCTGTACATGTAGGAGAAGCTTTCTGTAATGAATTTAGTGTTTACAGACTTGAACGTTCCTATCGTGCAGCTTTGTTTGATGCCTGTGCTGATGCAGGTGATGTCAATATGGCTAATTCTTACTATCTCGATGAGCTAGAAGAAATGCCTAGTAGAACTCCTATTGCTAATGGTAATCTTCAAGCTAGGTGCAGAATGATGTATCTATATGATATAGCTAGTCGTTATAAAGGATTAGTAATGAGTACAGATAATCAAACTGAATATCAGCTTGGATTCTGGACTATTCATGGTGATGTAGGTGACTTCGACCCTATTCAAGACCTGTGGAAGACTGAAGTTTACGGACTGGCAAACTATTTGCTAGACCATTATAAAAGTAAAGCTCTAGAAGCTCTTCGTAATGATTATAAAGAAACTTGCGATAATTATAAAGCAATGTCATGTGCTATATATAATTCTTGCAAGCTAGTTCCCACTGATGGTCTTGGTATTAGTAATAGTGACTTAGACCAGATAGGTGCTAAGGACTACGCTACTGTGGATGATATCCTTAGTAGATTCATTCCATTCGAGGACTTTAGAAAAAGCTATGATTCAGCTGGACAAATCATGCACCCACACGATGAAATGGCAGAATCTGATTGCTGGTCACAATTATGTGCTAGACATGGAGAAGATGTAGTTAATAAGGTATGGAGCAGACATCTGGCATCAGAGTTCAAACGTAAGAAAGCGCCAATTTATATATCTAGGGAATTATATGAATGATTTAGAAAGAAGAGTTCACACAGCTATTAAAGAGTGTTATGATGTAGTCATAGCCCCAACTTACGGGTTAGGTTCTGCATTAGCCGCTGTATTTATGAAGATACATGGAAGAGCTCCACATAGGGCTACTTTTAGGTCAGATTATTATGCAGTAGACTTACCAGAAGGACGAGAATGGTCAGATGCAGAATCTAAAGGAAAGATTGAATCTATTTCCAAGGGCAAACCTATAGACTATTGGGCAACTCAGCACAACCTTTTAAAGTTGTTTCCAGATGCAGTTCATATAAGGTGGGGAGATGATTACTTCTTATTTACTGATGAGTATATTATAGACCTTCAGGACCTAGAAATTCTAATGTTGAATACTGATGATATTCCAAAAGAAATAGTAGATTGCTTGGTATATAAAGAGGCTAAAGCTACTATGGAATACGTAACCTACAGTAATCAAGGATTCAGAACTACACTCATGAAAGTAAAAGAACAAGATTGTGATATACAATCTAATTATAATGATGACTTACCACATCAACAAATAACCGATATGATAAATTCCAAGGAGAGTGGAATTGCCATATTACACGGAGTTCCTGGTTGCGGTAAGACTAGTTATATTAGAAAGCTAATAGCCGACAATCCAGGTAAGAAGTTTGTGTTCTTAGATGCTTCTACGTTTCAATACATTGGGGATGCTTCATTTATTGAACTTCTTACTAATAAGAGAGATTCAGTGTTTGTAGTAGAAGACTGCGAGGACTTATTAGTAAGTAGGGACACTAAAGGAAATCACAGAATATCCTCTTTACTAAACCTGTCAGACGGTATACTTGGAGACTCTTTAAACCTTAAGTTCATATGTACCTTTAATGCTGATATTAGTAGTATTGATAAAGCATTATTACGTAAAGGAAGATTGAAAGTTAAATATGAATTTGGTAAACTTACCAAAGATAAAGCTACTGCCTTAGCTGTCAAACTTGGTAAAACAGAACCTGTAACTGAAAACATGGCATTGTGTGATGTCTATAACTTAGGCACAGACAATGGTGGTGAACAAATTGAAAGTGATAGACCTAAAATTGGATTTAGATGAAAATGAAATTGTATTATGGAGCCTTGGCCTTACTTTGGCTCCTTTCTAGTTGTACTCCCAGTAGTAATGTAACTGACAACTATGACAGAGTTGGAACTTGTCGTAATGGTCATATCAAAGCTCTTACTTTGAATGGTCATACATATTACTGGCAAAATCATTGGTTTGCACATGCAGGAGACTGTAAGAAGTGTAAGCATGAACTTGATAGTATAGTTAAAGCAGCAGTTAAGGAGGCAATGCAATGCGAGTAGGATTATTCTTTGGCTCATTTGACCCTCCCCATATCGGGCATGTAAACGTAGTAATGGGAGCCATTAACTCTAGCCAGGTGGATAGAGTATTAGTGATTCCTGCTTATCAAAACTTATGGAAGGAGAATAGCTCTAAATTTTCATATAGGTATGCTATGAGTTGTATGCAATTCGGCACTTTACCTTTTGTACATGTGAATGATGTAGAGAAAGACTTAGCAGGCCCTGCTTATCCTAGAGGTATACCTACATACGTTGTACTAGAGGAATTGAGGTCTAGAATGCCAGAGGATGAATTAGTAATCATCACTACTCCAGAAACCTACAAGGATATTCCTGAATGGCATAAAGGGTCTGTAATATTGTATGACTATAAATTCCTCATGGTGGTAAGTGGAGAGGAGACCCCACATGACCTTCCGGAGAATGTGCATGTTGTATATGTTCCGCAAATAACAATATGCTCTACTTGCATTCGCAATAGAGTAAAGCTTGGAGTATATATCCAGCCATTTGTAAAAGATACTGTAGAAGCATTTATTGACCAATATAACTTATATGTATAAGGTTGAATTAGTTAAAGAATTTTATTAATGAAGAATTATCCTATTAAAATCGAAACTGGTGAGCACGCTGGTGAGACAGTTTGGGTTCACCGTAGTATAGCCGTTGCAGGATTTATATTCTGTAAAATTAACGATGAATGGTGTGTTCTTGCTAACCAAAGAGGTGAAGGAGCACCAGACTTTCAAGGATATTGGAACTGTCCTTGTGGCTATTTGGACTTTGATGAGACATTAGCAGAAGCTTGCTCTAGGGAAATCTACGAGGAAACTGGAGTTAAGATTGAACCTAGTGCTCTTTATATGTGTAGCGTCAACGATGACCCGAAAGACTCTAACAGACAGAATGTCACTATGAGGTTCATGGCTGTAGTAGACGAGAGTCATATTGGAATTTCTACTAATGCTATCAAAGGACAGCTAGGTGGAGAGGAGAATGAGGTAAAGGCTATCATGTGGGTTAAAATATCTGACCTTGATAATTACCAGTGGGCATTTAATCATAAGCATCTCATTGAAGGTATCTTTTATACTTATGTAGATTATGAAGAAGTGGAGGGTTTAGACGATTTATTTGCTGAATGACATACTTTATTAGTGGACACAGAGACATAACTCCTGAAGAATTTGAGAAGTTCTACGTTCCAGCAATTGTTGATGTGATAGATACATGCGACAATAATTACGATGACTGTGAATTTGTAGTCGGAGATTGTAGGGGTTGTGATGAAATGGCAGCTAATTTCATAGCAAATTACATTAAGGAGAATACAGATGATACAGAGTGTCCTCCATGTATTTTGTGCATTTATCATATGTTCTCTGAACCTAGGTTTAGAGTAGGCGTAGCTGGACAAGACGGTTTTTATCATGTTGACATGGTAGATGAGCTCAATGCAGACTTATGCGAGGATGAGGACCCATATACCATAGATGATTGTCCTATTGTACATTATGTAGGTGGATTTGAGACAGATAGAGACCGTGATTCTGCTATGACCAATGCTTCAAGTGAGGATATTGCCTTTATAAGAAGCAAATCTAAATGGGATTCTGGTACAGCAGAGAATATATTACGTAGGCACACTATGAAATATCTAAACCCTAGTTTCTATGGACAACAGTAAAGATTGGGGTGAGTTCCTGGAGGGTATTAAAGCTGCACAGCAAGCAGCTGAAGCTCAAAAGGAAGCTAATGAGCAACATGAAAAGTATGAAAGATTGAGATTTGAATTTACATTAGCATTAATCAATAACAATGACCTCTTACATGAGAGGTCATTTAAAGAGATATGTCAATTAGGAGTTGAATTAACAGATGAATTTATGAAACATGAATCTGAAAAAGGGAAAGTTTAAAATTGTTGAGGGAACAAGAGTTAGAATGGTTTCTTCAAAAGATACTCATATAGTCGAAGGAGCTTATGGTACTGTAGTTAATTCGGGCATAAGAGAGTCAGAAGTACGTTGGGATAGTATGTTAGCAATTAGAGCAGATTATAGATACAGAAATGAACTAGAAGATGCTCTTATCATTCCAGTTTATAATGACTTATTGGACCCTTCTGGAAACTTCCAGATTTGGACTCCTGAACCTATTGCGCGAATATACCTTGACGATTGTATCAAGTATATAGGAGAGGATACAAAAGACCTCAAATATGGTGATTTGCTTTGTGTATATTCTATGACTTTATCAGAGCATTCATTGTATGCAATACAGTTAAGTAATTACAAACTACACAAATTGGACACCAGTGTCTGTGCATTAGAAGGAAAGGGATATGCTTTAGCTAAAGACACTAAGGTCAAAGTAGTCCTAGACTCCGCTTATACAGAAGTTGGACAAACTGGTAAAATTTATCGTACTGATTACAGGTCAGCGCTGCCCTATGAAGTTATTATGGATAAGGGTGGTTGTGTTTGGGTTGCTGGATGTACCATACAGAACGTTGATACTGAAGTGTACATAGAAGAGTATTCAGCAGATGTTGAGAATGAAGTATCACCAGACGAGGATATACTAGAGAACGGATTCTCCAGACAAGTAACATTCTATGAAAAGGATTAACAAATATTTATTTCTGGACGTAGACGGAGTTCTTAATAGTGACGAGTGGTATCACGAAGAATGGAATAAAGACCATGTATATCCTCAAGGTGACTTCGACCCAAAATGTGTTGATATCATCAACGATATAGTTAGTAAAACAGATTGTAAGGTAATAGTTAGTTCTTCTTGGAGAACAGATTCTAACTTACAATCAGTATTTGACAAAGCTGGGTTAAAGTTCCAAATTTATAGTACCACTCCCTTTAGAGACCATAGAGGTAAAGAAATCCAAGAGTGGTTAGATTCTCAAACCGAACCTTACGTCTATGCAATTCTGGATGATGATAGAGAAATGTTGTCTTGCCAGAACAAGTTCTTAGTAAGGACTAATGGTAACGTAGGTATTACTAATGAGGATGCTAACCGAGTTATTAACATTTTAAATAGAAATGATATGTGGAATGATAAATTAAACTCCTTAATTATGGAGTCTATGAAGAATCATGATACTGTACGTACTACAGTACTTAGGGCTGTTAAGACTGCATTCACTAACCATTTGGCAGCTAAGAACGCTAAGCCTCTTGATGCGTCTACTGAAATCTCCATTATTAAGAAGATGAGAGATGAGAGACTTGATTGTGCAGAACAGTACCGCATGGCAGGAAGACAAGACTTGTATGATAATGAGATGGCAGAATCCCTTATCTTAAACGAGTTATTGCCAGAAGTTCCAGATAATAAGGTACTTGCTTTAGGTCTGGTAGAAGTCTGTGCATTACAAGGATGTGAAGACGGGCCTAAGATTCCTAAGAGCAAAATGGGAATCATTATCAAAGAGCTTAAAGCTATGTTCCCTGCCGCAGATGGTAAACAGATTGCTGATTTAGTAAAATCTTGTGTAGTATAATATGACACTAAAAGAAATTGTAACCTTACCTTATCCAGCTAAGATATCACATGCTATAGCTGGTGTACTTTATTATCAAATAATAGCTGGTGATAAAGCTATTGTCTTTCCAATAGACATGAATGACAGAGACGATGTAGGAACTACTACGTTTCTAGCAGAGTATCCGAAACCTATCACATTAATGAGATACATTCGTAAAGCAATTGACTCTGGTGAGTTAGTAATAGCTACTACTGATGCCGAAGTATAATGTAAGTATCGATAGACAGCTTAGATGTCGTCTATGCTTTGACATAGAAGTTGAAGCCGATAGTGAAGACGAAGCTTGGGAAAAGGCTTACGACACAGTAGACCTAGGAGATTTAGAAGTAAGAGATTGTGAGTATAGCGACGATGAAATAACCCTTCTAGAAGAATGATTATAGGTATAGTTGGTAAGAAGCAAAGCGGTAAGGATACAGTTTGTAATATCATTCGGTATATAAGTTGGCTTAAATCTTCTAAACTATGGGGAGAAGTAACTCTGAATGCTAAACACTTTGAAGCTGTCCGTGAAAGTGAGGATATTGCTCCTATACTTAGTGTATGGGAGAAACATCCATGGGCAGAGAAGCTGAAACAGTGTGCGTCCATTATACTAGGATGTCATGTGTCAAGCTTTGAGACAGAAAGTATCAAAGAATCATTTACACATATTCCAATTAGTAATAGTGAAGGAGAACCTATGACTCATAGAGAGTTCCTACAAGTACTAGGTACTGAAGTGGGAAGAACTATTGACCCTAACCTATGGGTTAAATCTATGATGTTTGACTATGAAAGGAAATTTAAGAGTTATCCTACTTATGGTACTGATGAATACGGTAACACTGTATTCGTACATATGAATACAGTAGAGCCTTGTTGGATTATGCCAGATACTAGGTTTCCAAATGAAGTCCAAGCTATCAAAGATAGGAAAGGAATTGTCATTAAGGTAAACAGAGATACCGGATTACTAGATAATCATATTTCAGAACATGCTTTGGATGATTACAATGACTACGATTATGTTATTGATAATAACGGAACTCTCGGTGAGTTAATTGTCAAAGTAGCAACTATGATGGAGACCCTAGGGGTGCTTCAATAAACAATAATGGCCTGTATGGTGGAGTGTAATGCTCTACTGTACAGGCCATTTTTTTTGATTACTCAGAAGCTGCTGCTTCGTACATATCTTCTATAGTATTGATACCTTCTCTGAACTGTCTAACAGCCGAAATATTGGTACTTAAATAGCTACCTAAAGATTTGTCTCCAGCCACAAAATCCCATGTAGAATTAAAGAATCTAGTGACATATCCCACGGCGGCAGGTTCAGAATTGTCTAAAATACTACTAATAGCATTTAATGGAGTTAGGTCATCATACGAGCTATTAAATCCCCTTTCGAACACATCGAATGCTGCATCTTCTACCGCTTGCATCATGCTATTAGGGTCTCTACTTTCATTACGCTTTTCATCCCATAAGTCTATTAGAAGCTTACCTAGGGTTCCCAATAATATCCATAATAGTACATCATTGCCAAACTTCTTTAGATTTTGTTTTCTGACTCCAGTAGGGTCATTGAATATTGTATCCTTAACTCCTGCTATTCCACCTTGTCTAAAAGAATCAAATACAGCCTTTAATGAATATAATATTCCTTCCATATAAGAAGAGCCCCACTCATATACAGGAACCCCTGTATCTTTAGTAGTTATTACGTCTCCGTCCCAGTATAACAATTCACCAAACTCGTTTGTAGCATGTTTCTGTGCCCCAGTATTATATTGGTCTGGTTTTAGGGCCCAAGTATTCTTTATTGAAGATAGATATGTTCTAAACTGCATAAACAACAATCCCATTCCAACCTTTTCTGCAACCATTTTGGCATCGTAATCATAGTGCCCGTAAACAGTATCAGACAAAGTTTTGATACCTGTTATCTGGGCTTCTGTATACGCAAATGATAAAGAATCTCCTTCTTTTATTTTACCATCTGGGCTGGCCTCTCGTAGCATAGAAAGATATAATGCCCTTTCCTTGTTGTAGTCTGGATGTGACGTATTATTATTCACGTAGTGTGTGAATCTCTTGTCTTTCTTCCAATCATACGTTAATTGCCCATCTTTAACTTCCATAGCATCCCAAGACCCATCATGTAATGACCTAGCTATAAACAAGGCCATTCTATGAAAGTAGTCAGGAGCTGTGGACATCCAATATGCTTTCTGGCTCAGATTTGCAAGACCTGACTTATTAGAAACTAATTCCTTCTGAATCTTATTCATATCAAATCCAGCTAACCTAAACCTTCCATTTATAAGCTCTATTTTAGTAACTATACTTGGATAATCTTTTATATCTTTGGACATTATTTTATAAGCTGCTATTAAGTCCTTCATAGTTATTTTAGAATCCGGGTCTTGAAATGCTCCAGACAGTGCTAAATTTAAGTTCTTATAGAATCCATTTAACATATCTCGAACACCTCCAGCAGCGTTAAATGCAATACAGAATTGTGTAGTTAAGTTCCTAATAGGTTTGACATACTTATATAGCTCTTCACCTTCTTTTGAAACTAGAGACTCATTATACACAGCAACTTTAATGTATGCATCTATAGCCTTATTAATATTCTCCACATCAACTCCAGTCTCGTTACCATAGGTTAGGACTTTAAGCTTAACTGCTTTAAGTACTGGCAATATCTTGTCAAATGCAATCTTTCTCATAGCGTACAATTCGTAACTGGTTACTAATGTTTCTATGTTCTGCTCCCAGTATTCAGGGGTGTATTTGGCTAGAACTGAACGTCTTGCCTCACTACTAGACTCGGAATAATTAAATCTGTTATGCATTTCATAATCATTCATCAACTCCCTCTTAGCTATCAGCTCCTCTTCTGTATAAGAGTCATGTTCAGAGATTGCAAAATTGCTCTTAAATTCTGTAATATAATTATTATATTTTTGCTGTATATACTTAGAGAACCCTAATTCACTTATACTTTGCGCTAGTAGATTGTCACTCTTCTGAAGAGGTATCCAGTACCATTTCTCTTGCTTAATGTATTGCTGTACTTCTGGAGAGTTAATGGATTTGCCCTTAAGATTAAACCTCCATTTATTAATCTCCCATAGGGCTTTCTTTAAGAACTCTCGCTCCTCGTTAGTTAAAGGCGTACTATTATCATACGGATTCTGAAACAGCATATCACTATTAATGGTTCCGTCTGAATTTCTTCTAATCATATTAGAGTATAGAGACCTCTGGTTTCCAATGGCATTACGTCTTAATGCGGAGAACCCTTTGGCTTCCCACAGAGGTTTAACAGCATCTTCAGCAAATTTCTGATGTTGAGCCTGAACATCTCTAGTAAGGTTAGCCCAGGTACCTCTTACGGTTTGTACTACCTGTCTCATATTATTCTCAGTTATTAAATCTGGGTTGGTTATCTTATAACCACTAAACATTTGGCCCTTTCCACTCCATTCGGCAAGGTGCTCCGGCTGAACCTCTGACAGACCACTGCAATAGCGTATCGCATTTAGAACCATCATATAAAGTCTTTCTATAGAGGTTTCAGACACTCTATTAGCTAGCTGTTCTGGAGTAGACTTCTTAAGTAAGTCTGGGAAACTGTTCTCTAGAGTCTTCTGTATGTTCATTAAGTTGTTAACAGTGAAATGATTTATTCCAGGCTGTAACTCATATATAGAATCTCTTATACCTTCCAGCCCTTTACGTCCAGAAGCATACAGATTTGGTCCGTTTAAGGTAGCTAAGTATTCATTCTTCAACAAATCTATAGCATCTGCGAAGCGCAAGTTCCTAATGTTGTTAGTAACCCCAGTCTCATTGCAAAGCAAACTAAACGCATTAATCAGTAATTTATTACTAGCTATAGTAGCCTTTTGGGTATCTGGGTTAATAACTTTAAGCTCTCCTATACTAAATTTGTCTTCAAATTGAGAGTAAGTTTGATTTAAAGCGGCCATTATCTTTATTAACTCTATATTGCCTCCTGTAGATTTAAGAATATAAGGGTCTTTTATGTACACGTCTTTCTCGTGACTCCCTAGTATAGTACTTCCTAACGACAATGGCATGGGTGAATTTAAGTCATGGTAGCTTAAAGAGATTACATCTATCTGTTTAGTTAATATGTTTTGCAATACAATCATTCCAAGCTCGTTGAAATTGTCTAATTTTACAACAGACCATCCTGGAGCAGTAGTATATTTAGAGAAGGTAGTCACTAAAAATGATGATACCTGTACTCCACCTGTAGAATACAATTTGGAGATAGGCTGCCTGCCCGACACTACCCTTTCTAGCTCAGTCATAAATCTATCTGTGTTCTCTTTATTATGCTTCCTTAGCTTCTCTATGTACTTTGTAACTTTCTCTCTAAGTTCCTCATTTTGAGTTCTGTCGGACTCTTCCTTTATGTATATAGGCTCTTTAGTAAACTTGTCTATAAAGAAGTACCTACCCTTAGAGGGGTCTGGGCTATCTATCACAAACTCTGGGTTCTTAATAAAACTGTTTATATCTAAATCCATTCTTCTATCCCTTAATTTAGAATCCGGGAAGAACTTCTCTAACATTTCTGTCACTTCATTAACTATAGGCTTATAAACTGTGTTCTCTTCTACTCCGACTGGGATATGTAGATTAGCTATTTCAGACATATATCCAGTTCCCCATGATAGAGGTTTATTACCGTTACTAGTAACATAGTCTAATCTGTTTTGAGTTTCTCCAAAAGTAATCCCCCTCAGACTTCCATCTTCTCTTAATCCTTCAGTAATAATCGGAACTATGTTTAAGTCCATACTTTTAGTGGGCACTCCCTTAGATGCTAGTATCTGTCTATAGAATGCAAGTTGGTAGTTATATCGTACATTTCTGGCTTTGTCTAGACTTGCCATGGTACTAGTAGAACTTTTGAATAAATAAATATGAGGTTGTCCAAACTCATCTATTACCACCAAATCTATAGCTCCAATTATGTTCTTTCCGTCCACAGTATTTGCATCTACTGTTAATTGTGGTATTAGTTTAGACGATTTACCATGTAATGTGTATATCTCCTTCTTAACCTTATCTAAGTTGGTATACATACTACGAATAACATCAGGATGATACCTGTCTCGGTACTTATCTACGAAATCTACTAGGCTATAATGATTACTAAAGAAATCACCTACCATAGAGTGTATGTCTTTACCGGCTTCCGCAATTAAATCCCATTGCTCTAATGTTCTGTTAGCTTCTTCAAGAGCATCCTCTCTAACAGAACCTTCTTCCACTTTAGAATTTATGTATTGACGTTTCCACCCCTCTCTATCAAATTGTTGTATAATAGTCTTATTGTTATCAGACTGCCTAGGGGTAGTCTCTAAATACTCAGTTACAGATATAGACCCTTGAGCAGTTACAGGTGATTCCAAATCAATAGTATTAACATCTGATTCATACATAGAAGTCTTAGATGTCTTGACAGATTTTATTTTAGCTGCCATTTCTTCCACAACATTATCCTGACTCAGTACTATATCACTAATAATACCTCCATCAATCATGTTTCTATGTTTCAGCAGAAACTCAAATAGTTCCTGATATCCATTTTCACCAAATTGGCGAACTTCTCCATTTATATTTAAACTATATGAACAAGCCATTAGCAATTCTCCTTTAAGTTACCACTCTTTATTAATTTCTGAATTAAATTAGTTATAGTACGGGATTCAGAAGCTAAGTTCATATCAAAACCTGCTGCCAAATCGTTGTTAATAAGTGCACTACCAAATTCAGACATAATATTATCTATAGACATATTAAGAAGTCTTCCTAACTTCTCATTCTTAATATCATCACTAGTTTGGAATGTCTTTTGAGTCTTCTCTTTAAATATTCTTCCCATTTCCTCTAGTGAAGCTTCTTTACCTTCAAACCAAGGCTCTGCGATTCTAGCGAAGTAATTACCAAACTCTGTAACAAATATCTCCTCATTCAAGTCAGGAACAGCTCTAGTATCTCCTATCATCCTAAATGCTTCTAGTTTATCATCATAGTTCGCCAGAGACTCCACCTGTTCAACTAGCCCATAATAAAGACCTGGATTAGTCCTCTTCATAGAACCCATAATTAAATGTGCAAACTCATGCAGTGAATCAGCTGTAGTAGCTCTGTCTACATTTAGATAGACTTCTCCATTATAAATAAATGCATTAGTTCTTCCAGCATTAGGAATCACTCCTCTGAATTTAGAAGCTATCTCTCTAGCAGTAACTACGTTAACATTAATGCCATAGTTCTTACTAAGGTGATTGGCTATCTCTACCATTTCACTTTTAAATGACCTGGGTACTTTCTTGTGAACTGGTACACTTCTTTCTGATTCTAGCTTTCTGAATGAGTATTTGTCCCCATTTGCCCCAGTTACTTCATATACAGATTCGGTAGCATTCTGAATTGTATTTAAAGCTTCTGTCATTAATTGCAGCTCATAGTCTAGTTTGTCTTGAGTTAGCATACTAGGTACTTTACTGTTATATAGAGAAGCGTGAATGTCTGGGTCTCTTAATTGATTCTTTAATAAGAAGAAAGTCTCCAATTTCTCTTGAGTGTTAAGTATAGATTCTATATTAAGTCCCTGCTCTTTAAGTATGCCAATTAGTTTCTTATATTGGGGCTTCTTATTAAGCTCTGATATGAAGTTGTTAAAAGTAATACTTTTAACTAAATCCTTATCATTGTATAGCTTTATGTTATCATTTAGTTCTATATCCAAAACGGAGAATCTGTCTCCAATTTGTAAAGATTGATAACTTTGTATTGCTAAACTTCCATTTTTGAGTTTACTAGTAACCGATTTCAAATCTATAGGTCTGTCTAATAGTTTATTGGCAATACTTCTAGCATATTTGAGATTATCTACTCCTGCTCCTTTCAGCCCGTCTGAAGTTGTAACAATCCTACTGTCTATATAATATCTGTCATTATATTTAGCGATATTATAACCCCCTACAGTTTCAATAGGCTCTATTAACTCTCCAGAGTATTCTGTGTTAACTATAGTCTTGTCAAATTCCGGCTGCTTAAACGTATTTCTCAATAATATTCCCCCATCACTTATAAATGCAATGTCTAAGAACTTCTCATTGTCAATTTTATTATTCAGGTCTTGTATAGTAGATACTATAGATTCATCGGACAATTCTCCGTAGCTATAAGCATCCATAAAATCCTGCATATCTTTCTTAGATATACGTAAGTAATTCCCAGATACTTCTGTTCTATCTACTAGTGCTTGGACTGTAGTATCTGAATAAGAAGGAATTTCAGTAGTAGGAGTACCTATTATTTGATTAAACAGCTCATTAAATTTACTAACAAGCCCATTCTTATATAATGCATCATTGAAAGTGGCACTAGTATAGAAGTAATTCACAAAAGCAGGTATAACATTACCGTGAATACTATTAGTGTTAAAGTCATACCCTATATATTTCATGATAGTCTGCACTCTGGATGAAGTATCATTACTTGCAGCTAGCATCTTTAACGCAGACTCTATATTCTTGTTTACTTCCTGAACTTGTTCTTTAGGAGCCTTATCTAATACTGTATTCACATATCTTTGCTTTAGATAGGTTTCTATATATTCTTCTTTAGGCTTAATAACTGCCAAACTACCACTAGTGTCTCTAAATATACCATAATTGGTATTCCAAGCAAGGCTAAATCTAGCATTAGTAAGTAGTATATTATTCCTATTTAAGTCTTCACCTTCCCCTTGCAACTTGTCTACTAAGTAGGTAATATTTGGAGTTGGGAACTCATTTTTAATTGTATTTAAATTATAATTACCAATTGGTAATCCGTCCTTGCCAAGATTCTTGGAATCCAAAGCTGTAATAGGAAATCCTCCTGAATTTACTGCATTAATAAAATCATTATAACTCTCTACATTTCCCATTAATGCTCCTATTGCATCTTCTAAAGACATTTCACTAACGTCAGGAACCTCTAGCTTAAACAAGCTAGGGGCTCCCTCGTTAGAATGTACTAAAAATTCTACTGTACAACTCATGTTAACAATTAATTCTTATTTGTATAGTATTACGCTCCATTAAGCTCTTAATCTTATTAACTATATTCTCCATAGAGTCATTCCTACTGAGAACTAACTCTTTCATTTTAGCATTCTGATTTGGAGTTCTAATAACGAAGTAATTATCATATAATCTTCTCATATCTACATTACTTGAGTCCGGGATGTCATTTACTTCATAATAATCCTCTCCATCCCTTTCATATAGTTCGAGACGACCTGTTTCTTCATTTCTCATTCTAATATACTTATCTCTAGCTCTACCTTTAGCACTTTCACTAATAATAGGAGCCATTCTGATAAGTGCATCTTCTAATGAGAATGTATCTATATTAACATCCAAACTGTAGTCTGATTGTCCTACATACTTCTGATACTCTATTAGTAAGTCACTAACGTCAGTCTTATCAAATGTATTCAGCAGAGTCGTAAACCTATCCGCCCCGTATTTGTCCTTATTAACAACTAAGTTATATAAGAAGAACCAGTCAGTAAGAGGCAATCCTTGTAGATTAATTCTCTTTAGTGCTGCAAAATCTTTCTGATATCTACTAAACATAGCTTGGTCTGATTCAGTTCTTATATTCATCATGTCAATAGGTAACTTCATATATGTGGTGTTACCTCTAGTAAACGGGTCAATACGTCTATTCATACTTAATCCTTGCACAAATTGGTTGATTAATAACGAGCGAACTCTCTTATCTCCAACCATTCCGTTATGGAGTTCTGGAATAACTGTTCCTTCCATCCATAGTTTAAAGTTAGCAATTCCATCGTTAGTGGCCAAACTAAATACCTCACCTCCTTCTTTAATATCGTGCAGAGTCATATCATTTCCGATATACTTCTGACCTTCATCCATTCTGAAGGTAATGTTGCGTTTAGCCAACCAGCCAGTGATTAGTACATCGTCTACATGCTCACCGAGTGCATTTAGTTGCTCTTTAGTAACAGCTCTACCATATGTAGGATTCTCTTTAATAAGAGCTTCTCTATAGGAATTTACTAAGTTGAATTTAGTACTAATATTTACATCAGTTGTGTCAGTTAAGAATAACACTTCGTATAAGGCCTTGAAGTGGGGAATTTTATCAATCATGTCGAATATATTCCAAGTTCCCTTTATTAGATTATAGTAAGCTATAGTTGACTTTTTGTAGCCAGAGTTCATTGGGTCAAGGAATTTCCTCATACTAAATCCTCCATTAGTAATACCTTGTGCAATAGCATCATTGACCACAGCTCTTACTTGCTCCTCGGATAGGTAAGGTTTATCATTCAGGATGTTCTTAATAACTACCTCAGGGTTATATCCTTTCTCATATTTGTCATCTTTATATAGTTGCTCTCTGCTAGTAATTGCAGATTCATATGTATTTAACATAGCCATTTTACCTCCTAAATCTGTAGGCATACCTTGATTTAGTCCGTAGAATCTTCCTAACAGTTCTGTCTCCCTAGCACTTCTGTTTACCTTCTTAAATTCGGCAAATCTATCCATGTCTAGTCTATTCCTCATCTTCTGTAGGTACTTGTATTCTTCCAAGAATCTGTGTTCTCTATAAGATACAGCTGGGAATATATCATCAATAGAATCACCTTCTGCAAATCTATCTTTAATAGCTTGAATCCAATTACCTCTCTTATCAAATGCCTCCTCTCCGGAATCAAGTAGTTTCTCTTGTACTCTTTTAAAGAAATTACCTAAAGAAGTAGAATCAAAGTAATTCCTAATGTTAGGGCCTTCTTCTAATGCTCTAACTACAGAGTCTACTGATGCATGGTCATGATATTCATCAAACACATTTACTTTCATTAAATCATTTATAGTTTGTACTGTCGGACTTGTCATAAAGTTAGATATGTCGTTGAAACTGAATCCTAACATAATCATATGTAAGTACATACCAGCTAGATTAGGGCCTGCATTAATTTTAGAAAGAATCAACTCTTTGGCATTGTCAGTAGCAGCTGATAGTAATGCAGAGATTACTAATGACTGGTCTGATTGCACACCTAATTGCTCTTGAACTATTCTGGCGATATCTTCGTGTGATAATTGTTGCTCTACTGCTCTAATAATTAGATTCTTGAAATAATTTTTCTTAGCTGCAAGATTATCAAAATTGACATTAGCCATTATATTTCTTAATGTAGGCACTGTTATAGGCTTGCCGTCTTCTCCCAATATAGTCTGTATTCCATTAAATCTAGTAGAGAAGAACATATTGTCTAACCATTCCTGGTCTCCATTCCTGACACCTTCATTGAAGTAGTAACAATTAGCGAAGAATACCTTCTCACCTACAGCTGCAATACCAATTACCTGTTTACCGTCCATATTTTGCATCTGCATTACCCATTTAGCTGAAGGTGACATTAATGTAATTTTATTAGCTTCCTGTCCAGATGTAGACTGTTTAGCTGCTGCTTGTGGGTCTCCCATTTCAACAGGAGAATATGCAGAATTCATATTCTTTAAATCCTGAATAATATTACTAATTTTAGACGATACGGAGTTTCTAAATGCAGGAAGTAAGTTGCTTCTTCTAATCTTCTGTCTACCGTTTCTAGCTTTCTTTCCATTCTCATCAAATTCCTCAGTCATATACATAGTATGATTGTTAATTCTATTAAGAATGAAATTAGCATTATCGGTATCAACTTCACCTGAATATGTTAATATTCTGGCATCGTCAATAGCATTAAGCATCTCTGCTATTACCGGAACAGATTCTGGATTATAGAAGTTCTCCCTATTAAGTTGATTTAGATAGTTAGTAATATCTACTCCACCACTTCCGTATGCGTATAACTTACCATTAGGAGTAGGTAACATTTCTGATGCCTTAAGTGACTCAATACTATTAAAATTAAAGTATGGAGACCAACCTACATAATGTCCACTGGTATCAAAGTCATAACCCATAATGTAAGCCTTATCAATATCATAGTCAGAACCCTGCAACCATGTCTGCCAGTGAGATACATGTACCACATTCTTATCAGAATCGTTAAATGCAACAGCTTTCATCTTCATAAATGACTGCATTGTCTGTGCAGGAATACGAGCTACTGTAAATTCAAGTGATTTCTGGAATGATACAAACTTCTTCTTGGCATCTGTAATCTTCTGATTCTTCTCTATTCCGTCTAATTGATAAGCCAATCTAGACACACTGAACTCTTCTCCTTCGTTCTCTTTATAAGTATCAAATAGTAATTTAAGCAATCTATCATTTCTTTCAGAACCTGCTTCAATTACTTGTTGCATCATTTCCTTATTCTTAGTGTATTGGTTAATTTTGACAGAATCGAAGCTGTCCATTCCGTAAATGTCAATTACACTGTCAGGAGTTTTAGCTACTAATACTTCTTCAGTAGTGTTATTACCTAATGCATTGTAAGATGTTACTACTTCATGATACTCTCCACTTTCATCATAGAATCCAGCCTCGTACATCTTCTCACCATTTTCATCTACCCTCATAACACTATTACCAACTCTAACGAAATCAGATTCAGTAAGTGCTTTATTAACTGATAGATGTTCCATTAAGGAAGGAGTTTCTCCGAGTGCAACATACACATGTTTACCATTAGCTCTAGTAAACATCATATCATACCATTTAATTTTAGGAGCATGATATTTATCATACCTATTAACGAAGAACTGATATCCTTGTGTAAGTACATCATTAATACTATCATTAGGTCCTAAGTTAAACTGGTCTACATATAGTTTACTAATAGAAAGTTCAGCAGGATTATTAACTAGATTCTGAATAGGAATAGCAATATCTCCATTACCTAAATCCCTAATATAGCCATTGGTTGCATATTTATCACTGAATGCGACTGGGTCTGCTAAGTACTCTGCTTTCTGAATACCAGTTACAGGCATATATCCGTTGTCCAGTAACGTAAATGTTGCTTGTATTTGTGCTTGTATTTCAGAATCTAAAGCTTTAGGAAGTTTACCTCCGTCATACTTAGTTCTTTCACTGAATGACCTTTGTATAGCTGGCATATCAAATATGCTATGTCTCGTACCGGTCATATCTTCCCAATAAATCTCTGCTGGCTTTAAGTCTGTAGGTCTAGTAATATCAGTATAGAATTGAGAGAAATTAGCTTTTACTAAGTTGTATGTATCAAAATCATTTACATATACTGGTACGTAACTACCCTCTATACTCCAACCTCTGTCAGCTAGATATTGGTCTACAGTCATTAAGGAATTAGCTTGATTCTTAGCTTGTGCAGATACAGCCTTGTCATAGTTATCCTGTGCTTTAGCTATCTCTACACCTTCTCCGTCTCCATTCTGTGCTTTCTCAAGCTCTGTTAGAGTTCTCTTAACAGCCAAATCAAGAGCTATTTGCTTGTCTAGTGCATTTTGGCTAATTCTAGCCACTACTGATGCTACTTCTTGAATAGGTAATTTAATTCTGTCTCCTGGAAGCAGTCTGTCTATAGTAGTTGCTGGTTGTGCTTCAATTTTAGCTTGCTCACTCTGTAGATATTCTTTAACACTCATCCCATTATCCGAAGCAATTCTATAAATATCATCATATTTATAATTAACCCCTCCAATACGGAACTGTTGTACTATGTTATAAGCAGGAACCATTACAGCTGCCATGCCTGGAAACTTTCTCTTAATAGCAGTCTTGTTCATGCTAGACGTGAACGTAGACAGCATTTTATTAAATATGGAAGGCGTACTATACGGTATTTTATATGTATCAGCTCCATGAGAATTGTTATTCTTTCTGTCTAATGCGAACTCCGCTTTAGCCTTCTCAATAATAGTCTTAGCAGTACCAAGCTCGTCCCCGTCCTTATTAAGCTCTTTAATAATAGCTTTACCTACTATTTCATAAATATCAGACTTAACATCAGGATTATCAGTTGGTTTAATTCCAACAAGTGTATATACTGCATCTCTAATACCACCTATTGATGATAATGCTACTCTACCCAAATCTTTATATGCCATCTTGGCCATATCATGAGTATATCCCATGTTCTCAAGTGAAGATACTACCTGTGAGAACTCTGTCATTGTAGATTGATGTTCTGGGTCAGTTACTACATGGTCTGCATCCATTTGAATACCAAGACCTTCAGTATTAAATTCCATCTCCATTAAAGGACTGTCATCAAACCAAGAACTGTCCCCGTTTATATTTTGGGCTCCTACTTTAATTGCAGACTTGTTAACCAAGTAAGCAATCATTTTATGTTTGAGCGGTTGAATAGTATTACGTTGAGAAGGTATCTCTCCATTAGGTCTATACCAACCTACATTGTTAGCATAATTAGCAGTAACGGCTAAAGAAGCATCACTGTAAGCAAGTTCTCCATTTCTAAGAGATTCACTATATACTCCACCTAATGCTGCATGTAATTCAAATAATGAATTAATAGGAACATTTAACTGAACCATTACATTAGCGTCTCCTACAGCTTTAACTGGATTACCATATTCATTAACTGCTTGAGTTCTAATATTATATAATCCGTCACCTACTCTATCAAGACCTAATATCTCATAATGATTGTTACCGTCCCTGTAGAATATTCTTTCACCACCAGTAACATCTTTAAGCTCCATAGTGTTTCCGAATATGTTCTTAGTAAGGTCTATTCCTTCATAAGCATTATCAAATTGGTTTGTAGACTGATTCCATTTAAAATCAGACATCTTTCTAAACATATTGTATAGCTTAATGTCGGACTCCAAAGAATTTCTCATTCTCTCGTTGTACATCGAGAATGTCGCAAACTTTAATAATGAAGCAGTACCGTAATCTCCATTGAAGTCGTGTCCAATAGGTTTTTTATCATCACCTACAGCAGAATCCTGTAATGAGAAGTTCTCCAAATAGGACATAATAGGATTACAAAACGCTGAACCGTCATGTGCATCTATTGAGGCTGTTTCTCCTTTAAAGTTATATACAAATGCTGCGACATCGCTCATAACAGCCAATCTATATGTGCTAGTAATTCCCAACAAACTGTTTTGATGAAAGTACTGCAAAGTAGCTGGGTCAATCACATTTCTTTTAAGCTGCCCCATTTCTCTAGATGAATGCTCTAACTCAGTTCCATTTACTGAAGTAGCTTTTACATTACCGTATTTAGCCTTATTAGGATGTGCTATACTACTACCTGTAGTAACTAATCGTAAGTTCTCTGAAGTTAGAAAGTCAGCTAAGAAGTATCTTTCGAGAATAGGATTTAGAGTAATATCTTCATCATTCCTTAACCATGCACTATCTAAGTCAGACAATCTGTTAAGTACCTTATCTCCCTGTTTAGCTAGTATTAATTCTTGAGTATCATTATTTACCCAAGACGTCTTATCAGCAGGAATAAGAGTATTTAATGCTTTATTTAAAACAAAATTTACTTTACCGTTAGCATATCTAAGAGGAAATGTTATATTATTATCAATCATATCTTTAATAAACTTCTTCCTCTCTCTTAAGAACGTTTTATTATATATATCCTCTTTAGCGTATAACTCGTTAGCATTAAAGTTCAATAAGTTATTAGGTATAAGACCGCCTTTCTTATTTCCATTTAGGACAAATGAACCTCCCTTATCAACATGTACATTATCAATATTAGGAACTCCATTACGGTAAGACATACTACCATACTCTCCCTCAGTAGTTACTGACAATACTGCTTGGAAGTCTTTAAATGTCATTTTATCTACTAAGTCGATAGGTTCCTTAGGCTGTAATTCTGTTAATATATAGTTATTAATTGCATCAATTTCCATATAATCTCCAGCCTGCAATGCCGCATCAGCTAATGCTTGTTGTTTAGCAACTTCTTCTGCCAATTTAGCATTATGTGCTTCTATTTTAGCATTCTCTGCATCCACTGCTGCTTGCTTACCAACTATGCTATTATAAGCATCTGTTAGTCCATTCTCTTGTAGTCTCTGTAGGAATGTATCGAGACTTCCTCTATATACATTTCTATAATCATTAAGCACATTATTAAATGTGTTCTTATAGTAAGAACCAACAGTAGACCTAATAGCTTTGTTTAAATCGGAAATTGATGAATTAAGTAAGTCAATAGTAAACTCTTCTCCATTCTCGTCAACAAGTTTGATTCCGTCGGCAGTTAAGGTCCACATTACGAATGTTCCCTTATCAGAATATACAGTAGGTTGAACATTAATAGTCTTAGATTGTCCTTTGTCAACCTTCCTTAATAGATTAGCATAGAAGTCATATAATATTGAAGAATATCCAATCTCTGCTACAGAGAAACTAGTAGCACTCTTCTTAACTCCAGTTCTACTAACAACATCGGTTTTAATTGATGTACCTCTAAGCATACCTGGATTTAATCCAAATAATGTATTCTTTAAAGAAGAGTTCGGATTCTCTATAATGGTTCTTGTGACGTATCTTCTAGTCAATCCAGCTAAATTAGCAATCCTACTATTAGGAATATTATTACCTTCAGCGTTCTTAATAACAGATTTAAATATTTCTCCAGTTACTATTTGCTCTGCTGCTACTAAATCATTCAAAGTGTTAATTAAAGCACCATCAATAGCTTTTAATGAGTTAGATGACTTGTCGTAGTAGAATCTAGCTTCTGGACTATCCTCATCAACTTTATCAGTATAATATTTAAGGGTCTTAATAAATGAATACAGGTCTAGGTTGTCTGGATTGTTAGTCTCGAACTCATTATATACTGTATTTACAAATGCAGAACTATTAGCTAGAGACATTAAGTTCTCTGTTAGATATTTTAGATTGTCTGCTTCTTTTACATTCTTAAATGCCGCCAGTAAATCTATGTTGCCATTTAGGAATCTAGTATTAATGAAATCATCCATAAACTCTACTAAAGATACATATAGTCTCTCCTGTGGAGTTATAGTTTGAGGGTTATTCTCTTCATAGATTGCTTTTAGTGTAGTAAATGAAGGCTCTTTTAATATAGTATCTAATGAACCATATTTAACCTTATCAGAAGGACTTAACTCAAGTTTCTTTTGACCTTTACTACCAATAGCAGCCCTATTATATATAAGAGTAATAGTGTCGCCATTATAAGGTAATTTAAATGAGATGTCTCCCAGAGTAGCGTTATGTACTTCTACTCCCCACTTGTCAAGTAATTCCTGTCTATTCTTACGTAATTCATTACTAATATCAATATCATTCTCTCTCTGAATCTTACGTCTATTAACATTGGTTTGTTTAATCTCCATAGAATCTAAGTCATTTGTGTCTTGATTCATGGCATATTGAATGTATTTTGCAACGTTAGTTCTATCTACAACTCCTGAAATAGAATCTAGTAAAGTGTAAGTTGTAACTGCTTTAGATTGTTTGTAATCATTGTTAGTGATTGTATACAAAGAGTTAGCTTTATTCTCATTATAAAATTTCTCATAAATGGATTTAAATACATTCAAATCATTTATTTGAAATATTCTAGAACCTCCACCATTGTTAATAATTTCTTCAAGAATCTTCTTTAAATAGTAATTAGGAGCTGAGTGGAAATTGATAACCAATTTTTGTAGTCTGTCTCCAAAATATGAAAAATTAGCTTCATCTTTCAACTTAGTTGTTGAATGTAAGAACTGTTTGAGTGTAAGATAATTGTCCCTTATTTGCTTTCCAGTAACAAAATCAAGAACAGGAGTTTGCTCAATGAGTAGTCTAGATACATTACCTATTTCAGATATTGCATCCACGTTCTCGTTAGTTCTCCAGGTTTTAACCATGTTAGAACCAGCTCTAAATTGATATTTATTAACTGATACGGGAATCTCTATTCCAATATATCCTTTGTTCTTAATCTCCATATTCTTTCCGAATAGATTCTTAAGAATAGTATCAAAATTACCATTTGACAGTACAGCCCAAGCATTAAACGCATCAATCAGCATTTGATTCTTATACAGGTCTCCGAACTTCTGCTTTCTTGAGACGTATGCATTGTCTAGTTTAGACCTAGGCATGTCCTTAAACAATTCATCAGCTAGTCTAAGAACTTTCTGCATACCTTCCACATCTGGAGTTCCATCTATGTAGATAGCGTTAGGCATATTGAAATCTGTAGTAATTCCATCTTCTTCATTAGTCATTTTAATATAATCGACTAAGTTCTTGAACATAGTATTCTTATATTTAGCAATATATATGTTCAAATCATCAGTAGTCTTGATTAATTTACCATCAGTAAAATTAACTAAAGACGATTCAATTATATTATATCTGAATTGATTTAGCATGTACTCTTTTACTACTGTAGCAGAGCCATACGTATCATTCAAAGACGGAGTAAGTATTCTCTTCTCCGAGTTGGAAACCTCATTATTGATATTCTCTGGAGCATCCGGAATGATAAGGTCTTTATCAGCTACTTCAATTGTAGTTGCTTCAGGAGAAAGTCCAAAATTCTGACCTAGAGGTTGTGCATATTCAGCTAACAGCTGTTCTTTCTGTGTATCTTTAAGTATTCTTGATGTTTTAATATAATCTTCAAAAACCTTAGAAAGCGAGACATACTCTGCCTCGCTTTCTAGGTTGAATAGGTTAGTACCTTTCAAGTTAGTAAAGAAATGCTGAACAAAGTCTGTAGTAGACAATGGTTCAGCCTTTCTAAACTTAAGTACTGTTCCTCTAAGGACACTTTCGGCATCAATCCTATGTAGTCCTATGTCAAAGTTAGTACATGCCATTATTCTTATATATTTAATTTACAGTTCTGACTATCAATTATTTGCTTATTATTAGCAAGACTGTTAATATATTCCATAACATCTAATATGTCAGGGTCGTCAAGTTGCTCATCAGTCAAGTAACCTTCGAAGTGATTGTCTACTAATCTTATCTTATCAAGAAGTGCATCAGCAGCTTCTGGGGTAAGAGAGGTAGTAGCTCTCAATTCTTGGATAACAGTCATGATTTCGGTCTCCCTAAGATTCTCATGGTCTCCAATGGTATCTTCGAATATCTTGAGTTTCTGTTCTCTATTAGGGTCAAATGGAACTTCATACATCACTGTATCAACTATATTAACTTCACTTCCAATAATGCTTCCTTTAATTGTTTGTCCACCTTGCAAATATACTGTAAAATCTTGTAAATTACCACTACTATAATCAACATTTTGAATACCCGTAGTATCAATCTCTCCGTCTTTAGTTTTGGGTAGTACAGACGGACTCTTAACATTTATTTCCTGTAATAGAGTATGTACCTTATTAATGACTGGCATGTTGTTAACATCAACAGTCATATCTAGATGAATTACAGGGTCGTTATTAATTAATAGCTGTCTGTTATTTATGTCATTAGTAAGACTAGTATTTACCTTAGTTGCTACTCCTTTTAATATTTCATCTAATGCAATATCACCTTTCTCTAGATATTCATTGCGTGCATCATTAAGGATTTGGTCTATTGAGGTATAGCCAGTGAAAGCACTGGATACTCCATTAGCAATTAACGTAATGTTATTATCAAACTCTGACTGTCTGTTATGTGGAACTCCTTTATTAAATTGTCTCTCTGATAATACAGTAGGGTCAATGGTTATTTCAAAGTTAGGACTTTCTATAGCAGTATCAATATAGAATTGATTGTCATTATTTCTAGTTGGATAGAAATCAGAAGGTCTACTATCATGTGAAGTCGGAGTTCTAGGAGTATAATATATTCCATTTATAAATGGAGCATATGTAGTAGTTGCAGCTCCTTCTTTAATAGTTGGAGTGCCATGGAATATCACATTAAACATATTGTTTAGTACAGAGAAGTAGTTATCTCTACCTGCATCTCTAACTGCCCTAACTATATTAAATGATAACTCCTCTAACCTAGTTTCCTTCATTTTACCGTCTCTAGCCTTAGCTCGGAATACATAACTTTCATCTGATTTCTTACCAGCGGAGAATAGTTTGTAAACTGATGATAATAATCCAACCATTTTGAATGAACCACCCATTCCACCTATATTAGATGCTGCATGTTTATAAGTATTCTTACCGTCAGTCAATTCTATGGCTCCGTCGTCAGCTATTAACTGTGCTAAGATATTGTCCATATCTCTGCCGTTAGTAGCTATGGTGAAGTTCGGATTACCCGGTAATGAAATATACTCTTCTAATATACTAAATAGATTATCCAATATAGATAGTTGAGCTTGAGCTACTTTAGGGTCTATGTAAACACCGTATGTAAGAGTTCTAGGAACTTTACCGTTAGAGTCAAATGTTTGCCATTCATTTCTACTTAAATTTATAGGTCTTACTACCATACCAGGAGCATTAGTCTTGATAGCATCTGCGTATGTAAGTCTAAACATAAATCCATTATAAATAGAAGAATCCCAAGGAACTCTCTTCTGTCCATCCACAGTAGATTGGTCGATTAGTCTATTAAACTCATTAACTTCAGAAGTACCTCTAACATCATCAAGGTTATTAGCCTGTCTGTAAGTGTCATAAGCCTTAATGAAGTTCTTTAATCCAGACCTGTAATTCCACATACTTACTAGCATTCTAGCAGCAGTAGTATTACTTCCAAATGTTCCTAAATATTCCTTTACTTGATTCTTGTCTAATTTAGTTTTACCATCATCGGCAGTGTGAACTAAATCATTAAAAGACAGTCTAAAGTAATTATCAATAAAGGTTCCATTAGAATTAGCTACTATCATTCTTATAAGTGGTGGTACCGTCTTAGCTACTTCAGCTTGAGCATCCTTATCACTAAGACCTCTAGATTTAGCTTCATCTAGCGCGGCTTTACGCTTCTTCTGCATTCTTAGATACATCTCTGCAAGATTAGATTCGGTTACTTTCTCTCCGTCAATTTTAAGATGTTTGTTAGAAGTGGCAAATACTACACCTTTACCTCTTACAGACTTATCTACCATAGCTACTCCACCATGTCCTGCATAGAGATACATAGGACTAATAATGGCATTAGGAAATGCCTCTCTAACCTTATCCAAGTTCCAAGTTTGGTCTGGAACTTTCTTAAGTCTAGTCGCAGCAGAGAATGATATATCACTTTCATCAATTCCAAGGTATTTAACAGTACTAGGATTATCTAAGATTTCCTTCTGCATATTCTTATACCACTTCTTGTATTTATTAATTCTAGCAGCAATATCAGCATCTTTACCATTACTATTGTTCCATTTCTGCCAAGTGTCAGGATTGGTTAATTTACCTATAGTGAATTGTAAATCATTACCTTTCTCCATAGGTATTCTATATACTATATTGAACGCAACAGGTTCTACTTTAGTAGAGTCATAACCCTGTTTGTCTCTAGCTTTATCAGTGCCTTCTTCGTTAGTATCATCTTTCCTGATTTCTAGATTGAACGTACCATTATTCCAAACTTCTGCACCCAATCCAGCTAAGTATTTATAACCATTGTCGCTTAGTTTCTGAATGAAGTCAGCATCAAACTTCTCGCCAAATGTCAAGTAGTTTCTAACGTCTACTAACATATCCTTGGCAGGTTGTAATGTATTAGTATCATACTCTACATTACTTCTAGTGAAGACATTCAAATCATCAACTACATCATTCCTTACCACTCTAGTAAATTTACCATCGGAAGTTTCTGCCATACCATATCTCATATACCAGCCGTATGCTCTAATTCCAGAAAGAGGTTCACTTAGTAATGATTCATCTATAACAGATTCTTCTCCTTTACCCTCTATATCTGCTAAGAACTCATTTTCAAGCTCATTAGTGCCAGTCATAGTTCTACTAGGTGGTATAAATGTAGGAGCTTGCACTTCCTTAGATTTCTCTTTAGTTGTAGGAGTAGGCTCTGGTATATCAGTAGATTTTACTGGCTCCGGAGCTTCTTCTGGATTAACTGGAGCAGGTTCAGGTATAGGTGGCTCTTGGGCTTTCCTAGAAGGAGTATATCCCTCTAATTCGGCATTAAATGCAGCCATTCTGATTGCCTTGAATCTGTCTATCACAGCAGAAGGGTCAGAAGTAGTAGATGTGTATTCATCTTGACGTAAATTAGCTTCCTTAATAATAGTTCCCATGTTTCTATTAATAAAATAAGCTCCGTCCTTAGAACGAGACATCATAGTATAAAATGACTTCATATAATCAATAAGTCCAGAGACTGTATTTGTATTATACTTACTGAAGTTTACATCAATTATAGCATGTTTAAACTCAGAACCTTGAACTGATTTAGGAGTACGCATAATAATCCTACTATCTGCCATATTAGTTAGCATTTTATAAGTAGGAGTATTCTCATCATCATATACATATCCAACTTCTCCGTCCCTTTCTAGTATTTGTCTAACATCATCTTCAGTAATAGCAGTAACAAATTTACTTCCATTAAGGATATTGTCTCCGTCCTGATAATAATGTAACTCCATCATGTTACTTATTGTGTCTTTGACACTATTAACAGCATTAGCTTGACTTTCAGAATCAGCCATTTGTTCTGGAGTAAATGTCAACACACTCAAAGCCGCATTTACCGTAGTATTATTATCATTCTGTTGAGTATTAGTAATACGTAAGCTAATATCCAGCTTAGGAGTTCTGACCATTAAAGATTCAGATGACTTAACATTGTAGACACTAATAGTAGGATTTTCATATCCATTCTGATTTAAGTCTCCTAGTGGAACAATAGTTACATTATTCTTATGTGCCCAGTTAGACAAATGTTGCATATAAAGGCTATTTACCCAAGTAGCCTCATCAATAAATACAAGCCTCGGAGTTTGAACATCGTTATACTCTATATCTTCATTGATAATGGCAGCTCTATAAGATTCCATTACTGTTCCACCAGGTGATGTAATGGGGCCAAGTTCTTCTATTGTGAACTGCTTAGACTCCTTATTATTATGTAATATGTCATTAGACAGCTCTGCATAGTTAGATTCTCCCAATACATGACTCATTAAATCCTCTATAGTAAACGCTTTGCCTTCACTTCCTAAAGAAGACACTAGATTATCTACTTGCTGTTTAGTTGGACCTACTTTCCATATCTCTGCATCAGGATAGTACTTCTTAACAATGTTCTGAATTAACTTAGCAATAACAGCTGTCTTACCAGCACCACCAATACCGTCTACCATTACAGTGTTCCAGTATCGTATTAACTCACTACCATAAGTTCCTTTAGGAGTATCTATATTATTAACAGCAGCATTCATTATATCCGGATTAACTGCCATAGCTGTAGCCAAATATGCAGCATATTCTTGTGAATATAAAGGGGCATAATTAGCATCTGTCTCAACAAGGGATTCTCTTAAGTAATAATCAAAATCTGACTTCTTAAAAGCTATCATTGCATGTAATAGCATATAAACATCATAATCCTCTAAAGATTTAGTCTCCGGGCTAAATTTGGTGTTTCTTTGCTCTACCAAATTATTAATGTTGAATTGATTTCTTACATCAGAGAATAGGTCCTTCAATATAACTTGTGGAGAATCTCCAGTAGTTTGCACTATCTCCTGGAAGTTGTCATACAGTTTGTTCTGCAATGAACTAAGTTCCTTAGAGATAAGCGGATTGTCATAGCTAACATTGTCAATATCATCAAGAGTAGGGGTTGGCATAGTATCTATATCTTTAAATAGCTGCATGCCTTTATACTTAAGTTCTTTTAGGAACTGGTATCTATCCTTGCCCTTTAATATATTAGCTGTCAATTTAGATATTTGTTGACCTGTTCTACCATGTTTGCTGAACTGATTAACAGCATTCATTCTGGACAACTCTTTCAAGAATGTAAGTTGCCTAGTTATTAATGCCAACTCCTCTTTCATGATTGCAGCTATATCACCTCTAATAATCCCATATTTCTCTTCCTTTGGGAAGTAGGTTTCTAAGAAGTAATTCATAGTAGCATTGTGTCCAAATGGATTATTGATGTCTAAATCAGTAGTAGAACTGGCATCAATAACAGCACTAAGCATGTCTATGATTTTGAATGCTTGGTCTATTTCCTTCTCCTTATTACCGTCCAATACGTAGTCAGATACAGAAGGGGCGTTCTCTAGTCTTCTATTCTCATCTCTTAGTAAGTCAAAGATAGTGAGTTTGCTTCCATATACAGTATTAGTAAGTTGGTCAAGGAAATCATATACTGGACTAGTTTTGATTTGTAAAACATCCTTCCTTAATTGAGCTATAGTAGCATTAGTAGGATTAGACATTACAAGACTTTCCATATCCTTAGCTGCTTGTACAAATGTCTTCTCGAAATTATTTATTCTCTCTTCGACTTTCTCCATTACTACAGGAGCGTCTTCCGAAGGGTACACGTCCCCATTGTTGTCCATGAAGTCTAAAGTGTCATAAACAAGTCTCTTTCTATGTACATCAGAATGAAGAATATTATGAATATTGTCTATAACAGTATCCAAATTATTACCGTCTATGTCTTTTAATGTTTCTAATAAGGCATCATATATAGGATGTGGTATTCTGTTCCCGTCTATATCTAAAACTGGTACATCATTTGCAATAGCTTTTAACACTACATCAAATGCTGCTTCATTAGAGATTTTGTCTCCAAGTACACTTAATAGAATCTCCTTGGTATCAGCATCCATAAATCCAAACTGCATAGCTTGTTGTATTACAGCTTGCACTCTTCCGATTACTTCTAGATTCTGAACTTCAATAGCTTGACGTCTTAGGTCTGCGTCAACTTCAGACTCACCTTCAATAGGAGAGAATCTTTCTCTTACGAACTTCTTGTTTAGTACTGGTCTAATATTCTTGTCTCTTCCTAATTTAGAAATAAGTACCTGTTCAGCATCAGCACCTTCTGGCACATCTAACTTGTCAACAGTGGCTCTCAAATCAATTAGGTTATTATACGCCCATGCTTTGAACTTATAATAATCATCGTAAGTTACTGTGCCTTCTTCAAGTTTAGTAGAGAAATCTTTATTAAGCTTCTTAAATATACCATAGGCTGTATCAAGAGCTTGCATCTTGTCTTGCTGTTTATAAGATGCATAATCAGACTCGTAACCTTTAACTTGTTCAGGAGCCATATCTTGGAATCTTTGTCCTGATTTAAACTCAACAAAATCCCTAAATGTTGGTGCATAGAAGAATGCATTTACACTATTATCAATAGCGAACAGCATTTGTCCAGTGTAGTATTCAGAGAATGTTCCGTCTAAGAATTTCTGTTTCTTCAAATCAAGGTCAGCCTTCTCTTGTCTTAGCCTTTGTAAGTCGTCAGCATAAGTAGTACTCTTCTTACTTTCTGTTCCAGTGTCTTGTGTATTAGACTCTAATGCGGCTATCTTTCTACGAACTTCTACAATGTCGGAAACTAAACTATTAAAATCCTGAAGCATTTTGCCATTATATCCATTCTCTATAGCTCTACCGAACTTCTGCCCGTCTGATACTTCAAAGCTAGCTAGAGCTTTCATCCTGATGTCTCCCATTACCATTTTGTCAAGGAGCTGTTCATCAGAGAAGTTTAATCCCTCTTGATTAATAACAGCGTCAAGATGCTGTAGGTAATTCTTAGTCATGGTATAGACTGCTTCGTTTTGATTGTCACTAGGAGTAGTAGGAGAGGTCCATATTGTGCCTTGGTCTGTGTCTTCTGTCTTAGTAGCAGATAGATTCTTATTACCAAGCTTACCCTTTCTTCGCATGTCATTTAATTCCTCCATTAACTCGCTAGTTCTGCCATTTCTAATAAGGTAGATAAGTTCTTGGTTAGTTTGTTCATTAGTGGCCTTCCTATTCTGTGCAATATCTACACCATAGAAGATAGCACCACCAAGAGCTCCTCCGAAGAAGTTCATACCATATCTTTCGGCTGCATTCTCCCAAGCATCAAGTTTCTGTTTACTCTTAGTGTAACCCATTTCTTGAGCCCAGTTAAATGTAGCTTTCGATAAGTCAACTACTAATTCTTCAGACATTTCTTCCAGACCTTCACCTATGGCCTTACCTACGAATCCTGTAGTATGATTTCTGATGTCAGACCAATAATTAGAAGAGTATTGTTTAGCAGTATTAAACATTTTAGCCAGCTTGTTAGGCTTAGGCATGTTACTAATAGCAAGTTGGCCCAGCCCCTTATTAATTTCTCCAGTTACTTGTGAGATAGCCTTTCTGTAAGTGAGAGCGTCTCCTTTAAGCTCTGGGAAGAATAATTCACCAAGTCCAGTTCTATCAACTGCATACATGCCAGCTACTGCTCCCCATGCTATAGCTGCTGCTTCTGCTCTATCAGCTCCTTGCTCTATAGCATCTTCAAAAGTCTCAAGACCTTGCATCATAGCCATATAACCTAGAGCTGTATTAGCTGCCATTCTGTTATTTCTTTTAAGAATAGTCTCAAACGCTTTTGTACCTTTAAGCCTATTCATCTCATACAAGCTGCCTATAGCTCCTTTGTATTTATCAGGATTAGAAGCCAGTAATCTAGTTGATTCCAAATCAGCAGCTTGCATTGCAGCTTTGTACTTCTTATCTGTACCTAGTAATGCATTCATGCCTTTGAAGATAGTTCTTTGCTGTCCCCACTGTAATGCCACATCGGTTACTAAATCAAAGAAATTCTCTGCTGACATCAATTTACCTTGAGAGTATTCTGATTTAGAGCCTTTAAATGTTCTACCTATACCTTGTATTAGATTAGCTGTGGGAGTATCCTCATTTAATCCTAGAGTAGATTTATAAATAGTAGGCAATATATCCATTAACTGGGCACCAATCATAGCTCCTCCATATACCAAATTCACATAAGGTACAAATAAAGGTGCTAGTGAAGTCACTGTCTTCATAACAGTACCAGTAACAGACTTATCAAGTCCGTCAGAATCAAAGAAGTCATATTTATTAGCAGCAGAACCGTCTACTGTAAAACTGTCAAACATAGATTTAAACTTACGACCATAAGCTTCTCTTCCGGCTAGTGTCTCATAGTAGTAGGTTCCTTCGTCATTGTATTTAAGGTCACCTTTACTATGCTTAACTATTCTGCCAGAGTATGGGTCTTTATGCTCTCCGTCTGAATCCCATTGGGCAAGTACTAAAGGTTCTGAAAGTGATTTCAAGAAACCTAATGGGCTGCCAAATAGAACATTATCATTAGGAGTATAGTCTTCGTACTTACCAGTTTCGTAGTTAAATACCTTCTGTGTTTGTGCTAGTTCTGATGCTGTCCATTCTCTATTATCTGTGCGTCCTATTTGTGACACACCAGTCTTCAATCTATCAGGATTAAGTACCCTTCTAACATTAAAATTAATAGGTCTATCCTCTGCGTCATTAGGTTTTAATTGAGAGTATGGGTCCCAATCAACGTCCTCCATGATTGTATCCTCGAATTGGTCATTGGCAAACTTTTGATAAGTAAATGCAGCACTATCATACTTTTGGTTAAATGCTACTTCATTAAACTTACCATTCTCATCCTTAAACATTTCTTGGACAAACTTACTATTCCTGTAAGTATTCTTATCTAGTAATCCAGTATTATCAGCTGTTAATCCCACATCTCTAAAATTGTCCATAGTAAATGAAGGATTCTCTAATTGAGCTACAAACCAATCATTAGGTTTCTTTATATCATTCATATCAATTATTTAATATTTTAGATGTACTTGGAGTCATAAATGAGTCTAATTTAGCTGCTCTAGCTGCCCTTCCTTTTAGGATTGTCATATCTCCCCAGTCAGCAGGTACAGTAGGATTCTCGCCAGCGACGTTAAGAGCTAATCCAGCACTCTCTCTTAGTGGCATATAAGCAACTGTTTTATATATGTCATCATAAGGTTTCATTCCAAGTGTTCCTTTAAATAAGTTCTCTATATCATCAGGGTCAACATTAGGCATACTTCTGATATTAGTCATATAACCTTCCCCTGCCCTATCTACATCAATTGCACCTTTCTTGCTACCAAACCATGGGTCTTCCCCGCTGGCATATACGTTAGTCATTAAGAAAGGACGGAATTTAGATTTGTCCCAAACTAGTCTTCCGTTAGCATCTTGCACCATATATCCTTCTAAATCATGCTTCATAAGTATGCTCTGCACTTCATCAGCACTTATATTAGCTCCTCTGGATTCTATTTCTTTTTGAGCTTCGATGAATCTAGGCATAAGTTCAAAGTCTGGAGCTATACTGCCGTTTTGGTCATATGTGTATGGTAGAACTGCCCTTGCAAGTTGAGTTCCGTCATATAGCACCTGCCCAAATTTAGAAGAATCAACTTTCTGATTGCCTAAATGAATGCTATTGCTGTCAACAATACCTCCAATTCCAGACATTAGTAATGACTCTAATGAGCCTTTAGCAACTAAGTTACCGTCTTGTCCTTGTGGTGTACCATAAAATACAGCATCCGCTTCCATTTGGTAACCTTGTCCGGGATTAAGTATGTATTTACCAGCATCTCCATTCTCCCCCATGTAATAAGACATAATAGGTTTAATCTGCATAGTCTTATTAGATTTAGAGCCAGATTCAGATGCTCCCTCTGTGGCATTCTTATCATAATCTACTTTAATAGAATAGTCAGAATCAATTCCAGATGAAATCATACCAGCCAGTAATTCATATGCACCTTTAGTAGGGTCCAATCCAGACAATGCAGCCTTACCTCTTAGTAAAGCCTTAGCATTATTAGGCATAGTAGATAACAAATAGGTAAGAGCTACTCTAGCCTTCTTTGATTGGTCAGTATTACTTTCTGTAATCTTATATACTCCATCCTGTCCAGCAGCTAGTAATTCATCTATTCCCTCCTTTATATCTTTACCTTTCTTAGTTTTAAAGAACTCTTTAGAAGTACTATCCTTACCTATTTTACCAATAAGGTCCCATACTGTCTTATTAATACTATCCATACTAACCCCATTAGCAATTACAGTTGATATATTATTAGCATACGGTAATTTATTAGCTCGTAGGTCAGCCAGGTCTGCATTAGTAAGAACTCTATCACCTTGCTCTAGAGTTGCTTTGGTAGTAATTCCGTCCTCTCCCATTACATAATATCTACCGTCAGTAGTAATCGCCATTTCACCAAAGGAGCCGTTCTTCTGTGACTCTGCTATAGCATCTTTTAGTTGAGTTTTGCCCTCTCTAAGTCTTGCCATTAGTTGAAGAGTTCTTCTATAAGCTGTTGCAGTTTGATTTGGATTGAATGGGTTGTTCTGACTACTGAATAGATTACCTATTTCTTCAGCTACTGCATCAGTGTCGCTAATAAGACCCTCTTTATACAGAGCAGTAATCAATGACTTATCTATACCTCCTATTGTATTCTTATCTGCTTCTGCATTGCTACTCATTGCTCCTTCAACGTAGGGAGCTGTAGGTTGCGGTTGAGGAACGTTAGTATAGCTAACAAAGGCGGGAATACCCCCGCCCTGTAGCTTCTGTATTTTATTTATTATTTCCATGACATTCCTTTCTTAATTAGTTCAGAAGTTAATGAAGACATATGTTTAATCATATCAGCATGTTGCTTCTTCGCTGCCATTATGTCTTTATGGAATTGCTTATTATCTGCTAGCATTCTTCTGTTGAAATCCTTAGCTCTTTGAATTATAATCCTTTCCTGGGCTGTCAACCTTCCACCCTTAGCATAAGTATATGGGGTATTAGGAGAAGGAGTAGTTCTTTGGAACATCCAAGGCATTCCAACATTATTTCTAGAATAATTAAGCATATCTGTATTGTACTGTCTTAATAATTGTTGCTGTTTAGCTGTATCTCCAGCTTGAACTGCTGCATCATATTGTGGCTGCATTGTAGATAGTAACCCCTGCCTATAAGATTCAGCATCGTATTGTTTACGAGCTGCTCTATTCTGTCTGAATTGATTTTCAATACCAGATAGGTAAGGATTAATAACTTGCTGATAATTAGCTGTAGTCTTAGCAGAATCAATTTGCGCCTTAGCAGCATCAATTTGTAGCATTGAAGCTCTATTTCTATTGGCAACATCAGTTCTTCTAGCCTTAGCAGCATCTGACTCTTGTTGAGCCATCATTCTTGTCTTATAGAACATATCAGCATCAGCCATATCTCCTTGGAATCTTATATCACCAGCTTTGTTCTGTGCTTCTAATTCTCCAGCAAGCTGAAGCGATGCATCAGAAGTTCTAGGTCTAGCGGCAAGAGATGTCAAATTAGAAGCTTGCCTATCAGCAGATGCTTTAGCAAAGTAGTTACCAGTAATGGGTACAGTGTTCTCATATGTATCTATTAGCAATGGTTTTAGTCCAGCTTTGTATTGTTCAGCTGCCTTGTTATTAGTTGCCAATCCTCCAACCATTCTGCCTAATGCTATCACATCCTCTGGCAATACACTAAAACCTCCTAAACCTTTCTTTTCACCTCCAGCTGCTCCGCGTACAGTACCGTCTCCGGCAGCTTTCTGTGACCTTTTAGCATCTCTAATTTGCTTCTTAGTAGGATTACTACCCATAGCTGGAACTGGAGATTCTAATTTAGTTGGCATAGCTGGTTGTGGATTTCCACTAGTAATACCTGCTGCCTTAGCTTTAGGCATAAAATTCAACATCCCGGTGTCTAAATTCTTAACAACATCAATATTATCATTAACTCCAGCTCTAACTTTAGCTAGATTATCAGCACTGATATTGTTAGTTCCTAGATGTCTTAACCAAGTTTTATCTCCTGCGTAACCATCAGCAACGTACCCTTGTGCATTATTATCAGAACTTCCTCCCCTACCTTTGATTCTTCCAGAGCTTTCTAAGCCAGCTATAGTTCCAGTGTTAATATTAGTATTAGCATTAAAGTCAGTTTGATAGCTAGCCACCTTATCACTGTATGGTAATCTAACCGCTCCAGGTTTGTTTGGACCAAATCCTAAAGTACTATACTCCCTTTGCATATCATTATAATTCCAAGCGTTACTTGGAGTAATCATGCCAAGAGTACTATTATAACCACTACTTCCTAATATATCCTTATTCCAACTTAAGTCGCTAGCAGATTGTACATTACGTATACCTTTACCTCCTTGATATTTAGGAATTAGTACTCCTCCATTAGCTTTCTTAGTAACTCTGTCATCCTTAGACTTCTTCTTAGTCTTAGGTTTAGATTGCTTCTTAGGAAGTTCTCTTTTAACATGAGCAGTACTACGTTTGGGTGGATTAACCAGTTCCCATAGATATCTAGCATTCTTATCAGTAATTGTATTAGTAGGAGTAGCAGTGATTTCAGTTGGAGTTGGTGGAGCGTATATGTTTCTTCTAGGAGTCATATCCTCATATCCAAAATCCTTTTTATTCTTAACTGCTTCATCCCATACTTTATTGTACTCACGTTCAGCTACTGGTTGGAATACTTCTCTGTAAGTCCTTTCCTTATTAGCTCTGGCTGCTCCAGCTAATGGTTGTTTAGGTGAAGGTTGATTAGTAGCCCACTCTGCACTAATTCTATTAGCAGCCGCTCTATCCATTCTAGCATTAGCTTCTGAAACTAGTCTTGAATTTAATTCTGGGCTTCTTGGATTAAGACCCTTATTTATAATTTCTTGACGTCTAGCTTCATCATAAGAATTAGTAGTTATTTTAGGTCTTCTTCTAGGAGTTACTCCATGACTATATCTTGAAGCATTAGTCATAGCTGCCACCATATTATTAATGGCATCCATTCCCTCCATGACAGTCTTATTAGTAGTTTTAGCTCCTTCAGCTTTATCAGTTTTAGATTTCTTGTATGCTTTAGGATGTGCTACTTTATTGTAAGTATTCTTAACTCCCTCTGGTAATCTGAGGTTAATGTCAAAATGTGCATTACCAACACCTCTATCTAGCCAACCAAACTTTCTTTCATAAGGTAGTCCGAATGAATATAAAGTAGTAGGTTTGGACAAATCATAATAATCATCTGTCTCTATCTTAGCTTTACCAGTCTTCTTTCTAAATCCATAGATTCCTTCTTTAACTTCGGATAATGAAGCTCCCGGAACTTTAGCATTTAAGATGCTGTTAGCTTCTTCAATATTCTTAGCATTCCTAAGTTTACTAATAGTCTCATTATCTACAACCACATTGCCTTTATTAGTGCGCAACCATTGACTCTCATTGGATTTTGCAGCGTTTACCATTCTCTTAGCAGTACTGTATCTATGAGCACCAGCAGCTGTACCGGTTAACAGTTGTATACTACTAGCAATATTCCTCCAATCTTCAGTAGTAAACTTTTGGTCTGTACCTATTTTCTTCCATGTATTTATGTAACTATCAGTATTAGCTACTGCATTCATTGCACCCAATGCCCCTATAACAGACGGCGCAAGTTTTGCTAAATTACCTATCATCTTAGGTATTTTAGCAGATTTAGCGAATGGAATAAGAGACAGCACGTCTAATGCATAGCTTCCTGCATTGTTTTTAAATGCTTGCCAGCCAGTCATTCCTTCTTCCAAATCAGCTGCATGATTAAGTCCTGTGGAAGCAACTCCAATACCAGCAGATGCCACAGAACCTACCCCAGACATACTAGCTAATAAGCTTAAAACATCTCCTCCTATAGATGATAGTCTAAGCTTATCTGCTTTAGACAGCCCATCTTTAAATGGATTACGTACTTTAGAATCCCCTGTTATTTGTTGTGGAGTTTTGCCAGACGCTACAGCTTGTTCTATTTGAGCCTGTTTAGCTGCCTCCTCTTGCTCTTTAAATCTCCTTCTAGCGAGTTCATCTGCTCTTCTATTTAGTTTCTCTGCATAACTAAGCCCCTCTAATTCAGTACCTTCTTGAGCCTTAATTATTCCACCCTCAGCCTTATATTTTGGGGCCGTCCTACTAGTGAAATTATCTTCAAACGCATTCTTGCCAGTATTTGTAGTTAACGCTTCTACATATCTAATACGTCTGGTATTAGGATTATAGACTCTGATTAGTCCAGTAGTGACATCGTATGTGTCAGGAATTACATATTCCCCAGTATTTAGCCTTTCTAACCTTAAAGAGGGGTCATTAAAATCTTCTGCATCTTTATTTCTAGACTTGATATAGTAATCCAAGTCGTTGGCTAACCTTTGCGCCGAAGTAGTACCAGGTATCACAACATTTCTTCCATCCGCGTTGATATAACGGTTACCACTCTTATCAGTAACATAAGCTCCTTTAGTAAACTTATCTGGATTTGCATCATAAGATGCAAAGTTCAATCTCCATCCTGTTTTACGTCTATCTTCGTAAACCTTATCAAATCCATAAGGGATTACTTCAGGTAATGTGCTTACAGTATTATATTTACCTATGTTAGACAAACCTAGCTGTCTAATCCTTTCATATTCGAGGTCTTTAGCACTTTTATTAGCTTCTGCTTTGATAGCAGCTTCGTTTGCATCAATTTCCTTCTGCTGCATACCGTTATATTCACGCTCCCTGTTAGCTACGTAAGCTGAAACTGCATCCCCGGTAAATCCTTTCTGTACGGCTTCTTGTTCCCATGCTTTCCTGTAAGTGTCTATAGTAGGACCTTCCTGTTGCTGAACTTCGTCGTTTAGATAAGTGCCTAAGTCTCCATAGCCCATAGCAGCAGAGAATTTTAGGTCTTCAGGGTCATATTTATTGTCTTCTAGAGCTTTTAATAGATTAGAGCTTCTCTCTATCCAATTCTCTCTAGTTCCGAATACATCTTTGTTATATTCTGCTTCTGGATTATTAATGAAATCATTATGACTAGATTGTATTGCCTGTCTTAGAAATCCTAAGCGGTCTTGTGAATTAAACTTCCTCCATAGACTATCATCCCAGTTTCCTCCCATAGCTATATTAGCTAGTCTTTGTTTAAATGAAATTGGAGCTGCCTTAGTTTGAGGTTTCTCTTCAACCTGTGCCTTATAGGGACTCATACCTTTAATATAGCTTAATGCATAATCACCAACTCTGTTGAATGCATTATTCTCTGTATTCTTAGTACCTAATCCTAGAAATTTCTTGTCATATTTACCAGTACTGCTCATTTGCCCAGAAGCATCTGTAAAGGTTCCGTCTCCATTCATAGTCACAGTCCCGGACTTAAGACCCTCTATGAATTGACCAGCAGCCTTTCTGAATTGGTCAGCTTTGTCCCCTTTTAGTCCGTTATTCTGTATATAGGTGTCAATGTTTCTATATAAGCCAGATACTAAATCTGATTTGTTATATTTGTTAACATCTTTCCACTCAAACAGCTCTGGTTCTTGTGAGGACTTGCCACCAGTTTGATACTTTCTTATTGCTTGTGACATATCGTATTATAAACTAAGAAAGGGACATATACTGTTTGATATATGCCCCTTTCTAACTTGTTAAATGATTATCTAACTCTTCTAAGTTTAGAACCATTTCTTGCAAAGGTTGGTTCCTCTTGAGGAGCTTCTCCAGGTCCCATACCTCCCTGTGCTGCCGACATAAGAGTCTGACATACAGCTAGAGCTGCTTCGCAGTTACCTGTTTGCACTGCCTGTGCTGCCACTTGAAGAATCTGTTCCATAGGATTACCTGCTTGTGCTCCTTCCGGTGCTCCGCCTTCCATTGGTGCTCCTTCAGCAGGTGCGCCTCCTGCTGCTGGGTCTTGTGGTACAGGAGCTGCACCACCTTGTTGCATAAATCTAGCTACTTTACTTTGAATTTTCATAATTATGTTAATTTAAAGATTGAATTGTGTTTATTATCTCTTGCAAGTCATTATTCTTATAGTTATACCTTAAAACATACAACTTACAGTTATTAGCTTTACATTTCTCTAGTTTGTGACTGTCTCTTTCAACAGTTTTATTATATCCAATTACTCCTCCAAACTTAGCCATAGGTTTATAATGCTGCTCTCCATTATATTCTATAGCAATATTATATTTAGGTATGTAGATGTCAAATCTTTGCTTACCTAGCCAATCCGGACTATATTCATATAATATTTCCAAATTTGGAAGCTCGTTACACAACCTGTTATATAGATTATATTGTGACTTATATAAACATTTCGGACATCCTCTGCCTGATAGGTGTGAGTGAGGAGTCTGGTAGAACTCACCATGAATGGGGCATACTATACAGACATTAACTCTATTAGTAACATATGTAACTTTAGAGTAGTCATATTTATAATTATGTACTTCATTAGCTTTCTCTATAAACTTATCAGTACTATTTCTGCATTTCTTTCCTACAAGTGCTCTGGCACATTTGGGACATCCATGCCCGTTGAACAAATGAAGTGGTTTAGCTTCAAACTCATGAGAGCATACGTTGCATTTAACTTTAACTTTGGTTTTAGCATCTATATATTTAACTTTAGATATGTCTAATTTATCACCAAATGTGTTTGTCAGCCTGGTTATGACTTCTTCTTGTGTTAAGTACTTACCCATAACATTGTATTTGACTACAAATTTAGTGACTAAATTAGACATATCAAAGCTAACCATTACTATTGTTATTTACACCAATGCAGATAGTAATTATATTAAAATACTATGGTTACTTTTCAGGAGCCTCCACATATTCAGGCTCACGTTCATCTTGCTGTTTTAAATAGGTAAACATCTTCTTCCCGAGTGCCTTATAATCTCTATCTGCCTTAGATTTATCTGCTCTCTTGGCCATACGAATAAGAGTTTTAGTATTCTTTCTACTAAAGATTCTCTCTCCTCCATTTAATTCCATTTGAGTGGAACCATCGGGAGCTATAACCTTCATAGTTGGTACTTCATCATCGTCATCTATGTCAAGCTCATCTCCTTCCTTAATTCCAGAACCTTGATTTACTTCTAATACAAACTGCACATCATCTTCTTCAGCAATAGTTTCATCGTGCGGTTGTCCCTTATAAACTGATATTACTTCAAAATCTTCATCGATAAATACTATATCGAGTGGAATGTCAGTATCTTGCATCCAGAAACCAACTGTTTGAGGTTCATCATATATGAACAGCATACCTTCATCTTCAGCAAGCTCTTTCTTGCCTTGCAATCCTTTAGTCTTCTCTTCATCTGTTTGAGCTACCTCTACATTATACTTTTTATCGCCAATTTCTATTCTCATTCTACTACCTCCATTAGACCTGTATTGTCAACAGTGTTATTAATAATTTCATGTGCAAGTAATTTGCCAGCTTCTATAGCCGCGTCATCGCTTCCGTCCTTCATAAGTTCTTCTAGTTTCTTAGTGACTTCTAACCTGAAGATGATTTCATTACGCTCAATTTCAGCATGTTGCTTCAATTTACCACCTTCCTCTTCCGTTACTACAGGTATTCCTTTACTAGTTACTTGTTCATACTCTGGACTAATATCCTCCAAATGATGCTTGTGTGCGTGTAATGCTCCGTCTGGGATTACATTAACTTTACCTCCCTCTGCGAACTTCTTTGGAACATATTTATAATAATCTCCAGACATATCTAAATCATAAGCGTTTCTGAACTTTATTGCTTCTGGGTCTTTAGAATTATACCACTCTAATTCATATTTAAGAGTTGGATGATTCTTAGCCTTCATAAATTCATAGATACCTGTTTTAGGATTTAGATAGACAGAGTTTAGGTGATTCTTCCCATTCCTTAAATCTTCTACACTAGATGTTCTCCAGGCCTCTAATTCCTCCTTAGGAGCTAACTCAAAGGCCCTTCTAAGATTATATGAAGTAGTATCGTTTCTATCAGAAGGAACAGTTTCATACCAAGACTCAAATGTTATCTTAGGAGCCGCTCCTGTAATTCCGTCTACCTTACCTCCCTTTTGAAGCTTATTAACTTCTCTAGCTTTATTAAGAACTTCTCTAGCCCATTGTGATTCAGCATCTAGTATCTTCATTCCGTTTCTACCAACTGCCATATTTCTATAACCTCCACTAAGTGCTAGTTCATTTCTAAGACCAATTCCGCTATAATTAGAAGCTGCAAATGCATCTTGTGCTTCTTGATTAATATCAGATACCAAATTCTGCTGCCGTTTAGCTTCTGCTATTTGTGCATTAGCTTTACGTCTAGCCTTACCACTGAAGGCTCCGTACTTCTTACCACTTTTGGTGAGAGCATCATCTACCTTAGCCATTGAACCTCCATAAGCTGAACCTTGCTGTTCCCAGGTTTCGTTATCTTTATAAATAGTATCAGCCTTCTTAGCTCCGAAAGCATTTACTAACCCCATTGGAGTTAACTTCATAAATTTACTATCAAGAATCTTATCAGTAGTAGTCATTTGGTCGGTTCCTACTCCTAAAGCTGTAAGTCCATCTGACAACATACCACCAATCTTCATTGCCCCTCCAACGATAGTTCCTACTCCAGGTACACTAGAAATCATATTAGCTGCTGCATCATATCCCTGATTTAAGCCAGTAGTAAGTGCTGATTGCTCCTTCTTCGGAATAAAACTGCCAATCATATCAGCATAGCCTCCTGCCTTAGACATGGTGTTACCGATATTTGCTTTACTAAACAGCCCTCCACCAGGTTTAACAGTACTTCCAGCAGTTCCAGTTGCCATATTAGCAGCTGATTTAGATAATCCATTGACAGCTTTATTAGTATTAGCATTCATTAGTAATGCCTTAGAAGCCATGTCACCACTAGCCGCACCAGCTTGTAATAAAGGATTATTGGCGGGAGAGAATTTATCGAAGTTAGCGGATTGTAATCCAGTCATTGCTGTATAGAGGTCGCTACTAGACTGTAGGGGAGTTATACTCCCCATACCTTGTCTTAATAGCGAATTTCCCCATTGGAATTTCATAATTTTACGCATAACTTATTGTATATAATGTCTTTAATGCTGTTATTATTGCTAACTCTTCGCCAGTATATCTTACTCTAATCTTGATGTATTTGTCTCTAAGTCTTGCTTCCTTCCTACCACTCCACCAATCGGATGTGTCTATATCTTCAGGTCCATATCCTAAGTCTCTTAAATCTTGAGGCATATAGTCTTCCACAGGAGTTTCTGAAGTTATATCAAATCCTTTTAAGTCGTTTGGTATAGGAGAATTACCTACAGAGATAGGAACCTTATCTATAGTTTCCTTAGTAAGCTTTGCTGTATTCCATGCTGGCTCGTTTCGCTGTACAAAGATAATAGGATTAATTTGAATATTCCAAACATCTCCTTGATAATTCATATTTCCTCTTAATCTTCCAATTCTTGGGTCTTTAATATCGGCAGCCTTAGCATGAGTCCAGACTCTAAACTCATCTAGCTTCTCATTATAAACTATTTCAGAACCTGATAGATTAACATAATCCTTATTAGGAGCAGTTTTACCTTTGTAGTAATCCTCAATCTCATTAAACGTATCTACTCTAGCATAGTATAATGGGAACATTGTAGATTTCACTTTCTGTCCCGTAGGTTTCCAGTTTCTAAGAATGTCTCTTTGCTTACCTCTTAGGTCTAAGAAATTCCTGTTGTACAGTATATCAGAACCATTATATTGATAGAAGTCCTTAGTAGCTTCTTGTCTTATATACATGTTCTTCTTGTCCTCATGGAACTCATAGCTTTCACCTACTACTTCATAATGGAATGAATCCGGAACAGCCTTGTTACTTACAATTTGTAGATTCTCGAATATCTTATGTGTAGCTGGGTTATCAACTACTACAAATTCATACTCAAATGGATGTTGCTTACCATACCAATAACATGGATGAATTGCGTCCTGTATATCAATAATTCCAGACTGCCCATGTTTCCAGAAGTCTGTAGATAAGAATTGTAAGTTATATTCAGGTATGACTGCCACAGTGGATTCGTAATACCCTGCGTCTACAAAAGTGGTATTCTTCCATCCTGCTACATATTGTTTAATTTCATTATCAGCAGCACCTTCATACTCTAACCCTATTTTACATTTTATGTTCAATAGTAATACTAACTTGTCATTATAAGCCGAATCTGTTTGCGGTATTCTTATTCTCCTTCCCAATTCATCCTTAGCTATTTCTCCATTACTCATTAGGAACATATTTGCCTTGATAGAATTATAATCACCTGTAAATAACAGATTTCCGTCTTTAATATCGAATAGCTTGTAGTTATCAAAGTTGTCATGTTTCAGTTCAAAAGATACACTTACTGTAACTTGTTCAGTTTCAATAGGGAGGTTTCTATTGGACAATGACAAAGTCCCTACTAATGTACTTCCTTCTTTTATTACATTACTACTCAAAGAGATTCCGTCAGCTATTACTGAGTTAGAGTTAGACGTACCTAATTTGCTTATCCATTTAGAGGTGCTTCTATCAAAACTAAAATACATATTGTCAATGTTGGCTGAATAGGAAGGAATCCAAGAGTAAAATGTTACAAACTTCTGCATAACCTCATTATAACAGATGTTCCAAGCCTTCTCTTCAAATCCATATAAATTATCATAGAAAGTGAACATAACATCTTGTTTGAATGCATTATAATGACTTTTAACGTTTCTAACACCTATTACCGGGGTAAGTTCTCTTTCACTTAGTGTAATATTCTCATTTAAGAACTCCTGTATCTTAAAATCAGATATAATCTCGAACTGGTCCCCATTAGTTCTCCAAATCTTCTTTCCAACTGTATCCACTCCATAAACGAAATATGGGGTCTGTACCACACTTTCCGGCCACTGAGTACCATAGGTATCTGACAGCATCTTTGGATTCTCTGGGAGTACATTAGAGGTGTTAATGAAGACATTTCCACCTGAACCTTCACCTGCTACGGCACGTTCATTAACTGGAATTAAAGCTATACCATGCTCAAATATACAAAGAATATTGCCAAATAACTCAACCATTTTGATGATGGAGCCATACATTCTAGGATAGTCTCTGTAATGGGTTAATTGAAACACCCTAAATCCGTTCTTGAATGCATCATTAACATAGATGTCTGAATACATAATTCTAGTTCCAAATTCATTCTTTATATACGGAACATCGGGGGTTTCAAAATTAAATCTCTCCCCTAGTGTGTTCTTAAATCCGTTATTATATGTTAAGGACTCTGGTATCTTAGAAGAGCCATCGGCACTCATGTCTAATAATGGATAAAATCCCCTTTTATGTCCAGTCAAACCTTCCTCAGTTGGATATGAGGCGTCTAAGTCTCTTAAATTTAAATTAAAGTTAGACCTGACTTTAAACGTAACCCACATTCCCATTTCCACAGCATTCACATCACCCCTATTAATTTCCTTGTTCTTCTCAGTATCTTCATGACTGTAATTATCCTTCCACGTATTTTCATCTACTATAACGTCGTTGGTAGGAGCATCTGGGTCTTGGAAATTTCTATTAACTCTGTGAGTAAATTCACAGATATAGCAGTCTCCTCTATATAAGGTTATTACTTCAGCTCCATTACTTAACCTTCCGTTTACAGTAGATAGGTCATTAATATCAAACCTATTTGAGATAGCATAAAATGGAGAATTGTCTTCATATCTAATAGAGAAGTATTTGGTTTCATACCCATACTCATAGCCAGGTACCATGATGTCTATTATAGTCATGTAGTCGTTATATCCTTCAATGCCTATGTAAGGTCCGAATGAACCCCTGACTAAGTTATTAGCTTCAGCTATTTTATTCTCTCTATTTAGATACCTAAATCTCCAGGCTTCTTCTGCCTCCCCTACTCTACCTCTGTATTGATAATCACTAGTTGCAACTAGAGGGACATTATCACCTACGCCTATAATTTTGGTTGTAACATAAGAGTTCTCTATCTCTCTAGACTTATAAGTAGGAACATATAAATTCCTATAACTTCTTGTAAAATACTTATTACTTGGGCTGAACGAAGACTCTCTAATTTTAAATTCTCCACCAGTAAACAATTGGTTCAGATAAGGAGCATTTAAATCATATTCTGGACATATTGCCGCTCGCATATCGACTTGATTTGGACTTAAATAGTATAACCTATCATCAAAGGATTGAGTCAACACTCTATCATCGTTAAAGAATCTTTCAGCAATAAATTTAATCTCGTTATTAGACCCTTGGCCAACTGGAATCACTGGTATTTTAGCTTCTCTATCTAAGCCCACTGTTAATGCTTGGCATAACACAAGAGGTATTCTCTTCTGTCTTACAAAGAAGAATCCTTTAGCGTACTTAGCAATTTCAGATAATACCTCTTGTGTCACAACGAAATCTATTCCAAATATAGTATAGTCATTATTGGCTGTATGGTTAGAGTTTATTTGAAACACACCTTTAGCATTTTCTATGCTAGATGTTACAGCTCCTTCTGAAGTTTCTCCAGTTAATGAATAGTCAGATTCATTAACAGATATATAAACCCTTTCTTCTCCTTTATATAACAAGAAGTCTGTAGGTTCCAGAGAGGTACTAGTAATTCCTCTTGTATTAAACACTGGCGATAATGAGTTGTCAGGTAATATAAACACTATACCAGTTCTATATATCTCTTCGTCCCAGTAACCAGTATATTTATAAATAGTGATTGGGTCCCTATAATCCCAGCCTTCTGGATTAACAGTCGCATGTTCTTTTGGGCAGAATCTTAACGCTAAATCTGACAATTCTGAATACGGAATGTCTGGCTTATGAATATTCCCTAAGAATAACATATTTTGACAAGCAGTTTGCGCTTCAACAGCTTTTGCTATATTATATTGTATATTTATGTCAGACAGCGCAAGGTCTATAACAGTTTCAAACCCATTGATTATTATATTGCAATTACCAGCGTTATTTACAATATACGTTCTATCCAATTTATGAGCTGTAGTAACCGCAGGCTCCCCATAAGAGGAGGTGCTCCTGGTATAATATACGGTAACGTAGTTGTATGCAGAATCAATATTACTAAGATTGAACTGAACTGACTTGTATGAAATTTCATCCCTGGACCCTGACCTTATGGTTTGTTTGCTATTACCTATAAACACTGCTACCATTCCTGATTCTGCTACAAAATCAGTTTCGTTACCGTCAGCGTCTGCATATTTAAAATAGAATGTATAATTGCCTATTTTAAGGTTTCCTCCGTCCAAAACCCCATAGAACTCTACGTTAGGAATCTTGATAATTCTTTTATATAGTGATGTATCTATGTCAAACTGGTCACCCTGATTATATATATTAGTATCGTTGCTTCCAGCTCTATCTATTATCTCATATCTATTCTTGCCCACAGAAGTAAATCTGGAGTTAATCAGTCTAGGAATGTTATTCCCATCATTTAAAATAAGATTGACTGACCCATCGTAAGAATATTGAGGAGTAATCATTACTGGATGATTTAGGTCAAATCCCAAATCCGAAGCATCAGTATCAAAATCAACCAACGACCCTGATTTGTATATAACGGGCTGCCCATTCTCTATTATAGTCTCCTCTTTAGTTAGCCTGTAATTTCTGAAAGGATTATACTCATACACTAGGTTGCCTTTATTACTCAATTGCTTTAAATACAATGAGAATTGCATTGGTTGCAGTTGCAAATCGTAAGTATATGAGTCTAATCCGTCTTCAAATAGGGGATAATTAGTTGTTAACATATTTAGCATGTCTGTCTATTTGAATATTATATATATTACTAATATCCGCATTGTATTCATCATCTTTACATTTCAATTTAGCACCGGACGTTTTAGTACCTAAGTTAGCTGTTTTTATAAGTAATTCTCCATTCTTATATACAAACATATCCCTTAAGTTTTGTGCAGGTACTTTGTTACTAGTATCTATGGTTTCTTTAATACTGTCCTCGTTGTTGTAAATATAGGACTTGTCATATATTACTATGTTGCTTAAATCTGATAACACCTCTATTCCGTCATCCTCTGTTCTAGGATGCCAATATATATCATCCGCGATTTGGTCTATGAATTGTAATTCTCCATCAATGTATACAGCAGTCATGTCTAGGTTCTCCATAGAAGACAGTCTTCTATACTCTTCAAGCCTGTCAGAGAAGTTAGGACTTATAGCTATAGAATCGCTATGGTTATATACAATAGTGTCTCCGCTAGTTATGTATTCACCCTCATACTTAACCTTTAGTGTTAGGTTTGCACTAATAGTGTCTTCCTCCAGAGAGTCATTGAAATATTGTTTAATTATAGATATTCCCTGTTCCGCACCAAATCCATTCTTAATCTGAGGGGTATTGGTCATAGTCTTAGCACAGTTAAGGGTGTAGTTATATACAGTATTAAATGCGTTGGGGTAATATAGTTGATTTGGAAGTAATCTAGCCTCAGTTATATTTAAATCCTTCAACACATATATTTGAGAGGTAAAGGTCACTATGGTTTCTGCTAAAGATTTTAAAGGACCGTTTTTAACTTGGCCATACTCACATTGTCCAAACCCATACCAGTCAAGATTATTTCTATCATTGGTATTATGCATAGCCATGATAGCATTTAAGGTAGCATATTTATCACTGTCAGTCTTCCATAGTAATGAGCAGAACCTGTTATACCTCCATCTCTTTCCTCCGTCCTTTTCTTCTCCTCCGTAGCGGTCGAAACTATATAAATTACCTCCAATTTTACCTTCCGAGATATATTCTACAGCTCCTCCAAACCAATTCCAATCAATAAATCCTGAATTAGCAGAGTCTATACCAACACATTCCCAACTTCTATACTTATTACCCCTAAAATATCTCCACCATACTGCATTTGGGTAATTACCAAATGCTGAGTTTATTAAACTCATAATATTTGAATATAATCCAGAGCCTGCATCCATCGGATTACCGCCCCCACCTCCGTCTTTCTTGCTATATAGAGTTTCGTTGTATTCAGACCTAATCCCTGCACCATTAGGAGAGTTAGTAATTGTTCCTCCCTGATAACGCCCGTTACTACCGTCATTGTTTCCAACCATATACGCTATAGCGTTTCCAACATAGAATGGATGAGAAGTAAAACTGGGATTAATTCTAATAGAGAAAGAGTTTTGGATATTGTTGCTTTTCATGCTGTACAAATCAAAGTAGGGTTTGTATCCTTTACCTATCTTAAATCTCTTCTCCTTGTTAGATGCATTCAATTCTCTGAATGTTACTGTTTCAAGTTTAAATCCTGAGTTACCTAACTTAGTTATTTTAGACTGATTACTAATGACATCCGGATTATTTACTATTTCACTTAATTCAAACTTCACAGTACTGCTGAACGAGTCTTTAGTTTTAGGAGCTACACTATTTACAAATTCATCCTCTGGGTAGTCTGAAGTAGTTATTAATTGATATCCTGGACTATCTATGGTTCCTTTAGAAACACTTTGGACAAAAGAATTAAATGAAGGTACATTGTCAAAGAACTCATAGTCTTCATCAAATTTCTCAGAGAAAGCCACATCACCGTTAGTAGTTGTATATTGACCTATAGCCGAATACATTCTATATGTTTTATCTAATTCTAAATCAGCTGGCTGATTTAAAGTCTTATAAGAACTTATAGCTCTGGTGGGTTCAACGCTAACTGAAGTTTTTATAGATGTACCAACCTTCAGAGTTAATGTCGGTGACTGGTCCTTGAAATCTAATATGGTAGTATCCAAATATTCCTTATTAAATATTGATGCTGTATAAACTGCTCTATATGTAACCATATCGTTGGCTGGTATGGGAGTCCCATCTGCACCATATACGTAGGCCTTAATTTGAACTATATATAAAGTATTCTTCTTTAAAGTTTTGTTGTTAGCAATCTTGACGAACTCCTGGTCGAATGGTATAGCTTCTGTAAAATGACCGTTGTAACTATTTCTGGATGTACACGTATATTCTACTATATCATCAGAAGATATTATGTTATACGGCGCAAATTTAAAAGTAACTGCTTTAATAAGTTCTCCTTCTCTAGGATAAGCATCTAATCCCCATGAGATTAGCATGTCATTGTTGTTTATATAATACCTCCATTCTGATAACTGTATTTCACCAGTTCCTAACAGCTCTAGATTTATAACTCCACTCCTCTGTAAGTAATTTAACTCACCATAACTCATAAATGGAGTAATTTTATACCTTAAGTATTTATAGCGCCCACCCTCTGGATTGTACATATTTTGAAACTTGACTATGGCGAACTCCTTAGCCATTTTGCTCTGTATTTGAAACCATTTAGCAACTGTAGGCTCGGAGTCAACAGTAACCTCATATTTTATACCGTCTAAAGCAACTGTAGGCTCGGAAGTATCTTCATCCCAATTGCTGTGAATTAGCAGTTTATAAGCATCTTCGTCATCAGATGTTATTGGGCTAACAGATGTACTAAATGATTGAATAGCTTCAAGTTCAGCTACTAGTACTAGCTTTCCTGACGACTTCTCGGAGAATACATTGTAAATGTAATCGTCTACTAATTTCCTATATGCATCTATATCTACTTTACCTCCAGCTGATATAGTGTTATTGTCTTTTACCCAATATCCATCTTTCCAGCTATCTAAGTTTCTCTCTATGTATGTGAGTTTGCCATTGTCGGTCACAACTGCTAAATGTAATCTGACAATCTTACGGTCTTTCAAATAGTAACTGCTTTCCCCAGTGTAATCAGATAGTATGTCTCCATTAGCCTCTACGTTAGTTGCTGATATAATAAATTTATCTCCAGGACGTATTTTAACATCCTCTCCCATTAATTCTAATTTGACATACATAGATTTAAGCATGTCTCCTTGCACAAAGTCAGCTTTAGATAGAACTTTTTGAGTTGTACCTAATTCATCTGTACTTATGTTTCTTTCAGGAGACGGGAAGCATCCTATTTGACTCCTGTCTGTTATTGGATTATAAGACACTATATAAATTATCCCTCCAAATTCAGTTATACCTATAGGAACATAGCCTGAAGGTAAATAGGCAGTCTCAACTCTACCATTACCCATATCATTCTGAAGCACAAATTCATTACCATTATAAGTAATCATAGTAGCATTCAGAGCACTTGTAAGTACATTGTTAGGAGTGGTTAATGGATTTAGGTCCATTATTATTCCTTCTCCAAAGGTATTTGTTGCTTCTTGTTTCATTGTTATAAATATTCATAATTGTCATTACTTACTAAGATGTCTTCAAACTTAGCATTTCTATCTCTTGTGAACGCTATCTCTGGATATTCACACTTAAGTACTTCTTTCTTATAGGAGAATCCTAAATCTACAAGTCCTTTGAATTTTATAATACAAGGACTGCCAGAGAATGATAGTTTACACTCATCTAGAATCTTAAACACCTTCTTATTATTAAAGGTGTAATATTTCCTCTTCCTACCTTTCTTATTAAAAGATTCTAGTAGTTCTTCGTATTCTTCATTGGTTAAGGCTACATAGTAGTACCCGTCCCATTGAATCTTCTTTCTAGTATACATCACTCTCAACTTGTTCTGCATCTTTCTCCTGTAATATCTAAAATGCTTAATAGGATTCTTAGTCAACTCCCCTATATATAACCAATACTTATATTTATGGCTATTAAGGATTGTATCTCCTCCTCTTTGGTTTAAGAAGTATATTTGTCTCCAGCCATATCTAACAATAATTTCTATGTCATGCTTACTAAGATATGGAAATTCCTTCATTATTTCGTCTGTATAATCAGTAAACTTCTTAGTAGTATTGCATTCCATTGTTAGTATTCTCTGTGATTACGTTCTTATTAACAGGGTCTAGATAGGCCATCTTCTCCCTTTGTATCTCTTGATTCTTGTAAGTTAATACCATTCTATATCCGCAGAAATCAGAAGCTAGAAAGTCTACATCTTTCCACTTACCAAATCGTCTAGCTTCGGTAAACTCATTACCAGAAACTCTCTTCATGTATAACCAGGCATTTCTTCCTAAAGTTGGAAGCTCAAATCTATTGTTTCTATGTATAATATCATCAATTACTAGCTTAACTGCGTATTTAAACACTTGCTTAGCAATTACTTCTTTATGTCTATTACCTATTAATTCCTCACATGTCTTACTATCCAAGTCAAGTCTGCTGGTATCAAAACCAGCAAACATGTCATGGATGTTAAAGGCATATCCTAAAGCATAATTCATATTAACGTAAGGGTTTGTACGACTTATTAAATATCTTTCTATTCCAACTAGTTTTAGCATCTAAGATTTCATTCATGTCATTTTGACTTAAATGAATTGAAACTCTGGCTGCATCACATAGTTTCAGCCATCTTTGTTCTAGTAACTGTGCTTCTTGTAGCATATTCTGATTGTGATTCTTCCAGCCTTCTTTAAATCTCTTAGTGCAAGCACAGTAGCATGCAATGGCGTCTTTCTCTTTATAATTGATTTCAGGTAACCCGTCCTCATCTACTAGAATGCCCTTATAGAGAATGTTTACCTGTCCATAATTCTTTTCAAAATATAAAGTATCCCCCACTCTTTCAAATTTGGCATACTTGCCACTTATATAGAGAGGGTCACTATAAAGCTTTCTTGATTCTATATAGTTTTCAGTAAACTGTGAAGAGTAATCTCCGTTTACTGTGTCATTCGTAACATAATTCCACTCTTCAAAGCCATAAGTGACTGCTTCAATTATATCACAGTTGCAAGGTAAATCCACTGTGTTGTCAGGGCATTGAATATCAGTAACATACCTGTATAATCTAGTTCTCCTGTTACCTATCTTATGCCAGGCAATCAGTCCAATTTCTTCGAACTCTTCAGGAGACAATTCTGTTCCATAGAGCAGATTCATTTGATAATAAGCTGAATTAAAATTCTCCATTATTTAGGTACTTGGTCATTAGGTAAAACAGGAGCTGCGAGCTGCCTATAATAACGAATCTTCTTTTCAGTTAGTCTCTTCTTAATTTCAGCATCAATGAATGTCATATTATTAATATCAACAGGGGCACAGCATCCGAACCAATCTAATTGTCTAGGGTCTTTTAATATTGCCACTACTGTTACTTTCTTTAATAATGGAGCATTAAATACAAAGCAATCGTACATATTGTTCTCGTTAGGAGTTATATCAATCCACACGTATGGTTTATTCTTTCCTCTTACTCTATATTTATGATACTTCATTACGATAGGATTAGTATAATATATAAATGGATTACTCATATCAGTAGCTCCTATATATTCTATACCGTCTTCTCCGAACTCTGTAAGAAGCTGAGGAATTTCAAAATGAGCAGTTAATGTGTCACAGGGACTAGCATTACATCTACACCTTTCAATATTCTTGCAGTCAACTTCTATACAAGGTATAGTCATCAGTAAGTCCTTCTTAGGAACTAATCCTTTAATAAAATATTCCTTAATAATTTGAAGTCTTTCATCAACGCAATCATCCTCTAACTGTTCTAATGACATTGTTGGAGTGGAGCTATAACCTCTAAGACCACTCATTATGTCATTATATATGGCTGACGATAATTTCTCGTAATATCCCATATGATTATAATAAATAAAGGCGAAGGCGTATGACGCCCCCGCCTTCAATTACTGTTTTAAGTTGTTACGCTTTTGGCTCAAATTTAGCATCTGCTTCTGTTTTAGTATAAACATCAGCAACGTTAGCCTTGCCAGTCTTCAATTTAGCAATTTCAGCTGCATTAGCACTACTAGCTTCTAGAGCTTGTTGTGCAGTTTCACCTGGAGTAACTTCTTGACCGATAGTACCTATCTTAGCAAGAGCTGCTTCAAAATCAGCTGCCAAATCTTGTTTAACATAGAATACATGAGTCGTAAGTGACCTTGTAACTTCTCCTACAGCATCTCCGCCCATAATGCCTCTATTAACGCAATAGTTAATAATATACTCATTATACTTAGCTCCTGGAACAGGAAGCTCTTCTTCGTTAATACCAGCAAAGCGTCTAGCTTCCATAGTCGGAAGTCTTAGGTCTTTAAGAATCATCCAGTAAGTACCGAATCCTTCTTTAGATTTCACAATAGTGTTTTGTCCATCGTAGTCTGGGTCGTCAGCTGGAAGTGCTGTTGCAATCGTTTCAAACTCTCCACCAACTAAAGCAGTGTTCAAGTCTGGATTGAATTTCTGAATTTCAGCTTTAGTAAATAGTTGATATTCATCCATTCCTTCAATAACAAGGTTGTTACCATTTGCACTAGCTTTAATCCAGTGGTCTCCATAGATAGTCTGAATCTTCTCAATTACTCTAGCCGCTTCTTTAGCAACATCTGCTGCTGTAGCACTTGCATTCTTAATTGCAAATTCATACATCAAAGGTTTACCTTTGAATACGAAGTCATTTGAGTAATAAGAGTTCTGGCTTCCAGATAGTCTGATGTAAAGAGCAACTCTATAATTACCTACACCTTGATTGCTCATAGTGAAAGTAACTTTACCAAGTACTGGGTCTGATGCTTCTTTCTTATAGATTGCTACTACGTTTGGTTTGAGGAATTTGTTAACTCTTTTAAATTCGAAGCTACCTACAACTCCACTACCAGTGTTTTCAGCCTGTGCTGACCATTTTGGTTTGCCACTAGAATCTAAATTAGAATTTACGATTAATGTGTTTGTCCACTTAAACATAATTTAAATAATTATTTGGTTTGTGTCTGTTGCTGAGCTGGATTTGCAACTGACGTTGATATCGGAATATGTGTTTGTAATCTAGGATTACCTTCGTTCTCCAAGATTATATGTACCAGCTCATTAATAATCTCGTGACACACGTAATCAGGAAATTCCATAATTTGGGATGTGTCTTCTGTCATATCCATCTGTTCTTGTGTCAATCGTATAGTTTGTGGAGCTTTCAGGTAGTCCACATATACTTTCTTTAACTCAAATAGAGTATGGTCCTTCCCGTACCGTATCTCCATTCTAACAGTAGAAGGATTACCGAAACGAATCTGTCCTTCTCTTTCTACTGTGGTAACAGCATTACTACCAATAGAAATTGTTCTTGGCAATCCACCAGTTACTTCTGTAGCATTAGTATCAGCATCAGTCTTAGCAGAACTAATATCAGTACCATGTGGATTATTAACAGCATCATACGGGTTAGTAGGATTGCTAGTATTTATGTCAACATTGTGTATGTAGAAATAAGGACGTTTATAACTAGGTCTCATATAGATATTCTGAATGATTTGAGACCATGCATCAGATGTTAAACGGCTAGCTCCGACTTGAACTCTGGAGCCAGCGTTATAACATTTGAAAGTCTTCTTTAGTTCAAAATCACATACACAATTAAGTAAATGTAAGTAATCACTAGGTAATTCCACTTCATACGTCGCACCATATAGTGAATCAAGACCTTCTGTGTCTCCGTAAGCGGACGTAGCAAGTGTTACAGGAAGGGCTATTGTAGCTTTTAGAACCCTAATGTCGTCAGTAGTCTGTTGGTTAATATCATATATATTATATCTCTTATTAATATATTGATATATAGCCTTATTAAAGAAGTAGTTAAAATCCTCTAATAATAGAGTCATAGACTGTACTTTATTTACTTCAGTAGCGGTTCCTTCATAAACCTGTCTAGCAGTCATTATTTAATATATTTACCAGTTGAAGATGACTTATTGGTCTCTTCATCTTTTATTTTGTTAGTAAAATCAGGCTCTGGTTGTTCATACAGTTCCGGATATGTGTCCCTCTTAATTAGTTCAAGAGTTCTTCTATTCTGTGGACTCTTCATCCAAGTAATAACTGCATCATCACTTGCGCCCAATGGTATTTGATTCTCGCTATATAGATATACTTTATTCTTAACGTATATTACACGTTTGTCTTTAGCATCAATAAACAGAAGTCTAAGTGCAATGTCGTCACCAGTATATAGATTAATAATCTTCTCTGGGTCCTTAGACGCAATGTTCATCAAGAAGTCTTCTACATCGGCATCAGGAGCATTACGCATGTTACGTCCAAGCAATTTAGCCATTTTAAGTCTACCAGCAGCACCTTGTGGGTCTTTAATGATATACTCTTCAGCATCATGGATAAGACGTCTCTTATTAACACGCTTATTAGTTTCGTAACCAGGTCTCTCAACGTAAAGTTCAGCTCCTCCGTATCTCTTAGAGTCACCATCAATCACTAAATTGCCATTCTTGTCACGTTGGTCACGAGACATAGCAATCATAGGACAGTGTTGAATAGAATACCATTCAGCTGCTTGCCAAGGGTCAGTAAGGTCAAATGTTTTACCGTCTTCAATAATAAATACACGGTTCTCTGCAATCAAGCATTTACCTTTGTCTTCTTCTCCTCTTAATAGCATATCACCTTTACTATCTACTGGTCTTACACAGTCAGGATATCTACCTGTCTGTGGGTCTCTGACTGGATTAAGGAAGTACTTTTGTCCTACTTTACCGAATACACTTCTTAAGACAATTATGTTGTCTGTTTCATTAGCCATATTATTTCAATCATTTACTTAATATAAATTACTATCTTGTAAAATAATGTGAGGAAGGTCTATGCCTTCCCCACAATATCTACTTATTTAATTACACTTCTTTCATAATAAAGCTTCTGTTATTCTGTAGGTCTTCTTATAGATATATCCTTTGTCAGCAGCTTTCCTCATAGAATTAGGATTACATTCAGGATGTTCCTTACAAAAATCTGTAATGGACATTTCTACTGATTCTCCGGTTATTGTATTAGTAATTAGTCTAATTTTACTTTTAGATTTGGACATTTTAGCTTTAGTGTCATCACTAACTACTTTAGTTCTTTGATACGCTCCAATCTTTGCTTTAGTTTCCTCAGACAACTTCCTTCCTGTTAACTTACTTCGTATCTTAGCTTTGGACTCTTCAGTATGGTGTTTACCATACATTCCATTGTCCTCACCATATTTTATACGTTTCGCTATCCATTCTGGAGATTGCTTAGTCCCAGTCATGTCTGGAGTATAGTCAAAATATCTATTTATACATAACGGATTCTTGAATTCCTCTAATAGAAGCTCTACCTCTCCCGCATTAGCTTCTCTTCTAGAATTGTACACTTTAATAATAATCTTCTGTAAGTCAGAAGCATGCTCTTTTATATATAACTTAGTCCATATAGAACTAGAGCCCATATAGGGGTCATCCTCTATGTTACAAGAGCAACTTCTAACCCCAATGTAAAATTCCTTAGTTTTAATATTAACTATCCTATAATTGTAATGATTTTTAGCCATGAAGCAAATATAGTAAAAATTTTACATTGGGAGAAGTATTATTACCTCAAAATGAAATTTTAAGATTTAGAGTGTTTCTTTATACCTCTTTCATGATAAATGAACGGTAAGGTGAGAATACACCAACACCAGAATAACCCCAGTTGATTAGTTTAGAAGCTGCTACAGGGCTAGAAACTACACCTGAGCTTAGACCATCAAGTCCACCAACACCTGGATATTTATTAGAGATGAAGTCACCACCTTTAAGAGTGAACATTTGAATAGCTGGTTCTCCACTTACTTTGTCAGCAGTCAAGTCTAACATCAGCATGAAGCCCTTGTCGCTACCCCATTCACGAGAGAATGTACGGTCAACCTTGAATGAAATTGTGTTACCACCGATTTCATAAGATTGGAATGTAGCACCAACGTCAACATAGCCGTTAGCTTTCTTAGACCACAAATAAGTTCCGCAAGTTTTGAATCTTGCAAGCCATTCTGATAGACAAGTTTGTACGTCTTGCCATGCTTTCTCATTGCAAATAAGTACATATTTGTTACCAGTTGGATTCTCACTCTTCTCATTCATCATAGCGATAGCAGTAGTGAATGCTTCAACAGTAAGCTTATTATATGCATATTTAGATGCAAATCTTTCTACTTGTGGGATGATACCATCACCAATGTAGATAGGACGACCAGTGTCGGGGTCGAACAGTGTCGGTTTACCATTCTTGTCAACGTTAGTTTTGTTGAACAGCAAGCCATTGTTTCTTACATATAGGAAGTTCTTCAGCAAGTTAGATTGAGTCTTATCCATGCGGTACATAGTTTCAGACATCTGACCATTACCTTTACCTTCACCTATTTTAATAAGAACGTCTTCTTGTGCAGCATACAGAGCTGTATAACTGTCATCACATCTGTGAGTAGTAATATAACCTCTGTGTCTTTCAATGTTAGATTGATATTTAACATATCCCTCTTCGTGTGCTTCTGGCATAGCGTTAGATTGGAAACGAGTAGTGTCACCAATTTGGCATCCGCTAAGGTCAAGAACACTAGAGTAGTCGTTGTCAATAATTCTAACAGTTACTTCCCAGTAATTATCAGCTTTACGAACTGGTCTCTGGGTTACAAAGCATTGCTGCATTGTTTTGTCAATCTTGAAGATATCGTACTTCTGGTAATAGTTCTCTTTGAAAGCCATTACGATTTCAGTTCCGTTCTCTCCAGTTTCAGTTGGTACATCTGCAAACTCAACTCTCTTAATGTAGTTGGTTTCAACTTCCCATTCAAAGTACATTGAGTCAATGCTTCTGTACTTGTTATTTGATTTAGAATCCATGTAGAAGATGTTTCTCAAAGATTCTGTTAGGTAAGAAGCAGTCAATTCTGGGTAGAGTCTTGATACTACACCAAGTCTAGTTGGTTTAGTTCCTAGAAACTTATAGAAGTCTTCATAAGTTCTAGTGTCGCCCATAGTGGCGCGATTAGTTACGAAATTTGCTACTATCATAATAATTTATTTGGATTTTAATCTAAATCGTAAATAGATGTTGTTTTAGGTTTACGACCAGTTTGCTGCTCTGGTCTCTTAACTACAGTCTTGGCAGGGTTAGAGGCTTTGCCAGCCTTAGCGTCTTCATAGCCTTTCTTATAATTGGCTTTGGATTGCTCTGTAATCTGGTGTTTATAATATTCGGAGATTTGACGTATAGCTTCTTGTCCTTTAAGAGCAAACCACGACATCTGCACTAGCATTTGTGGGTCATTAATGGCTTTGGCTAAGTATCTTACTCCAGCAGCATCTGAATCTAAGATAAAGGAAGCAATTTCATTCATATCGTCCTCTGATAGCGTTAATGATGACTCTCCCAAATCTATAGTTTCGTTATCTTGAATAGCTTGTAAAATTTCGTCTTCGTAAGCTTCATACATTTCTTTCTGTTGAGCTTCTGCTTCTGCTTGAGCTTGCTGCATAGCTGCTTCTTCGCGTTGCTGATAGCTAGCTCTCATTCCGCTCATCTTCTTATTAAAGAGAGCTTCGTTTTGCTTCTCAAGATTTAACTGTTCTAAAGCTTCATCATCAGTAAGTTCTGGGACATTTGCCTTTAAATCTGCAATAAATAGTTCATCATCTGTCATGCCATCTACTTGATATTCTGGTTCATCTTCTAGGTGGTCTAGGTAATCCTGAATAGCTTGACGTCTATGAGATTCCAAATAGTCATCTACACTTAAATTATTTCTTCTAAGCTCGTTAATAAGGTCAATCTCTTCTGGCTCTAAACCATAATTATAATCTGTATCATCATAGTTTAAAAGCTCTAATTGCTCTTCCCTAGATAGTTCAGAGAATGGAATTTCTTCTACTTCTCCGTTGTCATTTTGGAACTTAATAGCCTCTGGATTGATTCCTTTAGCTTTGAGCATAGTTGTGATTAAATCATCCTCTGTAGGTTCTGTATCTCCGTCACCTTCTTTAGGTGGTTCTTGATTGTCCAATGGTTCATCCAAATCTACTGGAGTATCATTGTCAATCCAACGTTTAATGTCATCATCAGGGTCTCCTGTTTGCACTACACCGTTTTCACCTAGCAGGTCTTCATCGTCAAAACCTAATTCTTCTAATTTCATGTCCATATTATTCCCTTTTAAAGTTATTTGCAAATTTAGTGATAAATTTCCATACCTTAAAATTAAAGACTAATTATTCTTAATTTAACGTAAATTAGTAATCTATCACTAAATATTGCTATCTCCATTAAGCCAATTTCATAATAAACACTAATGAGTAATATGTAATAGGAGTTTCAGTTGAACTACCAGAGCTCGCAGGTATAAATTCCCCTGTTTCACCAGCAGTTTCGCTGGCTTTAATGAAGTTGCCAGTCAAGTTAGGAGTACCTTCAGTACCATCGCATATAGCCCAGCCCGCAGGTATTCCAGATGTTCCGTTATACATTACTATTGTGCCCGCAGGTATTCCAGATGTTGCAACTGCTATATCAGGAATACAAATGACAGAGACTGTGTTATTGTTGTAATATACATCTTTTACCTTTTCATTATCATAAAGTAGAGCGTATACAGTAGTATCAAAGTCAACATCGTTTATATCTGAATGGAATGTAGTCCTTGAGAACGACTCATTAAATGTTACATTAGTAAGACTTCTGATAGTTACTTCGTCTATAGTGGAATCTTCTTTAAATGTTACATTCTCTAATGTTCCGGACACATTCAACTTATTAGCAGTCCCGGAGAAGTTAAAGTTGCTATTAATAGTTCCAAAGTTATTATCAGAAAGAGTTCCTTGTAATGTAACAATAGTACCATTGTCACGTACAGTTACAGTTTCAGATTTAATCTCGTAATTATTAACAGTTAATACATTATTTCTACATGTATCAGTTAAACTTAAATCCTCTTCTCCGTTTCTAAATGTATAAATCCACTTATCTACACCGTCTTCGGTGATTTTAAATCTTAGATGTTTAAAGTCATAGTTACAGGAATTACCCTTCTCATCTGTCAATCTAGTGATTCTTCCTTTGGCTTGAACCTCACTAATGCCTCCGTTGGAAGTAATTACTTGAAAAGTGTTGGTATAATATGGGTCATAGGATAGTTTCCATAAAGGATTGTCTTGGTACATAACTTCTCCCGATATTTCAGAGGAACTGATAGCTGTTACTATCAATGGCCTAACATTCTTATACGTTTCTATAACTGGTATGGTCTCATCTTCATCAGACGCTTGTACATCTTCGGTTATAGTATCTTCCTCTATGGTAAGTTCCCATTCGTTTTGGAAGTCGTTAATAATATAAGTACTAAATGGGGTTAAACTCTTATCATTTAACATCTCAACAAATTCTGAATAGGATATTGAAATACTATTAATTCCATTTCTAACTAATAGGTTATCAGTTTCTATAAAAGACTCCCCCGCCTCGGTGTAAATCCTATAACCACTAGATGGAGAAGCTCCTATCGATTGGAGCTTGTTAGAACTTAAAACTCCGTCAAATGAGGTATCTGATGTAATAGTATTATTATACTCACCAATCCTTAGTTTGTTCTCTCCATTAACCCTAAATTCTATAGCATCAGAATTATCAATCACAAAAGTATTAGAATCTTTATAAAGTACTCCTTCATTCTGTGTTGTGCCAATTACCATAGAATTACTTATTCCTATTCCTTCTATATACAAAGCTCCTGTAGAAGAGTCAGATTTGGATATTCTAAACTGCTCAGTATATGGATTTGGTATTTCCTGAGCGTAGACTGAGTAGGTGCCATTATTTACTATATACCACTTTTGAGTATCCTCCAGAAACACTATGCCATTTAAGATTCCGGCTTTTGTGGCATCAGACATGGACTTATATCTAAGTCCTATATTAGACTGCGCAGTCAATCTCTGCTTTTCAGTAGTATTTTGGTCTATTATAAACGACACATATGAACTCTCAGTATCCGAAGACAAATTTATTAATGTATTACCAACCTTAAGTATAACACTACTAGTATCCTCTATGAAATAGATTCCGTCTTGTACAATACTGGAAATGGTTTTGACTTTCTTAATAACCTCTGCATCAACATTAAGTTTACCGTCCTTTATAATATCAATGAACTTCTTGCCCCATTGTACCTTAACCTGTCCTCTAGTTTTAATAATAAAGTCAGAATCAGAGTTGCCTACTGTACTATAAGTTCTTCCAAATAATTTATCAAAGTTGCTCATTACTCAATAGTTATTTCTATATTCTTGTCCTTATTAAGTTCAGTCATAAGTCTATTAAATGCAGCAGTACTATTAATAACTTGCCCTTTAACCTTATTCTCTCCAACTAAAAGACATCCCAATGTATCTTCAGGTTTATTGCCAACGTGAATAAGAACTCCACTGTAACCTTTAACATCTAATAATCTAGGTAATTTACCACTATATGGCTTAGCCCAAGTCCTATCCTTAAACTTAGGACTGACTGTATTCATATCAACCTTATATGTGCCGGTAGGTATAGCGGTTTTACCATACACCTTAATCTTCTCAATTTCCTCTGTAGGCATAGTATCTTTCAGCCCTCTGTCTGTATCCTCAAGAGTGTCACAGAAATACTTACCGTTTAGGTACAGCTTCCCTATAGTATAAGACACACCTTTATAAGTTCTCTCTAATCGTAAATTAATCATGGCTCGAATTTGGATTAATTGTTCTGTTTAAATGTCTTAAATATTTCTACTAATTGATTAACGTCGTCCTCTCCAAACCTTACTGGCTTGTTAAGAATGTTAACTACAAACCCATCAGCAGACTTCTCTTTCATCTCTGCTTTAACTGCATTGGCAAGCAATTCCAGATTAATATTGCCGTGCACGTCTGTGAATATGTCTAAATACTTACCATATTTATCTTCCATATTCTTAACTACGTATGTGATAACAGCTTGACTTGCCACGCTATTAAAATGAAATAGGTTACTCGCCAAGTCTTTAGCATACTTATTAATAGCTTGAAATACAATTTCTTTATCGCTCATTACTTACTTTTACTTAACATAACTTCGTCTAATCTCTTCTTAATCTCTGGGTCCTGTTCCACAAGTTCTAATAATGTGTTAACCTTATCTTCTTTAGCTTTTAATTGAGCATGAATGTGCTCTTTACTCTTTCTAATAGTAGCTAATAGATTATCAGCTGCTACTTTACCATCTGCTGATGACACGAACTCTTGACTAAACTTAGTGCCTAAGAATGACATAAAGCCAGCTTCATAGGTTTGCTTAGCCATTTGATATTCTGGCATCTGTGCTAGAACCTTCTGCTCATCTAAAGACAGAGACCCAACCTCTCTGTTTATTTCATCTAGAATAGGTTGGGTCTTCTGCTGTGCTTGTTGAGCTTGTTGCATCGCTTGTAATTGTTGCATGTAATGGTTCTGTAAATCCGTGTAGTTACTACCGAATGGTTGTCCAAACATGTTATTTAGATTTAGCTACTGACGCAATTGCGGCTGTTGGTGCAGGAGCAGGTGTTACTCTAACATCAAATACTGAATATGCACAATGTCCCTTAACAGGAAGAGAAGTAGGCAATTCATCAAGTACTTGTTGACTAACAATACTAACTCCGTTAGGTATAATCACATCTATAACTTTAGTTACTGTTGGTGTCAAAGTGGTAATAGTTTCACTAGTTGCAGCAGTCTCCATAATCGTAGATGTAGACTCTGTAGACACTCTTACATTTCCTTTACAATCAGTGTATTGGATATTGTGAATAACATCAAATTTAGTAACTTGTACGTACTCCGTTCCTGTAGTTGAAACGTTAACGACTTTTGCCCATCTCTGTGTAACTGTTAATGTAGACACAGGAGCAATTGATGCATTTGCCCCACACGGTAACGATACATTAAACTCCATTACTTGAGCACTTTCTCCAGTTGGTGTAATTTTAACTTTCATACGATAATTAAATTTGAATTAAATAATAAAAGGGAGACCACTTAGATTGTAGCCTCCCTTTTATGGGTTATCTTAAGTTATTGGGCTGTACAAGAAGGACATCCGCCTGTAACTGTGTTAATAGCTGTATTTACAGCGTTGAAGTTACTAGCAGCAGTTCCAGCATACATGCCAGTTCCGTAACTTGTGAATGGGCTACAGTATAGTGGAGCTATACTTGGAACAGGTGCACACAGGTCACTGTAAGCATATTTCAACTGTCCATCAATCTTGTGGTCAAGTTGACGCTGTAATCCATTAGCAGTCATTAACAGATTAGTTTCAGACTTGCAGCAGCAAGCATCAGTGTATCTTTCAGCATTAACTTTGTTAAGCTCGAACATTAGAGGTAGAGCAGCAGCTGTAGCAGCTTCTTTCTTCTCTAAATCAGAGATTCTAGTACTTAGT